TCATCATAGAAGTTTTCTACACTCCATGTACATTTTAAATCATACGCCTGCACAGTTTGTTTGTCGTGATCAACAACAAGCTTGTCAAACATACTCTTGAATACGTGACCATCTACTGTATACGAATCCACTTGATACTGATTCAGAACAGTATATCTAACGTCACTGGTTAGATTGATGACATCTTTTGTGACAATGTTGTTTCTCAATTCTGTCACAATTCTTTCAGCATTTGTGACATCGTTACTGTTAATCACTGTCAAGTTTTGTGATCTCACCTTTCTGATCTCATTGTAATACACCTCAGCGTCAGTACCTACAAACTTACTAATCACCTGCTCAATCTTAATCTTGAATCCTGATTCTAGATAAGCATCTTTTGTTAGTTCATCAAATGTTCTTGTAACAACACCAAAATCATCTGTTGCTTCTTTAGTGAACTTGTACAAAGCTTCTACAAAGTCTAGCATTAGTCCTGTTGGTGTGCTTGTACAAGAAGACATGTAGAATCTTTGGTCGAACAATTCAGGCTCTAGAAGAAGCGTTTCAACAAGTCTGCCAATTGTTGCAGCCTGGTTGTCCTTTTCTTCCACACGTTCTCCAAGAACATACTTCTTGTGATATTTCTTTCTGTCAATTGAAAACTCTTTCAATGAACTAGAGCTATCAGTCTGAATAGCTCTGTAGTTAGATTCTGTTTTACTTTGTCCCTGTATCATGTAGTTTTTGTTTAAATGCATTAATAATTAGTGGATACATTGCCCTCACTTCTCTGGGCACTCTCTGGAAAAACCACCTCACCTCCATCTCATACTCGTGTCCATTCAGATCAACTCCCTGTGGATATATAAGCCAGAATCTATGTATTTCTCCATCATGTTCCACATGTCCTTCATGCCACACTTCTGTGAATGATGGCTGCTTGTTAATTGATATCATAAAATAATCATTTTAGTTAGAAATTACAAATAAAAAAACCTTCCCCCAATGAGGGAAGGCTTTTGTTAGAAATCAACCAATCTATGTACTATTTACTTAATCCTTTTATGTCATCAACTGTCTTGATATCGTGACAATCCTTGCAAAGAACTTGCAAATTGTCCACTTCACAAAACAATTTTTCAACAAATTCTGGAAGATCTTTAGCTCTCTGAAGACTTCCAGCTGGAACAATGTGATCAACATTTATAGATGTTGCAGGAAACCATCCTTTACAGCAGTTACATTGATATTCATACTTCTGTCTTTTGTTTGGTCCATGATAGCTACGCTTAGCATTCTCTTTGCAGAGCGTGATAGGCTTCCACCATCTAGACTTTTGTCTCAAAGCACTTCGTATGAATGACCAGAATGCACTCTCTGTCATTGTTCCAGCATTTCTTGGTTTAATCTTTAAACTAGTTTTTCTTTTTACTACTTTCTTTTTCATCTTTTTAATCCTTTTCCAACAAACCCACATGAGTTTGTTGGCTAATATAATAGTATTTTTCAACTATTACATTAAGATGAAATTATACAACTTCTTTAACTCTACCACCAAGCTCGTCTTTCATCTTCTTTAGAGAGTTGACAATCTTGCCTATTTCAGAAGAAGAAATAGAAGGCAAATTGAATTCATACTTCTTAGCCTCTTCAGCAAATGCTGCTTGTGCTTTTTCAGATAGAAAATCAAGTTCGCTTTCTACATAATACTCATCTAAATCAATTGTATTAAAGTCTAAGTCATGAAGAATTTGTGTTGCTTCTTCTCTAGATACAGTGGAGATTGGAAGATACTCATAGCATCTACCCTTTGCTGTACCAATACCAACAACCTTCATAGGGTTAATGAGCATCAATACAGATTGATCACCACATCCTACATAGTGAATTTGATCAGCAGTGAAGTGAAGACCAGCAGCAGCACAATCCTGTGTAGACCAGTTACAGTCTTCCATAGGCATCTTCACAATTTGACCAATGCGAATGTCAAATGTTTTTGTCCAGTCATCTGTAAATCTATTCTCTGCTCTGTTTGGAAGATCTAAATACAAATCTGTAAGAACTCCTAGGTCTGTACCCTCATAGTTTCTATCAGTGTAAGTAACTTCTCCTTCTCCATCACACTCATAACATGTTACATATTCTTCCTCCTCATCATCATACCAGTCTCCTGTACCACCACAAGTGTCACAGGTATCAGTGTATTCCTTTGTCATTTCAGTGTAATGCATGAACTTGTACTCTCCATCAGGAGAAAGAATAACATGATAGTGATTAGGACTTTTCTTCCATACAGCTTTAATCTTTGTGTACACCTCACTAACAAACTTAACAAGTTCGTTTGAGCCATGTAGTGTAACAACGTTTCTTAGAGCTACAAAGAAGCCTTGTTTAGTTATCCTGAAGCTGTTTTCTACAAGGAATCTGTACAACTCATCAGCTACCTCAGCACGAGGATTCAAGCAGCACCACATGAAGAATCTCTTCAATGAAAGATATTCTTCGTCTTTGTAAACATCTTCATGTGGATCACCACCTTCAGTTTGATAAAGAGAAATCACCTCAATAAACTTCTCTACAAGAAGCTGTGGCATTGTTCTGTTAATACCCTTCAGTTTTACAGATCCATCTACAACATCAAAGTCTTGCATTCTGGATAGCATTTCTAGTTTTGAAGAAATGTCTGCAAGAACCTTTTGCTGCTTCACTTCTTTAACCATCTCATCAGTGGAAAGCTTCTTGTTAAACAATGCAATGATTTCAATTTCATTGTTAGCATTCTTTACATCGTTAAAGTCATCAACTGTACATGATGGCTTAGATAACACTTCCCCATCTTTCAAAACAACTGTGAGTACATCGTTAACGAGTTTAAGTTTCTCGTATGGCTTGAAAGAAGTTTCTAGTTCTCTTCTTAGTAAACTATTCTTCAATGCTTGTTCTTCTATCTTTAGATTATCAAGCATTCTTTTTGCGTTGGATTTGAACCAATCTAGTGTGAAAATTGACATAGTTTTGTTTTGGTTTTAAATGAAAAAGGGAGGACTAAGCCTCCCTTAAGTTATTGATTTTTAATTAATTAACAAAATTGTTCTTCTAATTTATCCTCTTCAAGACGAGTGTAATGATCAAGATTCACTTTGAATTTGTGATACTTCATCAAGTCCACCATAGCTCTCTCAACACCTGGAGACATACTAGTATTATAAGTGTAGAAATTAAGTGATCCTAGAAGAGCATTTAGAAAATACAACCTCTCGAGAGTTTCTTTCATACGTATATACTCATGGTATATACTGTAATCGAAAAGGTTCTTCTCTTGTGCTAATTCAAGCATAGCTGTATAAATCTCAATGGACCCATCTCTATAGTTCTTGTTTCTGTAGTCTTCAAGCAATGATAGCTTATTCATTAGCTCACTTGATATATTTTTCAGATAATTAGATTTTCTGAAAACATACGCTTGATCGGCCATTAGCTTATTAATCACATAAGCAGTGACAAGCTTCTTGAATGGTTTGTTTGTACCTTCCATAAATTTTGAATAAGACATTACATTGTTCAACTCTAGTTCTTCAAGCACCTTCATCTCTTTGGTTGACAGAGAGATTATAGTGATGTTCATTTTACCATAAGTGATACCATATAGCTTATCAAGCTTCAGGCTATCATCATGATGACTGTACACTATTAGAGTTTTCTTCTTTGCTATCTCTTTCAAAGACCACGTGTCAGCAACAAACTTACAATGCTTACCATCAACATATCTTTCTAGTGGAGCTGCCTTCTTGACAATGATATCACCAGCCAACTTCTCACGTCTAGTACCACCATTCTTTTTTAAGTTAACCTGTTTTCTAGACTGAATGAAGCTATCTGGAATAACAACATCATCAAGATTCTTAAATCCAGAAATCATAGATTTCACAATACCCTGAAACTCTATGATTGCTTCTCTCCAGTGTTCTCTGTTAATCTTAGAAAGATCTAGCAGTTGATAGTAGTTATCATTACGTTTCAAACTTTTGATATAACTAGAACCATCGCTTTTATTAAACAAAGAGAACGTTCCTGTTCTCTTCACAAAGTAATAATTGCTATATGTACCATTCTGCAAATAAGTTCTTAGATACGACTTCTTCAGCTCTGAGATCCTAGAAGAATACATGTATGTGTTATTACCCATGACATTGTTTCTAATAATGTTTGATTCATAGCTTCCACTTTTTACTTCTTTGAACTTTCCTCTGTTGAGAGTGTATGTTACAGCATACTCATTTAGAATGTAATCGCTCTTATCAACAAGCTTTCTTAGATCAAGATGTTTTACACCTTCCATCTTAGGCTCGTTAATTACAACATTGCTGAATACAGATAGGTAACCAACGTTCAAAGACTTACCAGGAATAATCTCTACACTTCTCTTCTTGCTGGTGTAATACTCTATCACCTGATTGAATGTAGTGCAGTTTCCCATCTCACGATTGTATTTCTCTACGAAGAAGTCAGACATTTGTCCTAGTCTTTCTAGAATAATGTCCTTAGCTTCTTGTGTATATCTGATAGCTTCTCTGTTTGGTGTAGGAAATATCCCATCAGTCAAACTAAATCTCAATGCTACAGGAAACTCTAAATTAGAAATACCAAGCTTGTTAAAGTCTAGTGGATAATATACGTTGTCCAAACAAATGTGGAGGTAATCATCCTTTGACATTTCAGAATACTGAAAGTGCTCACTACGATAGATGGTGAATTTGTTATTCAAACTATGTCCAGCTGCTGTAACATCAAGATACACGCTATCAAAATAAGCTAGCTGCTCTTGAATCTTACTATAGAAGCTGTTTCTATCACTCCATTTAACTGGAATAATCACCTTAACACCATTTCCTTCAGCTGTAGGTCTTTCATACAGACGATCGATAGTGTTTGTGTCCTCACCTTCGTACATCATATACTTACGTTCTATGTTGTCTTTACGACAGATGAAATAGAAACTAGATGAATAAGCAAGAGGCGCTTTAAAGCCAAGCCCCATCATGCCCAATTCTGTATTAGAGTTACGTTTGGTAGACTTACCATACTTACTAATGATGTTCCTCACATCATCATCATTTAGACCAACACCAAAATCTTCTACAGAGAAGTAGTAGTTGTTATTGTCATCTAGTTTAAAACTTACAACAATTGGATCTTCCACACCAGCTCTTCTGTGACTATCTAGTGCATTACTTGCACACTCTCTGATAGTTGAGCCTATTGAATCTGAATAGAGATTCTTACTTAACATCTGCATCAAAATCTGAGCAGAATCTAAGTCTAGGGACATTCCAATTGATTCGTTTATTTCGCCATCAGCGAAAACCATTGCTTCTTTTTGTTTTTCTAGTATCATTTGCTTTTATATTTATTTATCAATCACTTTAAGTACAGGATTAGAAAATCTTATATACTTGGTTACATTAAACTCGTCAATACTGAACTGTTGCTCTGTATAAGAACGATTATTTGGATTGTATCCAGTAACAGGTTTATACTTTACATTCACCAGACATCTAGTTGTTTTGTAATAGTGATATTGTCCACCACTACTTATAACCTTAGTAGGCTTTTTTACAATCTTCGCTGTTCTAACTTCACTTAGACAAGGATAGATGATTACATCTCCTGGTTCTAAGTCTTCTGGATTAATTAGTTCTGTTATCATAATGTGTTTTGTTTAAAATGGAAGGTCATCTAACCAATGAATTTGTGTTTTCTTTTCATCTAATAGCACTCTATTCACTTTTGTGAATACACCTTCTGAATCCCAATCAGTGTTCTTATAAGAAGCACTAGCTGGGTGACTCAATTCAAAGGACCATGTTAATGGAGGCATGTAACGCTTAAACTTGCTAGCTTCTTTACCTAGAAATACAACAGGCACTCTGCTTGAAGCAATAGCATTCTCAAATACATACTTGATAAACGGTTCCCATATTTTCAAATGAGAACCAGCTTTATTGATTTCTGTAGTGAGAGCTGCGTTAAGCATTAATACGCCTTGCTCAGCTAGATATTCTACATTAGTGTTTTTCTTGTATTTCAGATTTAATCCTTTGTAACAATCTCTCTCTACAGCATTGTAAAACTGCTCTAGAGAGGGTTGAAGCTTATCTGTAACAGAACATCCCATTAATAAGCCATCTGCTACTGGCAGGCCATTTAACTGCGTGTGATAAGGACACATACCTAAGAGCACCACCTTCATTTCATTCAAAGGTGTTACTTTAAAACATCGATAGGTAACAGAAGAAAGAGGGGCAATTTTCTTACCCCTCCTAGATTCTGTTTTCAAATGTTCATAGATAACATCACAATCCTCGCTTTCAATAAATGGACGCATTACATCATGCCAACTTTCATGAAAGTGGTCTTTGAATTTATCCCACAACATATGCTTCTTCTAATTGATCAAAGATTGTCAACTGTCTCCTAACTGTCGACTCTTCAAATGATATGTTAACTGATTTACCCTTTATCTCACCAGATGCATTCACAAAGAACTCGTGAGCATCAACGTGATTACCCATCCATAATGTAGGATGCACATCTTTCATAGCATACGTAGTGTATTGATACAACTCCCATAAGCTTTCTGGAGCACCATAGTCAAACGTTGGTTTCTTCAATTCACGCTTGATGATGTTCACTTGTGTAGACTCAATAAATTCTTTCTCAAGAATCATTCTTCCTACAAGTTCAGCTGTTACACGAGCATCAATCTGAACATGTTTCATAAGCTCACGCTCATTCTGCATCTTTCTAAATCCATCACCAGCAGCTTTAATGTATTCTATAATAGCACTTGGTGTAAACTCTTGCACATCTCCCTGATGCTTTCTTTTGAATGCACCATAATCACCACTAACCATTCCGTTTTCACAAACGATGATTTGTGTACCAATAGCAAACTTTAAGCTAAGACTCTTGTCATAGCTGTTCTGCCAGCCAATCTGTAGCTGCATCTCTTTATCAGCTACGTTGCTGATTGTAAATCTACCATTAGCGACATTACCATCTCTTGCAGCAGAATACTTTTCTGATTCAAGCTTAAATCCTGCTTGATGAATGCTCTCCAGGGTGAGGTCAATTAGTTGACCATGTGAAACAGGCTTATATGTTCTTGTTTCTTTAGGAAGTTCCGTACCTGTGAGAAAATATTTAGTTGTTGAATAAGTTGACATAATTAATTACAGTTTTCTTTGATTAGTTGTTCTACATCTGCCATACATAGGCTTATTTCATGATACATTGATCCTCCTTCTTCAATCTCATTGATTGCTAGGTCTAGCAGATCTTGTATCTCTTCTTTTAATGACGGGCAATTTTTAGCACGCTCTGCGCACCATGCCACTAACTCTTTTACTTCTCCGCTCATGGTATTATAAATTTTTGTTTTAAATAGTGTTCAATAATTTGCATTCCATACTTCTTTGCCAGATCTGCCCAGTCTTTGATTCCTTCTTGTAGATAGTATTTTGGTACATTACAATAGTCAAAGTTGAACATCTCTGTTACCATTTTAGAATTCTTTACACCAGGAACATCACTGTCAAAAGAAAGGATTTGACTGCTTGAGTTGTGTTTCAAGAAATCAACGTTCTCTTCAGAGAAGCAAGCCACTCCTTCATTTTGGACAGCGCATGAATGAGGATAAATCTTCTTCATCACCATATAGTCTTTCTTACTCTTGTTTATGAAAGCCATCTTGGTTTTGTCAAGATTATCCTTACCATCCATAGTAGTGATTGGTGTATTGTTGGGAAACCATTTAGAATCTTTACTGAAAGGTCTATAGATCTTCCAATGTCCATCATAGAAATAGCCAAACCTAAGTTCAGTTTCCTTGAGATGGACGATGCTTCTATTCAAATAAAGTTTCTTAATAGAATACACATTATTCTCTTTTAGATCTTCTATGTCTTGATGATATTGATTCCAGTATTCTAGCTCTTCGTTAGTGAATTTTCTAGTGATCACTTGAATGTGTGAATACTTCTTTTCCAACTTCTCAGGCTGTTCATACTTAGAAACAATCTCTGTATGACTTGGAAGATCGTCTCTCTTCTTTATTCTAATTCCAAGATTGAAATCTCTATCAATCATTTCCAAACATTCATTATGTCCTACATTAAATAGCTGCTTTACAAAATTAAAGCATCCTCCTCTGTAGTGGGGGTCTGAAAAGTCAAGATAGAATAATCTACCATCTTTAGAATAGATTGTAAAAGAGGGCCTAGATTCATTTCTGAATGGAGAATAAGTAACTCTATTAACTTCCCATTTCTTATTAGGCATATACCATCTGAATATATCATACTCAGATATTTTAGAAAGTATGGTTTCAAAATTTAGTTGTTCGAATACTTTTTTCTCCCCAGTAATCATTGATAATTCACATATTGTTTCACCTCGTTTATTCTAGATCCCATTGCAGCATTGATTTTACTTTTCAGTTCAAATCGTCTGTCATTAAGGAAATAGACACTTCTGGCTTTCGCAATAAATTCTTCATCAAATTGTTTGTTAGCTTCCATTTTTCTAAGGACATCTTCTACGTCCCAGAGATTCTTGTTCACCATCAGGAGAAGATCGTACAGCTCTTCCACTTCTTTGTTTTCTAAAAAGGGTGTAGCTACATCCATTAACTCTTGTAGCTCATCCTTTACCATTGCTAGCTTCTCTGTGTCAGTGATCATGACACGTTTAATATTGAGGATGCTCACTTTATCAAGTAGCTCCCCAATGCTTCCAGGTATCCAAATTACTTTTGCCATAGTGTGTAAATAAAAAAGGCTCCCATTGCTGAGAGCCTTGAATTTAAAAGATTATTTATCAATAATCAGCATCATCGTCAGCAATTACTTTATCAGATGCTGCGATATTCATCTCTGGATCATAATCATGCAAGTCCTTGAACGTATAGTAGTCTTTGCATCCATACTCACCAGCAATCTTAACAACAAATCTTTCGTGTGGACGAAGATCTTTTGACTTCTTAGTAAGTAGTGCACTAACACGAGATGAATCATTATAATCATTCTCTTTTAGTCTGAACTGCTTCAAAGAATATGCTGGAAGAAATGCTTTGTTATACACACTCTGATACTCCTTCAACTCACCATCTTTCTCTCTGGTGGTGATTGTAGCCATTGCTACAAAGTTTCCACAATACTCACCATTGATTTGAGAAGTGATTTCTTTCACATTGCCTCTGATTAGTTTCTTCCAATCTAGAGAAAGTGTAGTATCATTTCTGCTATAGTCTAGTTCACACAACCAGTTACGCAAGAACTCATAGAATTCCTCTTCACCAACATAAGCCACTCTGAAATCTTTTGGATTGTCAGTAGTTCCTTTGAACCACTGTGCAAGACCATCTTCATCAGCTGCCCAAGCGCAAAGTCCTAGTTGGTTAATATATTGCTTTTTGGTTCCATCTTTGTTCTCACGCTCTTTATCTTCTAGAAAGTAGTTGATGTTGAAATTCTGACCAGACTTAACATCTTTCAACCAGACGCTAATTCTAATGTTAGTATTACCATCTCTACTCTCACCAAGATATTCAGTTGCTTTGCTATCTTCTTTTAGTTCGATTCCAAGAATGTCTTTGTACTGCTCAATCGTTGGATTGACTGCAATTACACTAGCTTCAAATAAGCCAACTTTTTTTGGAAACTCGCTTCCACCTTCTTTTCTTTCTCTTTTTGATCCGCCAATTCCTGACATAGCTTTAATTGTTTAATTGTTTTTTATTTATAATACTCATTTACATTATCCACAACAATTTGAAGATTGTTTGGAATTTTCAATTCAGAAAACATACCATCTGGTGATTTAGCTGGCATTTTTCTAAACCTGTTAGTTATGAAGCTGTATGTAGCTGTACCATCTTTCTGCTCTTCTACAAGAGTGTAAAGACATACAGTCATCAAGCCTTCTAACAACACTTGGTTGTCAATCAATTTACCTGCTGTTTTAATCTTGTAACCAATGATTTCACCAGAATCTTCAATCACTTCTGGGTGAGTGAAATAGAACACAACAATGTCATCTCTGAGCATTCTTGCTGTTCTAAACAAATCCACCATGTCCTTAGCCATAATAGAAAACTTTTGATAGCCTGTTTCTGTAGCTTTAGAAACCATAGTGAAACCCATGATGTAATTCGAGTCCTCGATCACGATGTTCTTGATGTGTGGTGCTTTCTCAGAAATAGTTTTCAGAAGCCTTGAAATTTCATTAGCATCATCTACCTCCTTGTAATTCTTTTTTTCTGCGCTGTACATCTTCTCAGAGCCTTTGAAGGGAAGCTCCTTCTTAGCTACATTGATGATGTAAGTCTCATCTGGATTTAGGTGTTTGATTGATGTTGATTTTCCTGTGGATGTTTCTCCAACAATCCCAATCAGTTTACTTGCCATTTGCTTTGATTTTTAGGTTTTAACTTTTTTGATTATAAATATACACTTTTTTGATTATAAATTCCTACTTTCAACAAACTTAATTTTACTCCTGTCAAAGAACTCTAAAGACTTTTGCAACCACTTCAACTCCACCTGTTCATTGCTTGATATAATGTATATCTGAGCTTTTTTATCAGGGTTGTTGTACTCCATAGCTGTGCATCTCTGAATCTTCTGAGCAAGGTTTTCACTATTGCTGTCAAAGTAATTAATCACTACACGATTCAAGGGTTTGTATGTCACACCTGTGTTGCCAATCTTCACAACAGCCATGTGATTACCTTTTCCTTCAGCGAAATCATTGAACATTTTCTTTTCGCTGGACTTGCTGTGATAGGAAGGAATTCCTAAATCATCAGCCACCTTTGTTACACCACAGAATATGAGCATTCTCTCATCCTGGTGCTTGCTAATCAACTTTTTTGTAAGATTTTTCTTTGCTAAAGAAGATTGTATGAGTCTCATCCTTGCTAGTCTAAGAAACATAGTATCTCTACGTTCTGATTGCATCTTGTTAATCACCCAACTATAGCTATCAAACTGTTGCTTTTCTGTCTTTTCTTTACCACCATAATTTTGTTTAGTGATAATGTCTAAAGGTGTTGTCACAACAGTTATTTCATAGTCTACAATGATTCCCTCCTCTATTGCTCTCTCAAGAGGATATTCAGCAACGATGTTCAGTGCTAAATATTCCGCCAATACATTCTTTGTTTCTTTAGCAAGAGTTCCTGTTAGCCCTAACACTTTCTGATTAATGTCAAAGAAGTCTTGACACACCTCAATCTGTGCTTCACTAAGAAGATGTATTTCATCTACAATCACTAAGTCAAACTTCTCTCCTGCATATTTCTTCAATGAAAGATGTGTTGTGAACGTGATGTTCTCATTATCATATCCAAGAGCTTCGAAATCATCTAACCAGGATTGCTTTATCTTATTGTCTGGATAGGCAATAAGTACACTTGCATCTTTAGGAAACTCCTTCAGTACATTGATGCTAGTTCTAATCTTCCCAAATCGTGGGCACAAATAGAGAATACCATATTCTCCTTTGTCTTTCCAAGCTTTTGCAAACTCAGCCTGTCGTTGGTCCCTCAGTGTCATTATCATAGTATTTGTAGAATAATGCACAATCAATAATAGCTTGTACTATCTGTGATTTATTCATACTTGCAACTTCTTCAGGATCATATTCATCACTCTGTAGTTCTTTCAGAAATTTTACTAACTGTTCTCTTTTCATTATTATTCAGTTTTGTTTGCTTTTTACACTTTAAACACAAAATCACACCATTATTCAGGGTGTGACTCGTAACGTTCTTACACTTATCGCAATGTTGAGCTATGTTGATCATTTAAGAAGAAGCTTTTGTTTACAACATTTTCATATTCTACATCTGTAATATCCTTCCTCTTGGGAAGTTCCTTGAACATACCTATCTGGCCCAAGAAGCCAAGACCAATTCTTACATCATCTTCACCATAGCTGTTCTTGATGAGTCTTAATGATCTGAAATACTTACCACCATATTCATCAATCAGCTTGTCAAGATTATAACCACTAGGATCACTCACCTTGTATCGCATAGGATCAAATAGTGCTAGCACAACGTCAGCATCTTCTTGAGGAACTGATGATTCTTTGAAGTCTTCTAGCTGCGGTTCTACATCACCATTTTTGATTCTAATAGGATTTGAAATATCACGATTAAACTGCTGCACAGCCACAATGGTATAACCATAGAAGTCTCTTGCATATCTGAGTTCATCACTCATCTTGTCAATAGTTTGCTTTTTTGTAGTGAGCTCTTTGGTAGTTTTGAGTAACCCTAGGTGATCTACAACAACAATGGTCACTTCATTCTCATCATTAGGAATATAAATCTTGTTGTACTCATCAAGCTGCTCAATGACACCATGCTTTAATGCATGACTTCTTAAGTCTTTAGCAATACCAACAGGGTTCTCTGGACCATCAATGATGGTGATGACATCATCCATTTGTTCCATGTAGTCTTTGTACAATAGAAATATGTCATGCTCATCTTTTGTCATCTTCTCAGTCCAACCTAACAACTTACTTACAGGGATGATGTAGCCATGATCTAGAAAGATTTTTCTGCACACCCACTTAGCAAGTTTGTACGTTCTACTACGCTCCATTGACCGATATATAATACGAAGTTTGAATTTTGGGTCTTTCTGACTGATATACCAGTCATAAGGATTCAAAACAAACGCATCATCAACAAAGCTAGTCTTACCTGAGCCTGTCAAACCGCCTGTTACAAAGTACATTCTTTTACGAATGCCTATGTATCTATTAAGACGATGAAACCCCATAGGAATACCATTGTTTCTACCATTTAGACCATTGTCTACCTCTCTCTTTAGTGCGTCAAAACTCATATATCCACTGATCTTTTTGTTTGTGCGTTAGGTACTTCCACTCCTGTTTTAATCATCTCTATAAATGGCTCAAAACTTCTCTGTGCAAGATAAGTGAGACTATTCTGCAAGAAGCTAAGCTTATTATCACCACTTCGTAAAGAAGCTTCCTTCTTTAGATATACATCTAGATTAGTAGCATCAATGATGTCTTGTGCAACATATTCTCCTTCAGCAAGAATCTTGTTGAATTTGATTCTACAATCCTCTCTAGCTCTCTTTAACGCCCTTGATCCAGGAAACTTCTTTCCCTTGTGCTCAAAGTTGTCTGTAGATGGAAATGCATTCCACCAGTTTTCAAAGTCTGATGATTTTTGCTTCAGTTTTTTCATAGGCTGTTTCACTTCTGAATCAGCAAATGTCAACAACTCTCTTCCTAGTTGTGTAACTTCTTGTGTTACATCAGAGATAAGACCTTTCCTGATCAAAGATTGATAGAGGCCAGCTATCTTCATACTTCCATCTGTTAATGGTTGTATGTCAACATTGGCCTCTACAAGCTTCAATAAGAAAATGTGATCTAGACTATAGGATTGTTTGAGAAGTTGTTCAAAATGGGAGGGTGTCACATTGAACTTCATTGTTCTTCTTCTCTGTGGTTACGATGATTTTTGCAGGTTTTATTTTCTCATACTCGTGGTTTGCTTGTTCTACTTCTTCTCTCATCTGCAAGCGTATGATGGCAGCTTCTCTAACGTGTTCGTGTTCGTAATCTTCGTTTGTGTTCATCGTTTTCTATCGTGTTTAATTATAAATTCTACTAGTGCAATAAATAATGCAGTGCTAAACAAAAAATAGAACAGAATAAAATAAGACATGATTCAAAGCGTTAGAAGTCCAAAGTTTTTATCAAAGAACTCGTATGTTTCACGAGCCTTTGATCCGTTGAATCTAAAAACTTTTTTTAATATTCCAAGGGCATAACTCTTGAATATTTCCTTTTGCTTCTTAGTCAGTTTCCATTCTTTCTTCCATTCTGTTTCTGTAATAGTGTTTGCCATTGTCCTACCAATAATGTTGAACTGGTATTCCAGAAGATGTTCTGAAACATTTTCTCTATTTATTGGAGGATGTGGGACATGTGTGAACTTTAAAAGCCTCACTTGGTTTTTAAACTCATCTACTTCCCAAACATCAATCATAGCATTTTTTTTAATTGGCATCAACTTAATTGTGTCTGGCTTAGAGTATATCACTACATGCACTACACCATACAGATCAAAGTATCTACTGCCTCTTACTATTGGAATCTTCATTGATCTTCGATATACAGGAATAAAGTTAACAGGAGGTAGTGTTTCTATTTGTGTATAAGATTTTTCTTCTTCCATAATTAAAATAAAGAAATTTGATTAGCTATTCTTTCCACTTTTCGTTTTTTACCTTTTGTAACAATCTTCAATACAATACTTTCAGCCTTATCAATGTAATACTGATAATTAATATTCATTGATTTAACATCTGTGTTTGCAGGAAGATAGTTTACCACCTTACACAACCAATCACCAGCCTCCACTTGTGAACTGCTTGGTGCAGTTGACTGTGAGTCTTGGTTTTTAATTTTCAATAACTTCTCACCATCATTACCACTTGTTACATAGTAACGAATGAGCTTATTGTAGATAGATGGTTCCATGCCTTTTCTATATCCTTCATAATGAAAATCACTGTTTGATTTTTGTCTTATGCAAAAATCATAAGGACTTCTATGAAGAATAATACTTTTAGAAATAGGAACACCATCAACAAAGTAACGCTCAAGAGCAAGAGGAACAATTCTGGCGGACTTGTTTTTATGAAGTTCAAAATCCGTGAGAAAGTCTCCTTTCTTTTTAATTTCTCCATCTGTTTTAATTGCTAAATAATCATTAACTGTTGAAAATATAATCTTCTTGTAGTCAGCTCTTTCAAGCTCATATCCTGTAATCTTACACCACCAGTCATTAATCTTATCCATCTCAGCTAGTTTGCTTTTGTGGATGTAGATTGTAACACCATCAGTGTTTGCTGATATGACACGTATGTCTTTGGTTTCATACTCTTCAATGAGCATCATCAAGGACAATTCTCCTGTGATGGTTGTAAACATAGTGAGTTGTCTATCATATATCCAACTATTCATGTCACTAGATTTACCATACACAGAGTTTACAGCAAGCTTCAAAGCACCAACAATACCCTTAATCTTCTTATCATTCTTTGCAAAAGGCTTTAATTCAAGACGCTTCTCATACATCTTTTTATAGCCTGTAAGAAACTCTTTCCCTAAATGATATGGATACTGCTTGTTGTTGATAATAATGGCAGGATAGTAGCTAGAAACGTCCCAGTCAATGATGAGATGATCTTCATCCTCTTCAAACACTTCTGGTTTGTTTTCTGTGTGCAATCCACCTTTCATAAACGAGTACACATTGTCATAGAAATGTATTTGTTCTTTGAAATCATCTGTCATTCCCATTTTCATACCTCTCAGTTTTTTAAGAAACTGATCTAGCTGAACAGTTTTAAACTGCACGTAAGGAGCTATACATTTATTCAGATATACATGAGATCTAAATTTACCTTTTCTAGGAAGTGTTTTGATATCTATCTGCTTCTCTTCAGAATAGTATTTCTTAATGATCTCATCACCAATCTTACTGTCTGAATAGTTTATACATGGAATGTCAAACTCTTTTTCTATATCTAGTCTCAGCTGTATCTGATCATTACCCTTGTACAACGGATGATCTGTTTCACCTATAGTCACCTTGTAAAACTCATAAGTGGCCATAACATCATTCTTACAATACTGACGTGTGAGTTTTCTATCATCTAGAGTCATTCCCACCTTTGTGTGATGAATGGGCATCTCTTCAATATTCTCAAGATCCATTTCAAACTCTAGTCTCTTTAGACTAACACGTCTATTCTTATTGTCAAAGTGATGTATCTTGAACAAATCAATCTGCTTGAGTGTAAGATCTTCTTCTCTGTATTCAGCAAACACATCATAATTAGCATCATGAATAACATCCTGCGCTTTTTGAGCAATCATACCTGCTACATCTAGATTAGATTTCTCTCCCCAGTCATGGCACTTTCTCAAGATCCATTCAACAACCTGACAGTCAAATCTTAGATTATTGTAGCCCACCCAATAGAAGTCTTTATACTTCTCTGAGAACTCTACAAATCTATCTAAATCGTATTTGCTTTTGCTCACCTCAAACTCATGATATGTATTCTCGTGAGGAATATAAATCCCCACGAGAAACATTTCTTTCAGAGTTTCAATGTCATAAATTAGAACATTCATATGTTTGATTATACACCATTACTATTGGTTTTACGATTTAGTTATTTTTTCTTTTATTTTTTTATCAGCTTCAAGTTCTTTCTGTATTTTTTCTTCCATTCTTTTCTTCCAGTTATTCAAAAACATCTTGACACTATCTTCAGGTTTTAAATCACTGATAGACTTATCATTATCAATTATGTCATCCTTTAAATAGTATGCATATTCAATTAGTACAGAATTCAAACTTTTTAATTCCATTATTATTTATTTATAAAATCCTAACTCTTTTTCACAATACCATTTTGGTAATTTTAAATCAATTTTTGGAATTGAGTACCATTTTTCACCTGAACCATCAGGAAAATTTTTACTCTGTTCCCTTTTTTCATAATCTAATACAATTGATCTAGGGATAAAGTAAACTTTTGTTTTCTTTTTTCCTTCAATCTTTCTTGTCTTAGATACCATAAAGCTTAATTGCCTTTCATCTAGAAGAACAAACGTTATCCAATAAACTTCTTTTGGTACACGTTTGATAGTCATAGTTTGTCTATTTCCACTACTTATTGGCATAACCTTTGTCGTTAGTAAAATACACAATTTTAGTTAGTCTTGCAAGTATTCATCCCAATCATGATCATCATCATACAAATCATCTATGAATTGATATTTCATGATCACTTCTTGATCTTCTGTAATTGTATAAATTGTACCATCTTGATCATAGGCTTGCTCATCAATGAGAAGACTCACCTTTCCATAGTTTTTCTGAATAATCCAATTAGCATCATCAACATCAAACTCTCTAATTGAGTCATCATCTTGATGAATCCATCCTATTTCTGGCGGATATGCCACAATTAAATCAGCTTCATCAGGATTATCCATTTCTAGTGTGAGCATCATCTCAACAGGAAAACCATTCTTGTTGACAAAGTTGTCATATTCTTCTTCAATGATGTCTTCTTCAAGCAACCATAGCTCAACAAACTCTTTGTCTGTTCCTGGATATAAACTATTCATAAAGATCATACCCTTCTCAAGTTTCTCAGGTTGGTAGAAGTTAACCTTTAAGTTAACCTCTAGCCACATGAGATGTCTCATATCAAATAACGACCCACCCATTATCTTTGTCTAGTTTATCTTGAATATCCATCCAATGTACATGACCTTCGTTTGATTTTTCCCAAACAAATGCAGAATAAAGAAATTCATTTTCCAATACCTCCACCATTGAAGGATCTATTAATACTTCTTGATTTGCCATATTAGCAAAGAATTTTTCTGCATTGTCTTTGTCTAGATGTACATTTGCCCAATGCTTGTAGGTGTTTAGTTGTTTTTCCATGATGGATCTGGTTTTCTTGATTCAGTGAATATGTGATCAAATACTTCATTGAACTCATAGGTTCCTTTAATTGTGCTTTTAACACCTCTTGGTGCTAAATCTCCTGGTTTTTGAATTTCTCGTGTTTTAAATAATTTCTTCATCATTTGATTTTTTACGTGCTTTAAAATTTCTTTTCGCTGTTTCCATTGCCTCCACTTCTGTGTCAGCAAACCCTGTATCATACGTCCAACCATCGTTGAACCAATACAACCATTCTCCTACATGTGACTGAAACACTCCTATTGAATCAATGGGAATGTCTCTGCCATAGAATAGGCTCTTCGCTTGTTTTCCTAAATAGACTTCCATAGTGCTAAAATAAAAATGTCCAGTGATTAAAACTGGACAATTATTCTTTTCCTTTTACAATATCCTTGAGTTGATTCCAGATATTCTTTGCATTCTCTCCCCAATAGTAATCACATTTACCATCCTCAATAGGCGGTTCCATAAACCAAGATTGCCAAAACTCGCTAGGCTTAGCGGTGTGGCGATAACAATTTTCTTTCTGGGGACAGTTTGTCCCTTTGCACATTGTAATGTCAGGCATCTTCTCCGTAGGTTTCTTTGTAGTATTGTTCAGCTGCCCATATTCTTTGTAATGGATAATCTGTTGCCAGCCATGCTTTAATTATCTGCTGCTTCTCCATCTCTTTGGCTTTTTCAAAAAGCCATTCTTTTGACCTTAAATTAATTTCAGGATATTGCATATCAATTTCATTGAATAGCAATTCTACTGCTGTCTGTTTCATTTGATTATTTCGTTTTCGTATTTTTCAAAATAATATTGTTCTGCTTCTAGTTCATGACCAGGATAAAAAGCACCCGCCTTGAAAGTATCGATGATTTCTTTTTTATGTTTTTTTTTGGCTTCTTTCAAAATCATTTGCCATGTGAATTTATCCTTATGGATTCCCCATAGCTTTTCAAATAAATAATCTACTGCTGTCTGTTTCATGTGTACGTTTGTTTATTTTTATTCAAATCTTCATCAAACAAATCTTCTCCTTTGTAATCAGGATGATTCTCATGCATGTAATTTATGCCTTTCATCCAAAATACAGCAATGAATGTAGAAATGCTGGTGATAATCAATATGCTAATTAGTAGTTCCATGTGTTTTGTTTTTAGTGTGTAGTCAGGACAGGATTCGAACCTGTACGCACATCTAAGGTTATCTCAATGTGCCATTACTTTTACAAGCAGTTCCAATGTGTGTCTTCATTCCACCACCTGACTATTTGCCACTGGAAAGCACTGGCGACTCAGTTTAACATCAAACCCATTTACTATCCTACTAATGAACGCTTCTTGAGCTGATAATACACTTGTGTAGGCTTTTTCTTCATTTTCCAAGCCATCTCTTTAATTGTAAGCCTATCTCGCCACAATTCTATGAGAGTGTCTACTTCTTCCTCTGTGAATGCGCTCATAATTCTATTCGTAATAGCCCCATTGGATTAGTTTATCCTCTGGGGCTGTAACATGATAATTGTCTTTAATTTGTTTAACATGAAATTTGACATTGAACTTGTCAGCAATTGCTCTAAAGTTCTCGATCTCCTCCTCTGTGAGTTTTATCGTCTTTGTTTTTACGTGGCTCATACATGTATATTGTTAATAGAATCGTCAACGAAGCTATTACATGAGCTAGAAATCCCAAAGATGGGTGTAATTCCAATGTTCTACACGTTATTATCAATACTAGCGTAATCATGTAATACACAAATATGTAAAACGCTAGGATCATTGCAATAAAACTTGTCATATTTTTCATATGTTCTTTCAGTTGAGGTTTCATATCCTAAATTTATTGATGAGCATTTCAATTAAATCTGATCTAGTAGTCTTAGTGTTTCTAATCTCCACTTCATCAGTGACTACCTTGTAAATCACCTCACTACGATGTCTAATATTACTATACCATCTGTTTGTTACAACTAATGGTTTAATCCCAGTGACATCACTCACACGCTTGAATGCGTATTGTAAATTTGTGGGATAAAGCTTAACCATTGTAATGATTAAGTTATCGAGCTGTTCTTTATTCTTTACTTTCATGGCCATCAAGAGTTAAAGAGTAAATCAAAATGATTAACAACTTCATTCATTGTATCCCATTTGTAAACAAAATGAGATCCCACTTCTTGATGCACACTGATTGCGAAAGGAATAAATGTGCGTGTAAGAAAAACATTCCCTTTTAGAGGATTGAATTCATCTTCTCCAGGATAGGAAAAGTAAAATGTGTTCTCGTGATCTGTAATCACAACGAACTTCTTTACTGCTTCAGGCGTATTGATGTCCATCAACACATCTGCAATTGTTGTGTGTGCTTTCATGTGCGTTTTTGCTTTAATTGTTTGTTTATTTGCTTTGATTTTTACTTAATGCTATATAATTGAGCAGTTTATTCTGATGCTCAGCAGGCGCACAATAATCAATATTATTGTTCTTTCTTTATGAAGATGTATTCAGGATAGTTTGCTTGAAATACATATTTTGTAACAGGACAAAGCCATAAATCATGGTCATCAACAGTTGATTGGTAATATGCACCACCATCAACCTGTGCGTGACCCACTGAGTTTAGATATATATCATCATATCCTAACTTCGTTCTTTTTAATGTATCTGTTGACCCATTAAAATCCACATTTGAGAATGACACAGTCACCTCTGTAGTGTAATTTGATAATCTGTCTAAATATGTATCAGATCCTCCAACCATCATCAAGTTAGCCTTTGTACCAAGGCCCAACTCAAGAAACTCTGGAAGATCTATATACCATATACCATCTTCTTTGTAAAATTTGTGCGTTTTCATTTTTAAAATATAATTTCTGGAAAATACTTAATAAAATTAATCCACCACATAATGAGTGTGATGGATAAAGCTGCTAACAAGCTGTAGAACACGATGGCTCTACTAAGCTCTTTTTTGTCAATTTTTTTCATGTGCGTTTTTATTCTTCTAATTCACCAAATAACTCTCTCCATTCTACTGGATGAATACCAGATATAATGAACTCACGTTCATCACAAGATAAATGAGGAAATGCATCTTGAGCAAGTCCTGATATACCATCAACAAAATCATTCAACTGTTGTTGAGTGATATCCAATTCCATCTGATAAATCTTACCAGATATAATACTCCGTTTTTCAATTATCATAATCTTCAGCGTCTTGTTCAAACTCTTCCCATTCTGTGTAATAAATTACATCATCAGCATAAGCATCGTCTATATCTCTATATCCCCTGCTTACACACCATTTGCGTGCATCTTTTTCATATTTGAAATACACACATCCATCATCTCCAACCCATCCTTGATTCATCCCCTCACCTGTAATAGAACAACTCCTTGCCCATTTCATAGAAACAGACAAAGAGTTGACATACCTAACAGAAATACCATCATCCAGATACACTGTTTGATGGTTGTTTGATGAACTTTCTTCATCGCTTCTGATTCAGCGTTTCTTCTTCTAATCTCTGCATCAACTGCAATAGCATACAATGATGATATGCAGAAGATTGCAAGAGAACCAAGAAGATTATAATCATTAAGACCCACCTGGAGTCCATAAATCATTATAAAAATCATTCCTACTGCTGCGAGGATAGCAGTGCTGAACGCTATTCCTCTAACTAATTTTAATGTGTTCATTTGGTTTGTGTGTTTAAATTTGGTAATTCTTGAATATCAATCATGTGCTTAGTGACATCTTCAGGCTTAAGAAAGCCTATTACATTATCAGTGATGGGTGTGTCATAACATACATCACCATCAGCATCTAAGACAGCAAGTTCATACAATCCTACTTTACCTCCATAACTGAAAGGACCCTGAACAACAGATACACCATATCCATTGTCAAACTTCATAAATGCACGAATCCAATTACTACGATCGTCCACTGTATTGAATAATAAATCTTTAAACGTTCTCATAAATAGTGATAGATAAATGGAAAACAATACATACTGTCAATTAGGACACATACAACAAATGCTTGCAATGTCTCTGTTCTTGTGCCCTTGAAATTGGGCATTACACATACTGTAATCATAATGTTGTGCGTTTAAATGAATGAATAAATAAATGCAGGCCTTGCACCTGCTTGGGAGCATCTGACCCTCCAAATGAAATTGTATGTCCATCCTACATGTTTACACATGCATCACGGATGGATTAAGGCACTACGTGGCCACATACAATAAATCTTAATCACACCAACTTCTGCAACATCCAGGACAAGATGTAATATGTGAAGAAGATGCTATAATAAATGCTTGTTCATCCCCATATCTTTCAATTAACATTTCTGTTAATGTCTGGGTGTTGCCATATCTTTCATCATTAACCCAACCATACATATGGTCACAAGATGAAGAAGCGAAGAAAGGAACCTTATTGTTCTCACAATATATCCTTTGATTATCGTAATGAATATTGTCCATGTTTATTTGTGTGTTTAATATTTCAATGATATATCCCTCTGCGTTCAGTTGTAGCCCCACATCTTTGGCGATGTTATACATGCTGTCATCTATGTGACAGTAGGTCTACAGATTATATCCTAACTAGTAAGGACATAACCAACTACAACTGCCTGTCCTTGGGAAACAGGTTATGACGCATTTAAACAAAAGAGCCCTATTACAGGCTCTTATTGTCCATTGTAAGAAGATTCTTGCATAGCAATATAATGTTCAATACTAATTTGTCTAGCTAATTCCTCAAGCTTCTTTGCCATCTGTCTAATAAACTCTTTATGTTCTATGTTAGAATAGACAGCTTCTTTACACTCAAAAGAGAGTGCATATACCAATTCATCTAATGACTTTTCCATATTATAGGCTTCTAATTAACAAAACTCTCTTAGCTGCTAGGCTAAACACATCTTCATTGCATGCAATAACTTGCTCAAGAATGAAATCAGAACATTTATATAGATCTGAATACACTTCTATCATTGAATACTTTCTCATGACTATTAGTTTAGCTGTGTACAGCCATTTTATGTGGTTAATGCTATATAAAATAGTGAATACAGAAATCAACACTTACGAAAACATGTGTTTATTACGTGTGTGGTGTCACTCCTACTCCCTTACTCACAACTAATTCTTGATAAAGTACAACATGAAGTTTTAGTTTTCCCGCGTAAAACTTTATTAAATTGTACATTACCATAAAACCATTGCATTTTACTTAGTGTATATAAAGAACACATCTTCACACCACATATACATGTGTCATCTATTTGCTAGATGATGCATTAGAGTGTTCTTCTATACACGAGGATGAGCGCAGCGATTTCTCGCTACGCTGTGTATTGGCAAAGGAGCGTTATTGCTCCAATGCCAAGATGTCTTCCTCGCTAAGTTCTGCTTCTGCTTTGAATGAACCCTTCATGATGCTCTGTAGTACAGCATCAGTTTTGGTCAAGCCAATCATTTGAGCATTGCTTGCGTAGCCATCGAATGCTAATCGTGTAACAACGCTAGTGTTACCTTCATCATCAGTGATGGATTCTTCAGTCTCAAGTAGGAATGCAGTGTGAACTCTGCCAGCCTTGAGGTCTGCAAGGAATGGGTCTTTATCATTAATGGTAAGGACTGTTCCGTTGTAGGTTATTCTAGAGTAGAATTGTCCTGCAAGTGCAGAATCTTTTGAGTAAGGTCTAGCAGATTCTAGGACTCTGAGACGAAAGATTTGAGGGCCTGTGATTTCGATTGCTTTTGCCATCTTAGTTTGTGTTTTTGTTTTATAATAGTTCGAAGCATGGGGACCACCCCAACATGCCACGCCCCGCAGGGGGTTTTGATATGATGTAACCTACCCTCCTATTGACACAACATTTTTCCAAATTTTGAAAATTTTGGTGGGGGGCTTCTTTTCAATTACTCACATGGGTGGGGCCTCGATTGAAAAACAGAAATAATAAAATTTGTTATTTTCGTTGAGGATGTTTTATATTTGTTAGAAACCAATAAGGAAATGATTGTACAACGATTAAAGAAGGAATTACAGAATGACACAGAAGTGTCGTATAGGTATTATTCTGTTCTTTCTGCATTGAACGATTTGGAGCTTACAGACAGAGAGATTCAGTTGATGTCTTTCATTGCTGTTTCTGGAAGTATTTCTGTTCCTAGTAATAGGGATAAATTCTGTTCAACATACAAGACAACAGGGGCTACAGTGAACAACATGGTGAGCAAGCTAAAGAAGCGTAATTTGCTTCTTAAGAAGGATGGAAAGATTGTTGTCAATCCGTTAATATCATTAGAGTTCTCCAGTGACATTACATTAGAGATAAAGATTTTGCATGAAGGAAAAGCCTAATTCAATGTCCCATAGGGATTGGTTTGTTAGAAGGCTTGCTGAGTCCCTAGAAATGGATGTGAGGATTGTTGATCAAATAATACGACATCAGTTTGATAGTGTGCTGGCAGCTCTACAGAAGAATAAGACAGTGGAGATTTCTGGATGGGGCACATTAAAATGGAATGATAGAGCTGCCCAGAAAAAGCTTGATGTTCTAGATGAGAAGATTAGGAGTTTTAGGGATAGGATTTCCAGCTCTGATAGTGATGTGAAAACGGAGAAGTGGAATGATGATATTGATCAGATGTTGTTGAAGCGTAAAATACTAATGAATAAGATAAATGAGCTTAACACAGATTTACGAAGGTTGGAAAAACAATCTACTTCCAGAAGAAAGACTAAAGGAACAGATTGATCAAGTGTCAGCAGAGAGAATGAGCATTTGTAATGAATGCAAGTTTCATTCTAAACATCACAAGACAATACGTTTTGACGAACATTGTACACATTGTGGATGTACGCTGTCAGCTAAAACAAAATGTCTGTCTTGTGCGTGTCCTACAGAGAAATGGAAACCAGTGATGACAAGAGAACAGGAGGAGGAAATCGATGAGGCAGAATAAAGAAATACGTTTTAGAAAAATCAGCTTAGAGCTGCTCCTTGATACATTGACACATATATGGGATGCTGGAGCTGATTACGTTGACATCATTGGTATTCAGGGTGAAGATCAAGATGTCATTAATATTGTTGTGCAAGAAGAATATATGTCAGAGGAAGACAATGATGTGTACGATGATGAGGACGATGAGGAAGAAGACAAACCACTTTCTGATGAGGATATAAATAATTTAATATGAATAAAGCTATGGTTGGACAAGAATCAATGTCCGTTATTGAAAGATTGGCAGCATTGTGCGCCACACCTGGGATTGATGAGAAGACAAAGGAGATTGCTAACAAGCAAATTCAGGAGCTGCTCAGTGGTCCAATACAAACCTCTGTCACAGAGCTGAAGACAGCTGCTGCTGGTATTGTAACCCTATCGTAATGGCTGCTCCAAAGAAGACAACATACATTAATACAGAGCTCGATTGGGCAGAGCAGCAGCTTTCTAGCTGGAAGCAATATGTTGATGCCAATCCCATGCATGAGCTTAAGGATAGGATTGAATGGAAGCCTACATCTAAGGGTGGAATGTTGCCTATGGTGATTGCTAGCATTGAATCTCAGGGTAAGTTTATTCAAGAGACCATGAAGAACTATTTGGCTCTTCTTGAGGTGGTGGATAAGCTTAGAGAGAAAGAAGAATCTAAAGTGGAAATACGTGGTAATGGTGAGCTTGGCTCAATGGCTGAAGATTTCCTTAAAGGTAGACGATGAATTTAGAAAATGTTAAATACAGTGAGTGGTTGATTAACCAGCCACGCCTTCCTGATAAAACATCACAGGAATACAAACCCTTCTTTGATTTTCATAAGAAGCTGTGTCTTGATGGATTTATGATGGATGGTGTGTTCATCAACCCTTTTCTGTATTGGCATTTGAATCTGTGGCATACAGAAGTGGATGTTATGGATGATAGAGGACGCATCTATCAGAAATATGCAAACCCGTCTCTCAGAGACAATGAATGGTTAGTTACAAATGAAATAGACAGAGCCCATGCTGAGAAGCGTGGGTTGGTCATTTTGGGGATTAGACGTTTTGCTAAGTCTGTCTTAGAAGCAAGTTATATTGCTTGGGGTGCTACATTTGATGAGAACTCACAGAACGTAATTGCTGGATTGAATGCTCCAGATATTAAACTAATTACAGACAAGCTTGACAAGGGCCTTAACTTCCTTCCTGAATACTTCAGATGGCAACGTGTAGAGGATAATTGGAAGAATCAGGTGACGTTAGGGATAAAGACAAAGGGAGGAGAGAGAATACCATTCTCTCAAATTCTTATTCGTAACTTAGATGAGGGTAATAATGAAGAAGCTATTGCTGGTACAAAGCCACGTAAGCTCATTATTGATGAGATTGGTAAGGGCTCTTTCCTGAGAGGTTTACAGGCTGCTGTTCCTGGTTTTACAACACCATTTGGATGGGGATGTTCTCCCATTCTTACAGGTACAGGGGGTGATATGAAGCGATTTATGGACGCTAAGTCATTGATGTTTGATGTTGACAATTACAACTTTCTAACATACAATAATGAAGAGGATACAAAGCGTGTACATGGGCTATTCATTTCTAACAAATATAGAATGGAAGCCAAAGAAGATTCTACGTTAGGAGCTTATGTGAATGCTGCAAAAACTAGCGAACTTCATAACGTGAAAATGCTAGTGTCTAATGAAGAGAAGGCTGACAAAATCACCACTGATAACTTAGAAAGATTAAAGAAGGCTGGTGATAGAGTGGCATTCCTGAAAGAGAAGATGTACTATCCGCAGAAGGTGGATGACATATTCCTAAACGAAGACACCAACATCTTCGATATAGAAGCTGCTAAGAGACAGAAAATCAGACTATTGCAGAACGAAAGAACAGGAACACCTGTTATACTATTTAGTGACGAAGGAAAGATTGGACATGAGTTTACAGACAACATGCCTATTACAAACTTTCCTCTTAAGAGTACAGATAGAAAGGATGCTCCTATAGTGATATATGAGTTTCCTATAGAGAATCCTCCCTATGGATTATACGTTGCAGGAGTTGACCCCTACAGACAAGGACAGGCAAAGTATTCAACTTCACTAGGTTCTGTGTATATTTACAAGAGAATGCACGATCTCACTGGTGAAAAATATCAGGATATGTTCGTAGCTTCGTACTGTGCAAGACCTGATAAGAAGGAAACGTGGGAAGAACAGGCTAGATTACTAATTAAATATTACAACGCTAGAGCTCTTTGTGAAAATGACGATATTTCGTTCATTGAATACATGAAGAGTAAAGGTGATGCACACTATCTAGAGAAACAACCACAATGGTTGTTAGAAGTGATTCCTAACACTACCGTGAAACGAGAGTATGGAATTCACAGATCAGCTCAGAAAATAATTGACTATCTACATACATCGTTGAAAAGATATATGGAAGATGTTATTTATTCTGAGAAAGATGATGATGGTAGAGTTACCAAAGAAGTGACAGGGGTGAGTAAGATATTTGACCCAATGCTTCTTGAGGAAATCATCCAATACAACGATGAGGGAAACTTCGATAGGATTGTAGCAGCAGAACTTGCTATAGCTCAGGCACTTAAGATGGACCCCATATTAGGAAAGATTGGAGGAACTAGCGATGAACGAGTTAAATCGTTATATTCAAAAAAAGGAAATAACAATAAGCTGTTCAGCAGCTCTAAAAATATGTTCAATACGAGGAAAAATAAATTATTTTCATAATGGCAATCATTAGATATACAAAGGACGCAACCATACGATATGCCTATCTTAACATTTTCCCTGATCAATTCAAGACAGAGAAAGAGAAGCAGGATGAGAGCTGGGTGAAAAACACGATGGATTATTTTGCAAACAAGTCGTATGCAGAATATATGAAGAGTCGTGACACGTTTGTTAAAAACTATGACCTTGTAAAAGGAATCCTTCGTATGGAAGACTTTTATCAAGAGCCAGATGTGAAATCTTTTACAGAAATCTTACAAGGAGATTTAGGCTTACCATCATACGTTAAGCACTATTCTATTGTAACCACCCCCATCAATAACCTCGTAGGTGAAATATCTAAGCGTCCAGATACATTTCGTGTAAAGGCATTTGATGATGATAGCCAAGCTGAAGAACTACAATTCAAAACAGATGTTCTTCAGGAGTTTATTATTTCTCAGGCTAGACAGAACATATTGCAGAAGCTTGCTATGCAGGGTGAAGAAGTTGACGAAGAGCAGCTTAACCAAATGACAATGGAGCAAGTGAAGGATCAGCTAGATTCTTACACCTCTGTAGCTGAGAAATGGGCTAACCACATTCTTACATGCCAGAAAGCTGAATTTAACCTGAAAGAAAAATCAGAAGATGCATTCAGAGATCTTCTTATTTCCGCTAGAGAGTTCTATCACATCTACGAAGACAACTCTAAGCTTGGATTCAACATAGAAGTGGCCAACCCAAAGAATACATGGTTCCTCACAACACCAGATAGAAAGTGGATTTCTGATCCAACAGGAAGAAACCAAGGAGCGTATGCTGCTGGTACTGTGCAAGTTATGGAGCTTTCTGAAATCATTGAATCTATTCCTGATCTCACTAAAGAAGAGATTGATCACCTAAGAAGCTCCTTGCAAGACTACGGACTCATCAACGTTCGTGAATCCAACCTTGGCAATCCTAATGCTGCTGATGGTATCGATTCTATTCAATACGACACATTCGATCCTCTTGTACTTCAGACAAGAATGATGATTGAAAGTGAGATGAAAGAGAACAATGATGGACTAAAAGACTTCTTAGGCTTAACAACAAACGTGTCTACATTTGGATACAAGTATGTTGTTGTTAGATCATATTGGATTAGCAAGAGAAAGATTGGTAAGCTTTCCTATCTAGATGAAATGGGTAATGAGCAAACTGTTCTTGTGGATGAAAACTACAAATCAAACACTATTCCTACACAAATCTCTCTTGAATGGGGATGGATTAACCAGTGGTATCAAGGAACAAAGATTGGTCCAGACATCTATCACATCAAACCTCTTAAAATCGTAAACTATTGCCCTATTATAGGCACTACGTTTGAGGTGAAGAACACAGAAGCTAAATCATTAGTGGATTTGATGAAGCCATTCCAGGTGTTATACAACATTTGTATGAATCAGCTCTACAAATTGCTAGAAAAGGAAATTGGTAATGTGGCTTCTGTAAACATTAGACGTGTTCCTAGACTAAAAGATGGAGATGATCAAGATGCTCTAGATGTATGGGAAATGGAAGCAAGAGAGCGTGGTATTATATTCGATGATGACAGCCCAGAGAACACAAAGGCTGCTGTCTCTAACACCACCATTGCAAGAAACATAGACCTGACAAGAACTAACGAAATTCAGTCTAGATATAACCTTGCTCTTCAATTAAAGAATGAATGTTGGGAACTTATAGGCATTTCTAGACAGCGTTTAGGAAGCGTACAAGCAAGCGAATCTGCCACAGGTGTCAACACAGCTGTCAGTCAGTCATACGCTCAGACAGAGCCTTTATTCATTGCACATGAGTATGTATTAGGTCAGCTATATCAAGCTATTGTAGATGCTGCACAATATGTAGAAAGTGCTAAGCCTATGTCCACCCTATCATATATTACATCTGAAGGAGAATCTGCATTTATACAAGTGAATGGTAATGATTTGAAGCTTCGTGATCTTAAAGTGTTTATTACAAACAGACCAGAAGATACACAAATGTTTAACGAGCTTCGTCAGCTATCTCAAGCAGTTATACAGAATGGTGGCACACTATATGATGTAATAGAATTGTATTCTACTAAGTCTATGAGAGAGATGAAGAAGACATTCAAAAATCTCAAAGATCGTCAGCAGCAAATGCAAGACCAGCAAATGCAATTGCAACAGCAACAGCTTGAACAACAGCAACAAATTGCAGCTGCCCAGCTACAGGCTCAGCAACAGCAACAACAAGAAACACTTGCTAATGAAAACTATCAGAAAGAACTTGATAGAATTAATAAGAAAGAAATAGCTCTTATTAATGCTGCTGCAAGAGGAGAAGCAGCAACACAAGATGTTGATGAGTCAGGCACTCCTGATATATTAGAGGTATCAAACTTATCTCTACAACAGTCTAAAGCAGCTCAAGATTATCAATTAAAGATGCAGGACATTCAATCTAAAAACACTCAAGCTATGCAAAAGCTACAACTTGAAAAAGAAAAACTAAATGTTGCTAGAGAGAATATGAAGAATGATGTTGAAGTGGCTAAGATAAATGCTACAAACAGAGCATCTAAAAACAATAAGAAATAATAAAATATGGAAAAATTAACATTAATGCTATACGTGTCAAAAATACAACAATTTTGATTATTCTATATTTGATTATTTTACAAACGAAAGTACATTTATATCATATAAACCAATCAAATAATTAACTACATATATGGCAGACAACCTAGACACTCCGTCATTTGGTAACTTTGGTATTGAAGATACTATGGAAATGGGGATAGGTAACACACAGTTGTTGGACGATTTGTTTTCTCCAGAAACTTCTACAGAAGATCCTGATAAGTTAGAAACAATCGTAAAGACAGCAGATGAACCAAAAGCTCCTAAAAAACCAGAAGTATCAAAAGGTAAAGAAGTTGTCCAGAAGCTAGATGGTGAAGAATCCACTCCACAAGATGTTTTGAAAAACTTCCTTGGAGATGACGATGATGAAGAAGAAACAGAAGAAGATGTTGTAGCAGCACCAGCCAAAGCAGAAGCTGAGGAAGAAGAGGATGATGTTGCAGAATCACCATTTGTTTCTTTATCAAAGGACCTTTTCAAACTTGGTGTTTTTACACAAGATGATGATGAAGAGGATGCTGTAATTGAAACTCCTGAACAATTCTTGGAGAAGTTCAATTCAGAAAAGAAAAAAGGTGCAATTGAAATTGTTGACAACTTCATAGGTCAATTTGGAGAAGATTACCAGAAAGCGTTTGATGCCATATTTGTAAAGGGTGTAAACCCTAAAGATTATTTTGGTGTATACAACAATGTGGTGAACTTCGCTGAGTTGGATCTTTCTAACGAAGACAATCAAGTGAGAGTTATCAAACAAGCCTTGACAGATCAAGGATTTGATAATGAAGATGTCACTACAGAAATTGAAAGACTTAGAAACTACGGTGATTTAGAAACAGTTGCTAGCAAGCATCATAAAGTGCTTGTTAAGAAGGAAGCAGCAAAGTTGCAACAAATGGAGCAGCAAGCTGAACAACAACTTCAGCAGAAAGCAATGGTTCGAAATCAGTATATTCAAAACGTTCAGTCTGTCCTCCAAGACAAATTGAAAACAAAGGAGTTTGATGGAATTCCATTAAACCCCAAATTGGCATCAGAACTACAAGACTTCCTTTTGGTAGACAAGTACAAAACTCCTTCAGGTGAAACCCTGACAGATTTTGACAAGACTATCCTGGAACTTAAGAGACCTGAGAACCACGCTATGAAAGTTAAGCTGGGACTTCTTCTTAAGATTTTAGAAAAAGATCCTACGCTATCTACCATCCAAAGAACAGGAGTGACTAAGAAGTCAACCCAGTTGTTTGAGGAAGTCGCAAGACAAACCAGTAAAAAACCTGGTTCTGGTGGCAATGCTGGAAAAGCAAACTCATGGTTCTTATAAATTAAATAAAAAAAAGTAAAAAACAATGGCAATTCAAACAATCCCAGGTTTAACTGGCTTTACCTATGCCCGTGTTGCGTCAATGGACAAGCGTGCAGTAGGAAAGCTAACTGATTCAAATCACTTGGAATCATTCCACTCCACTGAGCCAGCTGACTACGACAAGAAGATTATCTCCTTGTACACTCAGAGCTCATTGTATAGCAATGACTTCCTTGATATGATCAACAAGTCCACTCCCTACTACATCGACAACAACAGCGATTCTTGGAAGTGGGATGTTCAAGTTCCTTACAAATTCCCTAAAATCATCGACATCCCTAGCTCCACTGCTGAGTTGAGCAAGCCAGGTATTGATGGTCAGGAGTTTCAGGTGGTATTGGACACTAACGAATTCTCTAAGAACGCTATCGTTTCTGTAGGTTCTCGTCAGTATGGTCCAAGATGGTACGCTGTAAAAGACCCAGTTCCTTGGAATGCAGGTTTCCTTTACACTTTCACATTGGTGTCTGATAACCCAATCTTGGATTTCGTAAGCTCTACCTTCTTGCAAATTGGTATCGAACTAGAACTAGTTGATGCTGCAATTGGTGAATTTGATCAGGACCTTCTTGGTTTACCAAGACTTGGTGAGAAAATCACTATGTTCGAATCTCTTGGTTCTGGATATGGTTTTGAGCACCAAGTTACTGCATGGGCTGATGATAAGACTATGCGTGATGCTTCTGGCAAACCTCTTGATATTTTGGTGTACGCTCCTCAGCGTAGAAACCAACTTCCTTTAACTCGTAATGATGTTAAGTGGGAGCCATTCGTAGAATTCATGTTGAGAAAAGCAATGCTTGAACTTAAGGTGAAGCGAATGATCTGGTCTAAGCCAGGCACTGTAAAAACTAATGGATCTAAGCAAGAATTGAAGCGTGTGTCTGCTGGTGTTTACCACAGAATGCGTAACAATGGTAACTTGGTACAATACAACCGTGGAGAATTCTCCGCAAACCTTATCCGTTCCGTATTTGGAGACTTGTTCTACAGACGTGTAGATGTTAAGGATAGAAGAGTTAAAATGTACACTAACGAAGCTGGCTTCGATGTGTTCCAGCAGGCTCTTAAAGCAGATGCTTTGAACTCTGGTCTTACTTTCATGGCAGATTCTGGAAACAGATATATGCAAGGAGAAGGACAGCACATCACTTACAACTTTGCATTCGATGCAATGGTAACTCGTGAGACTGGTCGTGTTGAACTTATCCACTTGAAAGAACTTGATCTTCCTCAGTCCAACTTGGAATTTGGTCAGAACAAGAAATCCACTCCTGTGTTCATGGTATTTGACGTATCTCCAATGTCTGATGGCTCTATGGTTAACAACATTCGTGAAGTACGTATGAAGGGTGCTCCTTCTATGACTTGGGGTTATATCGATGGACGTAGACACCACTTAGGCTTTGCTAAGTCTCAGGGTATGTCTTCTGCCAACAAATTCCCAGGCTATGAAATCTGGATGCAAGATCGTTGCGATGTATTCATTGAAGACTTGTCACGAACTGTTCTCATCGAAGAAATTCCACAGTTCTAATATAAAATCTCCCCTCGTGTTAATCATGAGGGGAGTTTTATTCCTCTTTAAAACAGAGTGTGGGTCAGTGAGCCTAGCCATTTGATTGGTGCACTCTGCAAACAAACCAATAATAATCAAATAACTACGTAATGGGTAAATTAGGGAAAATCTCCACGATTAAGAAGGAGTACAACAGTTCTGGCATGCAAACCATGCAAGGAGGATTATCACAAAGAGGGCTATCTAGAATTCCAGGAACTGGAGTTTTTAAATATCCTTACAAGGAACTTGATGGAAGATACAGAACAGGCTTAGATGCTGATGCTGCTTACATCAAAAGAATTGCTGATCCTACAGAGCGTGAGCTAGAAGTTGAACGTGTAACAGAGCTAAGAAAGAAGCTTGAAGATGCTCTAGGAGGAATAGATCTTGGACCAAGAGCTATTTTCTGGAACTATGGTTTATCAAAGTCTACAGACGACACTACTCATGTGCAAACTGTAAAACTTCTTGATGGTGATAACTACTTCGATTTAACAGTGCCTTTTCAAGAACTTGCTTTCTCTTGGTTGAGAGTTCATCCAACTGTTGCTAGTTCTTACCAAGCATGGGAAAGAGGTGACTATCCAGCAGATACACAATTCTACGTTGTAGATGATGATATCGAAAATGCTGTAATCTTCAAGAAGAAACAATTGATCAACAAGGCAATCTCCAAGTTTGATACAATGACTCCTGAGAAGAAAAGAAAGGTGGCAAGACTTTTAGGACTTCCAGTTACAGAAGATTCCAAAGAAGATTTTGTGTATAATCAAGTGGATAATATTCTCAAGCAGACTGAATTCAAGTCTGGTAAATACCAAGGATTGTCAACAATCGAAGTGTTTAACAGATTTGCAGACATGAAGGAAAATTTACTCCATATCAAAGATTTGGTTAAGCAAGCTATTGCACATTCAGTTTACAGAGTTAAGTCCAGTGGACGTGTCTTTGAAGGTGAATTTGAACTAGCAAAAGATGAAGAAGAGTTGGTGAAGTTCTTAGCTAATGATGATAATCAAGACGAACTAATCACTCTAGAACAAAAGTTGAAATCTAAGAAACTCGCTTCTGTATGATACCTGTAGATAGTTTATTATATAAAATTGATCAAAAACTAAATAAACTATCAACTAATGAGCATCAGCAGATTCAACTCGAAGATAAAATTCTGGCTCTCAATGAGGCCCAGATTAAGCTCATCAAACAAAAGGTTGATGGATTTAGTGTTGTTAGTGGAATGGGACTAGACGCTTTCAAAAAGCGTTATGAAGACTTACAAAAACTTGTAATTAATTACAATGCTGGCGTGTTAAATCTTCATCTCAAAAACCAAACACTAAATCAGTGGGCAGCTGATATTGATTTACTTGATCCAAAGTACATGTTTTATATTGACAGTTATATTTTAGCTGACAAAGGCGTGTGTAAGGATCGACAAATCTGGATAAATAAAGATTTGGCAAAACATGGTGACTTACAATTCTTATTGAATAATGTTCACTACAAGCCATCCTTTGAATATCAAGAAACATTTAATTTTATCTCTTCAGATGAAATTAGTATATTCACTGACGGAACGTTCACTCCAACTGCGATATACATTTCGTACATGAGATACCCCATCTACATTGATAAGACAGGCTACATCAGATTCGATGGTCAACCCTCAACAGACGTTGATTGCGAACTTGAAGCCTATCTGGAAGACGAGTTAGTTGATTTAACTGTCCAGAACCTAGCAATGTATACAGAGAATGCGTCTGCGGTACAAAGTGCCCAGTTCAGAATACAAACAAATGAATAAATAAACTTAACAAACAAACAAAAAAATGGCTGATTTCTCGTTAACCACCCTTTTTGTAGTTCCAGTAGGGCAAACTTCGCTCCCTAGCACTGGTTCTACTCAGGATCTAACTGCTGGTCAAGTTGGTTTCTTCAGAAACGATTACAGTGTGGCTACAGCTGGCAATATTGCTGCTGCTCCATACTTCTATGTAGCTCAAGGTAGACAAAACACCTACCTACAAGGCTCTAAGCGTTCTGATAAAATCAAGGGTTGTCCTTCTGGTTCAGGTTGCTCTTCTAACGTAACTGAATGGTACAAAGTATCAGGTTGCGGTACTCCTGCTGTCCAAATTACTGATGTAGGTAATTGGAGTGTACAGTGTGGAGAAGTTGTTACTCTTACTCTAAGAGCTCATTCTAGTTATCTTGACACCTTGTACTTCAACGGTTTCACCCGTTCAGTAACTGTACAAGCTCCTTGCTGTGATTGTGGTGCTGATCCTTGCGCTGATGTCAACGTGCCTGCATTGATTGATCAATTTATTTTCCAATTGAGTCTTGCAGCTCCTGGCAACAACCCTGACAACATCACATTGTCTGACTTCTACACATTCCAAAGAATTGGTAACAATGCTAGTGCTGTTCTTCGTATTTCTGGTAAGCCTCTTACCAAATATGGCCAGCCTTGCGATATTGCTGCATTCCCTTGGGAATATGACAGAATGTACTTCCGTACTTTCGTTTACCAAGGTCCTGCTACCACTGCTGACTTCATCGTTGCTGACAACTGTGATATCGTAGCTAACCCTGTTGTTGTTCAGAGATCTTCTTACCCAACTGGTACTGCTGAAGAAATTGCTCAGCTTGAGAAGAACTTCTACAGCTATCAGGCTGGTTACTTGAAGCACTTGTACAGAATGAATGGATACAACGAGAACTTTGAGACTTATGTAAGCACTGGCGTTATCTATAACACCTATTACATCAAGTTCAACCAGTTCGATCGTTCTGCTTATCAGTGGGGTGATTACATCTATGAGGATAGCATGGTGATTGTTGCTGTTCCTAACGCTGCCACTCCAGGTAATGCTGGTATTTCTGCTGCTGTTGAAGCTGTTCTTGAAGCTGCTCTTGGTACTGTACTTGATAACAATGCTTGTATCACTACAACCACCACTACAACTTCTACACCTCCAACAACTACTACCACTACTAGCACTTTGATTCCTTAATAGTAGGTAAGTTAAAATTTCTACAACCTATGCCAGAGGGTGAGAGGATTAGTTCTCAAAATCCTCTGGCATTTTATTTATAACTCCCATGCCAACTTTGAATTTAGATATTCTTGTAGTGCCAACATACAACACGCTAACAATGGCTGTTGCTGACGCATCTACGTATCCAACTACACCACCAAATGTTACATCTCCATCTATTGAGATAAATGTTCCCAACTTTGGCATAGTTAATATTCCATTTGTTGTTAATTCGTTGAATGTGTTCACAAGTGTTAACTTAGGAATTTCAACAGTTACTAACGACCCACTTCCTGATGGCATCTACTATCTAAAGTATTCAGTGGCTCCAGCAAACGTAAACTTTGTTGAAAGAACAATCATGCGTGTAGAAAGACTTCAAGAGAAGTTTGATGGAGCATTCATGAGACTTGATATGATGGAGTGCGATAGAGCGATTAAGACACAATCTAAGGTGGAGCTTACAACTATATCATTCTTTATTAACGGAGCTATAGCAGCTGCAAATAATTGTGCTACAGTTGAAGCAAATAGATTGTATCTTCAAGCTGACAAAATGCTGAACAATTTCTTAAGAAACAACTGTGGATGTTCAGGAAATAATTATGCAACAGTAACAACCTATTATTAATATGGCAAAGTGTTCAAGATGTGGAGCAAGTGTTGGGTGTGGATGCAATCTGAAAAATGGATTGTGTGCATTTTGTGCACAGAAGAAAAAAGATGAAATCACAGTTGTTCCACCATCAGATAAAAATTAAAAGATATGTTACAACCTAGATTAACGTCTTGTCCTGAATGCGTTGAAATTCCAACATTGTTGCAGGATATCGAATGTAAGATTACAGAAGTTGCAAAGAATCTTTACAACAACACTGTGTTTGCATTGAATATGCCTGTTCCATTTACAACATTGATAGATCTTCTAAATTATAGAAGAATCTTGACATATAAGTATTGTAACCCAGATTACGCTAGTCAATTTAGCGTATGTCAAATAGCTAGTAAAGTGAAACTTCTAAAATATAAATAAATGAGCTGCTCTAATTGCTTTAACGGATGCACAGAAATCATATCTGATCAGTGCGTAAGATATACAGGATTTAATATTCCTGCCTTGGGTATTTCCAATGGTGATACACTTGCTAGTGTTGAATTACAAATTTCAACATTCATTATAAATTTGTCTACTGGTAATGGGGTTATTCCTGTCATTAATCCAGCTGATCTCTGCCCATTGGTGAGTGGGTTTCTTCCAGGGTCTGGTACCATTACACTTAATAATGTCATCTCAGCACTGATAAAATCAATTTGCGCTTTAAAAACCAGTGTTACAGCAATTGAGTCAACACTCACCACCCTTAATGCCAATTACACAATTGGATGTCTTACAGGTGTAACAGCATCTTCTGATACACACGACATTCTCCAAGCAGCTATTAATAAGCTGTGCTCAACAGCTGCTGATCTAACAGCACTAGAGCTTGATGTTGATACAAACTATGTTAAACTGGCCGACTTAAATGCGCTTATTCAAGCATATTTAAACAGTATTGCTCCATCTAATTTGTACAGAAACAAAATGGTACCATACATTGCGTATGAATACTATGGTCCTATTACAGGCTTTGATATTACAGGAGCAGGCTCTGGTTTGTTTGCAAACGTATATTTGTGTAATGGTAGCAATGGTACACCAGACAAGAGAGGACGTGTTGCTGTAGGAACTACAGATGGAACTATGGCTGGTACAATAACAATGAGTTCAATTGTCAATCCATCTACACCAGGTAATCCGAGCTATTCATTGAATGGTTTAGCAGGTGCGAACAATGTCACTTTAACAACAAATCAAATTCCTTCGCACACGCACACAGCTACAGGTACATCTACATCAACAGCTACTCCTCACAGTCACTTCATTGCTAAGAGTGGTGCACAAGCTGGAGATTTAGATACACAGACTCTTGATACTTTGTTTGATGCAGGCGATAACTACTCTTACAATCTTAAACAAACAGTAGGAACTGCTGATAGAGGGCCAACTAGCAATGCAACAGTAGTTGTTACTACCAGTACTAGTGTAGTTGTTGATGTAACAGGTGGTGGTCTATCACACAATAACATCCAGCCTACAATAGGTGCATATTACATAATGTATATTCCATAAAACTATGCCATTTAATACTAATTGCCCAGGATGCGGATCTTTAGGTCCATGTGGTTGCAGCGGTGACCATTGTGAATTTGTTTCTTCTGAAAATGTAAAATATATAGGACCAAACCTAGCAGGAACAGGAATACAAAGCTGTGATAATCTCACAGTTGCATTACAGAAGATTGATAATGCAATTGCTATTATAGAAGCACAGATTTCTCCAACACCACCTACAACAACCACAACCAGTACATCAGCTGGTCCAACAACCAGTACAACTAGTACAACAACTTCAAGACCTGGATTTTATTCTTGGTATTTAGGAGGACTGGCAAATATTGCAAATCCATGTACGTCAGCTATACTACTACCTATATTGTATACATCTGTTCCTGTACTAGCAAATGGTGTAGTTTTATATACCAACAGTGGTTTGACAACTACTTATAGTGGATATATTTACATAACCAATTTGAGCACTAAGTGGACAGTATCAAGTGGAGGAGTGTTAAGTGCAGCAACTTCTTGCTAGTAACACATAAATTAAAAGTTTGTGTGTATCTATAAACTAAATTCAAATAAACTCTACTTTATTGGTTTTGTAGAGTTTCTCCCAGGCATTTAATGTCTGGGAGTTTTTATTTGGAAAAATGATTAAATTTGAGTACATATAACTCTGAAAATCAGCAACACAAGATGTCAACATTAAGAAAGCTAGTCTCTGACGTTAGGAGCACGCACAAAATCATATCAACAGATAGTCTTATCACAGACAGAGCAATTGCCTCTGAAGTGCGGAATAATGCACTATTGTTGATAAAAAGAGAAACCAATCTTAGAAAACTCTGGGCAACAGATACACTTTTCACGACAATTCCATGCTTGGAAATGTGTGAGGTGCCCATCTCAGAATGCTGTAATTATGCAGATCCTTGTTCTGTTGCAAGATCAACATATCAACTTCCTAGAATATCTGAAGGAAATTATCAATATGTTATTCAAGGTGTTTATTCAATAAACGCAATGTCTGGACAAGGCACCAAGATAAAAGAGATCACTGTCAATCGTTATCTTAATCTATTAAAACTTCCTGTTATTAAAAATCAACTGTATTTCTGGATTTCAAATGGTTATCTTTATGTCAACAATCCAGCATTACAGGCTGTTAGATTCGTAGCTTTATTTGAAGAAGACGTACCTAACGATATTATGTACCCTGAATGTGGATGTGGAACTCCAAGTTATACGACTGACCAGCTTTGTCAGAACCCTTTAGATAAAGAGTTTGCTCTTCCAGGATACTTGGAGAAGCAAGTGCTAGATCTAACCTCACAGAAGCTTCTACAGAGCTATTTCAATCTGAAGACTGACATGACTGATGATGGAATAGATGGTCAATCACCAAACTCACCACAATTTAGATGAGAGTACCAATAGATTGGCGAAGTGCCTCAAAAGAAAACTACAATAATTTCAAGAGTGAGAAACCTGAAATAAACCTCTCTTTCGATGACTGGAAGAGAGTTGTTTATGGTTTCAATGAGATGTTTGTTGAACACATGCTTGAAACAGGGGAGAAGGTGAAACTCCCATGTGGAATAGGAGACTTTGCAATCAACAAAAAGAAAAGAGTGAGAACCACAATAGTTGATGGTAAAGAGTATATAAATCTTCCAATCGACTGGAAAAAAACTAGAGAGAAGGGAAAGTACATTTACAACTTCAACTACCATACAGAAGGTTATTACTTTGGATGGAAGTGGTTTAAAAGATCTTGTAGATTTAAGTTTTCTGATTTGTGGCTATTCAAACCAACAAGACAAAACTCTAGATTGATTAACCACTATTTGAAAGTTGACGAGAAGTACCAACATATTTATGCAACATGGAATCGTAATTAAAAATGGCATATTACTATAAATTTAACTTCGTAAGCCCAGATCCAATCTACTCCACTGTCAAAGAAGAATTGAAAAGCTACTTTGATACAGGTGCTGTAGATGATTTGTTATTCCCCACCTATCTAGACAAATGTCTTAGAAAGCTGGGAAGAGCTACATACGTGATAGCTGAGACAGCTCTTGTTGTTGATAACTTCGAAGCAAGACTTCCAGATAACTTTTATGCTGTTCGTGAAGCATGGATGTGTACAGTGATTAATGGTTTCCCATATCAAACAGCCAACTCATTCTATTCTCAAGCATCTACACAAACCACTATACAGGTGAGTCCAATCACTACGGCTTGTTCTACTGAAAGTCCTTGTTGTGGAAATGTAGGATGTGATGGCTCTTGTATGCCTGAGTTCATGCAAACTGTCTACAAGACAAACAATGAGACAGCAATGACCTACCAGAGACAATATCTTCTAAAGCCAGGAAACATTTCTGCAAGAGGACATTGTGATGTTAACTATACAGATAACTGGGAGATGTATGGTCAAGGATCTGTTCCAATTCATAACTTTACACCAGGTTCATCCACTTATGATTCATTCGATATTAGAGACAACAAGTTTGTTACGAATTTCAGAAATGGCGTTGTCCATCTTGTTTTCTATGCTCAAGATTACGACAGTCTTGGAAACCAGCTTATTCCTGATAATTATCGTATTAGAGAATATCTAGAGCACTTTATTAAATACAAAGTGTTTGAAATGTTGGTTAATCAAACCAATGATGAAACATTTAATCAGCTTCAACAAAAGCTTGTATATTACAAGAGTCTTTCTGACGAGGCATTCATCATGGCAGACATTGAAATTAAGAAGCAAGATGTCTGGACTAAGCAGCGTAGAATAAGACAACAATTGAATAAATTTGCTATGTATGAGCTTCCTAACAGAACAAATCGTTGGGGATATAGAAGAAGATATAATTAATACCTATGGCTGAGCAAGGAGAAGGTAACGTCAGACAGGAGTATAACAATGCCACTACAGGATTGAATCTTGATCAGTCACTGAATCAAATTCAAAAGGGGAGGCTAACTTATGCTCTAAACGCTGCTGTTGAAAACTTTGATTCTAATTCTGTAAACTATCAGAACGAATCTGGTAACGAATTCTGTATTCGTGTACCTGAAGGATCTGTTGTTATAGGTGAACACTTTATTATAGAAAAGAATAAACATATATTCTTTGTTACAAATCCCACAACAGGAGATAGCCAGATTGGCTACATGGATAATAATGATTGTGTTTACAGAGTGTTGGTAAATGCTCCTTGCTTAAACTTCAATATCAATTATCCTATACATAAAGTTGTCCATAGAATCACAAACTGCAATACAGAGATTTATTGGACAGATGGTTACAATCCTAGAAGATATTTGGACATTGATGACATTCCTAAGATTCTTAGATCAGGAAGCCCTCTCTGTAGTCCAATCTATACAGATGATCTTGATTGTAATCAACTTAAGCTACAGCCTAATTTTAATATTCCTGAGATAGTAATCACTGATGTTGTTAGTGGTGGAAATCTTATTGCTGGTACATATCAGTTTGCTGTTCAATACTCTGATCCAGCTGGTAACCCATTTACATCCTACTACTCAGTTACCAATCCTACACCTATCGCTGATGAGTTTATTATATCAGTTAACTTTAACTACCCTGTAGGAAAGTCTATTGTTGTTACCATTGACAACCTTGATACAACTGGACAGTTTGAATATTTTAATCTTGCTGTAATCAAGACAATCAATGGTGTAACATCTGTTGATCTTGTTGGTACATACTTTATTAACAATAGTATTAGACAGATTACATACACAGGTCAATCAACAATTGTTCTTGACATTGCTGACATCTTTGAGAAGTTTCCATTCTATGAGATTGCTCAAGACCTAACGGCTGTGCAAGATGTTCTTGTATGGGACCAGTTAACATCAATTGATAGAATCAACTATCAACAAATCGCTAATAATATTGATTTGCTATGGGAAACTTGGAGAATTCCTCCAACAGAAAACTACGCAAACGAAATAAACGCAACGAATCTAAGAGGATATCTTCGTGATGAAGTGTATGCTTTTGAGATAGTTTTTCTTTTAAAGAATGGAAAGCAGACAGATGGTTTCCATATTCCAGGAAAAGCTATTACAGCGTACGAACAATTACTACCAAATATTCCTGATACAGATCCAGATTTTATAGGACAACCAGACCCATTAACGCATGATGCACCGTATTGGAAGATTTATAACACAGCTTCTGTCACAGGATTCTCTCCAGAATATTCAACAAATGTTTCTTACAAGGGACCATATCAATTTGGGGAATTTGCCTATTGGGAATCTGCTGAAGAATACCCATGCAACACAGACGTGTGGGGAAGTCTTGCAGGACAAAAAATCAGACACCACAAGTTCCCAGATGTAAACATCTCACCTATTTACGAAAGTAAAATCTTCTCCACACCACAAACAATGGTGATGGGAAATGATGCTGTTTTTCCTATTGGTGTAAAACTTGATCCTTCACAAATACTAAATTTAATTCAGGTATCAAATCTTACAGATGATCAGAAAGCTGACATTGTAGGATTTAAAATTGTACGTGGTGATAGAAGTGTTAACAAGTCTATTGTAGCTAAAGGTATTCTTAGAAACGTTGGTGAATATCAAAGAGAAGATCAATCGTTCTATTTCCCCAACTATCCTTACAACGATCTTAATGACGATCCATTTCTTACAACAACAAACAATGCTTACCAAGGTCAGTGTGAGCCATTTAATATATTCATCACTAGCCTAGGAACTGATCCAGTCACTGGTGTTCCATTAGCTAGAATTCAATATTATTCTTGTGAGAACAACAAAATTGTTTACAAGGATTACACTTCTATACAGGATGATGAGCTTTGTGCTGTTGGTAGACCAACAATAATTATTGGTGGAGGTGATGTAGGATATGCTAACTATGATGTTTATGAATTGGATGCTCCTCTAGGTGCTACATTCACAGCATCTTATGATGACAGATTCTTAGGTCCAACAATTTTAAGTGTTGGTGACACAGCTGACATTGTTGAGGTGGTTGCTGGTACAGCAGTAATATGTACAGCAAGTTGTGCAGATGCTCAAATAAACCTTATATCACAAGTGAGATCAGCATTAAGTTGTGGTGGTACAACACTACTTGATGGTTTCACTGATGAGAACAGATATAGACAAGTCTTCAACTCTCCAGAGACATCATTTGGTCAACCATTCCTAGCAGACATTCTTAAGCTAGAAAGTGTAATGTTTGGTGCAGGTAAAGCTCACTTTGTAGAGGTGAGGGATAATGCCAAATACAAACTGCTCACTGAAGCTGCACAGAAGGCTGCTCTTGATAGTTCTGCTAGACTTGGAGGTATCACTACACCATTCAGTGCGACAGCCATGTTCACTGCATATCAGTCTTATTTGACCATCTACGTTAATGGTATCACTAGAAGAAACTACGCATACTCATTTAATTCTATTGCTGATTATAACTATGGTGTAGGTGTTCCTGATAATCAAGGAATCAAACAAAGAGAACTTGATATATCTAGATACTTAATCCCAGGTGTACAAGCTCTTGGTGATGATCTTCCAATCAACAACTGGAACAGAGAAAGCTCTGTTTTTGTAAAAACAAACATAGACACTACAGCTCTTCCCTATCCTAACCAGAGTCCAAACATGCTTTCTGGAATAACAAGTATTGTTTCAGACAGATCAAGATTCACTATTTCAGAAATAGGAAACTGCTCAACACCAGCTAAAGAAGAACCTATACAGGTTGTTTCATATTATGCATCACTGAAAGATATAATCATCAATCAGTGGGGACAAATCTATTCATACGAAACAATTGATACAGGTTATCAATACATAATTAACTCACCTAATCCAACCACTACAGTGTTTGGTGGTGATACATTTATTAGCAGGTTCGCATTCAAAACAAAGCTTCCATTCTTTATTGACAATAGAGTGAATGCTCCAGATGATAGTGACATCTTCTATGATGAGATAGGTAATGTTGCCTATCCTAGATACTGGCACTCTGCAAGATCAATTCTCGAGAACTACAGCATTCCTGGACAAGGAGTGATGGCAAACATCATTTCTTACAAAGCACATAACTTTGACTGTCCTAATGAAGTGGGAACAGATGTGATTATATCTACATCCACCACCACTACTAGTAGTACAACATTCCCTCCAGGTGGATCTGGAGCAGTGACACCAAGCTCAACCATTACATATTATGATGGTTACTTCTATCTGTTTGCCTATGGTATTCCAAACTTCTATTGCGAGAGTTCTTACAACCTTGATTTAAGACAAGCATTCAACAATAGAGAAGGAGAATTCTGGCCACATGTTAGTACAGACATTCCAGATGATTGGGTTCAGGAAAGTTTTGTGCCTATTGCACAAGACAACACCTACTTCTATAACACCACATTCTCTAAGCAAAACAAAGAGAATACGTTCACTCATTTGCCTCCTGATTGGGAAGCAAGACTTTGTTTTACAAACTATCCATTCAGAACAATCTATTCTGATGCCCAGAACATTGATGCTGACAATAGAATAAACAACTGGCTTATCTATAGAGCTATTTCTTACTTTGATTTCCCACAGAACTATGGAAATCTTGTAAGCTTAGATGGTATACAAAACAAAGCTATTCTAGCCAGATTTGACAATAAGTCATTATTATACAATAATCTATTGACTATCGACACAAGCAACCCTCAAGCTGCTTATGTAGGTAATCCATTATTATTTAGAGGTGCTCCTCCAATTGACTTTGCTGAAACTGATCTTGGATATGTAGGAAGTCAACACAAGATGCTTCTAAAGATTCCTCAAGGTCAAATTACAATAGATGCAAAGAGAGGACAAGTGTTCTTGATTCAGGGAACACAAGTGACTGACTTGTCTGGGTTTGGATCAGGAATGAACAGATTCTTTGTTGAGCATCTACCATTCATGATTGATAATAACTTCCCAGATGTGAAAATTGACAATCACTTCAAGGGAATAGGACTACATGGTGTGTATGATGCTGTGTATGATAGAGTGATTATTACAAAACTTGATTATGCACCAAAGTCAAATAACATTCTATATGATCCAGTGGAACAAAGTTTCTACATCAATAATGTTGTTAATGGTCTAACCATAAGACAAGATGTTAGTCTTAGTGATGAAGAATACTTCTGCAATGTATCATGGACATTGTCTTTCAACATGAATACAAAGAGTTGGATAAGCTTCCACAGCTATCTTCCAAACTTCTATATTGCAGAGAATAACTTCTTCTATTCTGGACAAAATAATTGCTGTGAAGAGTTTGATTTCTTAGTGGGAACATTGGTTCCTAATCCAACTACTACCACTACAACATCAACAAGTACGACATCAACTTCTACAACTTCTACAACCTCCACGTCCACATCAACTACTAGTACGACCACTAGTACAACATCTACGTCAACCACTAGCACTACGTCAACTACTAGTACGACAAGTTCTACAACCACTACAACAACTACAGCTATACCACCAACTACAACTACAACAACTAGCTCAACTAGTACAACTACCACTACAGGCATTCCTACCACAACTACAACTACAACTACTACTCTTCAATATACATTCTTGATATACGATGTAGATGTAAATTGTAATACCACCAATCCTCAACCATTCTGGTCATTTACAAATTATGCAAATGGCTTCTATTATATAAATGGTAATTTGAGTACTTTGTATTATTTGCAATCAAATACACACACAAACTATACAAATGAAATAACTCAAGTGTTGGCTGGAACTTGTGGAACTACAACCACAACAACTACCACAACTCCACCTTCGACTACAACAACTACAACTACTCAGGGACCTACCACGACTACAACAACTACCACTCAAAATCCAATTACCACTACAACTACAAGTACAACAGTAACTACATCAACTACTCAAATACCATCTGAATGTTACATATTAACATCAGCTCCATTTGGTGGTTGCACATTTGTATACAAGAATGAAAATGGTGTAACTATAACTTACAACATACCTTCTGAAGATCAAGGACTATGCTTCACTGCATGTGTCACTGAAGTTATAAGTGATGATTGTGGATTCTTATCTCAAGGTGTTGGTTGTCTTGATCCACAATGTGATTGCTCCCCTCCACCAACTACTACAACTACTACAACTGAGGGACCTTCGTAATTAAATAAATAACATGTCAAAGACAATCACTATAAAGCTAACAAAGACAGGCCCTAACGCAGGGCCTTTCACCATCACAGATGCGTTTGGGAATGTTATTGCCTCTGGTGTAACACTTTCACAAGTGACTACAGGCATTAGTTTCATTGTAGATGATAGTGTTGATTTGATTACAATTACATCTGAAGGAAAGTGTGCGTACCAAAAATCATTCCCTGTCACTACCATTACAGAAAATCAATATCAAAATACTCCTTTAGAAACTATTCAGACAGCTTGTGTATGGAGACATCTTAATAACCATACAATATATAATATATTCTACGGAAACATAGAACCATATATTATTGAATATCCTTTTGCATATCAATACCAAGATGAGATTCTTCAGAATGTAAAAGACTATACCAAGGTGTACAAATACTTTAGTGATCCTTATGGTGTGTCAAATGATGTATCAAGAATAGAACTTGACAATGCATGGTTTAATAAAGCTGTTCTTTACAATGGACAACAATCAACAGGTGTGCTTGAGCTTGTGCCAAAACCAATAAACAATTTGAAATCCTACTTACAATATCCTATATTAAATGCTGAAAGCAAGACTATTACATTTACCAAGAGTGATAACTTCTATCAGTACAATACATTCTGGTCTGTAGTGAAGGACAAGAGCATACCACTCTTTGTCAGAACATGTCAATCACTTTCTCTTGATAAAGAAGTGAATCAAATCAACATGGACTATGGATCAAGATCATTTAAGAAAGAACCTCTCAGAGCTAAAGAATTGAAAATCAGACACATTCTTGATAATAAATCAGATGCTCATTTAGTTTCACAATTCATTATTGGAGCAGCACAAATAAGTTACAAGTAATATGAAAGGATGGTTAGATAACTTTGGGAAAGCAGAAAACGCTAATGATTCAAACGTTAGCTTTTCTGAAGGCTTTGTTGGACTAGGATATAACACTAAAGGAAGAAACTATTCTCCTGCATGGGGAGGACAGTTTCAAAGAGGTGGCAATCTTATTCCAGTTTCACCAATGGAACAAATCACTGGACAAGCACCTTCTGTTATTTCTCCAACTGTTCCATATTTACAAACAAAAGATCCTGTAGAGTTTTATCAATCATGGATTCAAAGTCCTGAATATGCAAGAAGACAACTTCTTACAGGATACTCCCCATCTGCTAAAGATGAATCTTTAAGTGTTCCAAGTGCAGCAGCTTCTAGACAAATTAGACTAGAGAGTTTACAGAATATTGATCCAATTACATATAGCACAAGACAACCATCTGAATCAAGACCTGGAGTTTATGGAAGTTCTTCTACAGTTAATATCAATCCACTAGACTACATTGATACAAATAGAGGTATGGTAGAAGCTCATGAGCTTGCACACATTGCTGGTGCAATGGAGAGTGAAGGAACTACACGTCCAGGCGTAATGAGTGCTAGAGAGCAAGAGATATTCAAGAAGTCAATGCTTCCTATGAAAGAACCTGTTCTATCTGGTCCACAAGGTTCTCAACAGAGAGAAGCTAGTAAAAGAGCTCTTGAAGACTTCATGCATTCACAAAAACCAAAAGAACTTAAAGCTGATTTAGATGCTCTTCGTTTTACAATGTATGATAAAGGCATTTATGATATTACAAAGGGGCAAAAGTTTACAGAATCAGATTTTGAAAAAGCAAAACAAAATTTGGGGAAAGACAGAGTTTTCAAAAGATTAGAAAACAGAGTGGGTAAGAAAAACTTTGTCAACTTAATGAACACTATTGCTAAAGCAGACGAAGAAGAATTACCAATGGCAATGGGTGGTATGTCTATTCCTGGTTCTGTAGGATTCACATACGCACGTACAGCTGGTTCTGCTCCTAGTAAAGGAAAGTATGCAAAGAAGACAATGGCTTCTGCACAGAATGGAAAAGGCGTTCAAAAGAATAAAACAGCAAGCAATGTTGATTCTACTTTAGAAAATATATTTGAAATAATTGATCCAAGTGGAATGAGTTCTTGGGATGATGTTTACAAATCATATCAAGAAACTGGAATGTCTCCTCAAACAGAACTTGAAATATTTGGAGCATTACCTCTAGGAAAGGTAGGTACAGCAGGTAAACTTTTAGGACCATTACTTACTGCTGGCTATGCAAACAAAAGACTAAAAACTAATGCAAGTCTTATATCTAATATTTTACAGTCTATACCCTACATGGGTCGTGGTACAGATGCTACACAAGCTATTCAACAATATTCTGATGTTCCCTTCTTTCCTACAGCACCTCCAGCTAGTGTAGGTCAATTTGGAAGATATGCAGGAATGCCATCTATGGATTTACAAAAGAAGCAGAATGGTGGAGAAATGCGATTCTATCAGAATGGATTGGATTGGAAACCAAAGAGTATGCAGAATGGTGGAGAAGAAATATATGAAGGTCAACCACTTCCTGAGGTCACCATAACTCCTTACGATCAACAATATCCATTTTATCAAACTCTTTCTCCTGAACAAAAAAAATATATCAATGATGAAGGTCCAATAGGAAGAGGTATTAGAGCAATTGCAACAACTGGTAAGATAGGACAAACTGCTAAAGATATATCAACACCTTATAGAACTGTTCAAGAAGTTGCATCAGAAGTAACTGGAGTTCCAGGCACCATAAGATTTGCAGGTGATCCTGTTAAAAATCTAAAAGGTGCAGGTAAAACTTTATTGGATCTTGGTATTACTGGAGCTGCTGCATTTTCGCCAACTGGGTATGGATCACTTGGTGGATATAATCCAATTACGAAAGAGGAATTATTTAATCAACAAAATCTAGAAGGAACATTTAATACATTAGATACATTTAGTTTAGTTCCTCTAATGACAGCACCAATTGCAAAACCAATTGGAATTGCAGCTGGAAAAGCAGTTGCCCCACATCTTAAAAGTATATCAAATGTTACAAATGAAACATTAGATGCAATAAAGGAGATTGATCGCACTAGACAATTAGAAAAACTTGCAGTGGCAGATGTTCCTGCATTGAGAGATATTGATAAGGTTAAAGATGTTAGAAACTTTGGTAAAGAAATTGCTGAATTAGAATCAAAATTAAGAAATCCAAATCTTAATGAATTAGGTCCACTTCGTGAAAAATATACAAAACTTAGCGCAAAAGCTAAAGAAATTGAATCACTTGGTATAACAGATGTCAGAAATAAATTAAATTCTATAAATGATAAACTAAAGACGCTATCAGATTTTAAGCTCGATGATTTTATTAGTAATCTAAAAAAACAAGGAGCTAATAAAGTTGCTTTAGAAACATTAAGGAACAACCCAGATTTAGCATTACGCTATTCTAATACAATATCTTCTTTTAGTAATAATCGAATGGCGGAAGAGCTAATTACTGGAGATGTACTATCAGCACTTGAAAATTTTCGAACATATCCTAATTTAGGAAAAGTATCAGATTTTTCTCCAAACTATACAAATATTTCTACAAATAGAGTAGACCCTACTACTGCTGATATAGAATGGTCACAACGTCCAGCATTGAAAAAAGTAGATAATAAACTATATGTAGATTCTTATGGATGGGGCGATGAGGGTGATGAATTTTATTCATATCCATTTTACAAAAATATTGGTGATAAGATAATAGATACTTATGCTAATTTAAGACTTCCATCAGCTTCAACTATTCCACAAATACCAAATTCAACTGGTGCTTATGAGCTAATGCCATCTTTGTTTGCTGACAGATATAATGTGGGAAGTATGCTTCGTCAAGCTTCAAGATTCATCGATGAAAATCCAGATGGAGTAATGTTTCCAGCACGTAGTTTATCAGCTGATAGTTATCCATTGGCACTTAACATGATGGCCCGTGAATTAAAAAATAATCCTGATTCAAAACTAAGACTTATTGGATTTGACAAATCTAATGAACTTGGATTTGCTGACAGAATAAATAATCCTGAATTAGTAAGATCTGAACTTTCTCAAATAGTTAAGGAGCTGGAAGGTATTTCTGGACAATCTCTTCCTAAACCCTATATAAACAAAAGTGAATATGCTAATAGCTTAATATTACCAAAGTTTGCTATATCCAAAGGTTCAACAAATAAAGCAATTCAAGACTATTTAAATAAAAATTCAATAGCAGACAGACTTGGTGTTAAAAGATCTGTCTATGATGCATCTTCTAATGCTCCTATTTCTAGTCCTCCACAAACTATTGATTTTGATTTTTCTGATTATGATTTCGATACTAATTTTAAAAATGGTGGAGTGACCAAAGATAATCGAGGATATTGGAATCCAGACAACTGGGGAAAGCCTGTAGAAATAGATTCTAATAACATAACAATGCAAGGAGTGTACGAACCCCTTCTTGGTGTGTCTGACACTGGTGACACTAAGCTAATGAAGCCAGGAAAGAATTATAAATTCAAGGGTAAGAAAGTGACAGAGTTTCCTGTTGCTAAATTGGGAATCAATCAATTAGATGCTCAACCAATGAAAAAATTAAATCAATTACTTAACTTTACAAATAACCCAGACAAGGATAACTGGCTGGATAAATACAATTGATATGAAGGCTGAAATTTTAAAGATAGCAGGTGTTAAGTCTGAGAAGGAGTTTTATAAAAAGTTTCCTACAGAGGAGTCTTTCATGGCTAAGTATGGAAAACAAGTAAAGAAACTCCAACAAGGAGGAGCAATGGCAATGATGAATAAGCTTGCTGGAAGCAATGCCTTTGCTGCTGGAGTTCAGTCTGTTGGTGATGTTGTTGGTGGTATTCAACAAATGAAGGATGAAAAACAAAACATGCTAAAGGCTCAACAAATGGCTGGTGTGAGTGATGTTTCTCTTCAAGCTTCTATGACACGTCCTGAGCAAGTTCAGAAAAAATATGTACGTCCAGAAGATAATATTAATACAGGACAAGAGTTCTTCCCAATTTATGGTGTAGGAACCACTCTTGCAAAGAATGGAACAGAGATAGCAAATACATTTGCTCCTAATACTATTTACACAGATTTAGAAGAAGCTCAAGGTGGATTAAACCTTCCACAGTTTAAAACTAATCCTGACTTCATGAAAATGGCAACAGGAAAAAATGCTGTCCAGGGTCAACTATCTGATGTATATGAATTTGCAGAACAAGGTGGTGGAGATGCTTTAGCACAAGTTACTGCTGGACTTGGAAGTCCAAAAGGATATGGCGTTACTGGTGCTGGAAGAGTAGGTGCTGGAATTGGAAGTGTAGCAGGTACATTACTTGGTGGTCCAGTTGGAGGAATGATTGGAAAGGTTGCTGGTCAAACTCTTGGTAATCTTGTAGGTAGCGGAAATGTTAGGAAAACAAAACGGTACGAAGGTATAACTGATCAAAATGTAATGGCAAGTGCTCTTGGTCAAGGAGCACAATCTCTTCAGCAAGCAAACGCCTCTTATATGAGAGATGGTGGTATTGCAAATCCACAAGTAATTAATCAGTTTGGTAATTACAAATTGAGTCAATTGTTACAACCTGATCCAACAATGGATACATTACGTGCAGGTGGACATTTGAAAAGTTACACTCCTCCTAGTGAACGTGCAATGTATACAGGAAGAGATAAGTTTGCTATGGGTGGTGATCTTGAAACTCATTGGGGTGGATATGCAGAACCTATGTCATACAATCCTTATCTTCCTGAAGGAGGAGAAACTGTAATGTTTAGAGGTAAGTCCCACGATGAGTCTGATGGAAAAGGTAATACAGGTATTGGAATCACTTATGGTGATAGTCCTGTAGAAGTGGAAAGAGGAGAACCAGCTTTACAACTTCGTAATGGATCAGATGGGGAAAACAGTCTTACAGTGTATGGTAACTTAAAAGTTCCAAAGTTTGGTGCTGAGATGATTGGTGCTCCTAAAGCGGCAGGTAAGAAGTTTAAAAACTATGTTGCTGACCTATCTAAAACTGAACAGAAACAAAATAAACTTATTGATAAGGCTGTTACAGAACTTGACAACCTAGATGTTAATAATCCTTACGACCTACTCAAGTTTGAATCATACAAAGCAAACATGCTTGGAGCAAATCAAAAGCTCAAGAACATTGCTGATGAGAAAATAAAACTAGCTGATCTACAATCTGCTATCAATGACACTGCTGAAGAATATAATCTTGTAGCTGATGATTTAGCACAGGGTAAAGTGAAGCAAGCTAAGAAAGGAGCTTCTATTAAGAAAGCTCAAGGTGGTGAAGACATTAGTGATAAGATATATAGAGATGCTTTAGCATTGGAACCTGGAGTTAGATATATGTTAGAAAATCAACTAGAGACTTATCCAGAATACATTGATTTACCAGGGGTTGATGTACTTGCTAAAAGAGAAATGCAAAGAGGACCAGGAAGTTTAGAAATTAAAGTTCCTGAAAGTGTTAAGAAGGCAGGAATTAAACAAAAATCCAAGCCTACTAAAGAAGAATTTGATTGGATGACAATAGCTAATCAAATCTTACCTTACGTGAGACCAACTGATGCAGAAGCTCTTGATCCACGTCAGCTATCTGGAGAGATGCTTGCTCTTGCTCAAAATCAATTAGAGCCTGTACAAGCACAAACTTTCCAACCACAATTAAGCACACCTTATGATATTTCTCTTCAAGACATTATCAATAAGAACCAAGCTGATTACAGAGCTGCTCAAAGAATGATTGGATATAATCCAGCTGCATTAGCTGCATTGAATGCACAGAAGTATCAAGCAAATCAACAGGTGCTTGGTGAGCAGTTTAGATTGAATCAATCTATGAGAGATAAGGTGTTTGCTGAAAATAGAAATCTTCTAAATCAAGCTGGTGCTCAAAATCTTGGAATTCTTGGCGAACAGTATGTAAGACAACAACAAGCTCTTTCTAATACAAAGGCTACAGCACAGGCTGCTCTTAATTCTATTTCTGCTAAATATCTACAGAATCAAGCTGAGAACAGAGCCCTTCAGACATACGAGAATCTTTACAATTACAGATTTGATCCACGCTTCAGAGCAATGAATATGAATCCTCTTGCTCAGTTTGCTCCTCAAGGATCTGGAGCTTCTGACACACCGTTTGGAAATATGACTTCTGACCAATATAAACTCATGGCTCTTCAAAAAGAACTTGAAGAAAAAACAGCAGCAGAAATGGCTAAGAAATCATCAAGTGGTAAAAGAAACGGAGCTCTTGTAAAAGCAATCAAATCTATGTAATGTGCATAGAATAATATATTACTACTAAATTTGATAAAACAATAATAACATGGCTTCATTTACAGATGCAATACCACAGTTTAACCCATATATTCAACAGCTTCCTGTTGAGGCTATGGTTAGAGTTGGTATGGAGAAGCAACAGCGTTACGACCAAGGATTGCAAAAGATCCAATCTCAGATAGATCAAGTCGCAGGATTAGATATTGCTCGTGATGTAGATAGACAGTATTTACAATCAAAGCTTAATGAACTTGGCTCTAAGTTAAAGACTGTTGCAGCTGCTGACTTCTCCAATTATCAATTAGTCAATTCTGTAGCAGGGATGGCTGGTAGTGTTGCCAAAGATTCTAATGTATTATCTTCTGTACAAGCAACTGCTGCATACAGAAAAGAACAAAAGTTCATGGAAGAATCCAGACAAAAAGGCGAGTCTGCTATTCAAAATGAATATGACTTTTCAAGACAGTCAAGTGATTGGTTGAACGATCCTAATTTAGGCGCAAACTTTAGTGGTAGATATAGAAAGTATATTGATGTAGATAAGAAGTGGCTAGAAGTCATGAAGACTCTACACTCAGATCTTTTGGAAGAAGACATCCCATATGAATACAATCAAGATGGTACGCTCAATGTTGGTGCAACAGCACAAGCAATGCAAAGAATTAGTAAGGAAGGCGTTAGTGCTGAAAAGATTCAAAATGCATTAAGAGCTAGTCTTTCTCCTGATGAGTTAGAACAATTAAATATTAATGGTAGATATCAGTTTAGAAATATAACTGATCCTGAACAACTTGCTACATTAGCTACAGCAAAAACTGCATCTGCAATAGCACAGAATAATAAAACTATTATAGAGCTTCAAGGTGCTCTAAAGATGTATGAATCTGATCCTGATAAATACGTTAAAGCTGAACAAGGAATAAAATCTTTGCAAGCAGTGAATAAAACATTAACCGCAGAGATGAATGAAGAGATAGAATTCATTAAAGCAAATCCAGAAGAAGCAAAGGGAATTATTTATAAAAATGGAGCAATAGAACAGTTTGCTAGTTCAAATGCTTGGGAAAATCAAAAGAATAATCTTTTGACAAATCCTATAAGACAAGATGAGTGGGAAGCTAAAAGGTTCAATTTATCACAAGCAAATCTTGCACTTGAACAAGATAAATTTTCTTGGAGTCAATTTAAAGATGATCGAGATTATCAGTTAAAACTTGACGAGGCAAATGCAAAAATGTTTGGTGTACCTGGTGGATTTCAAGTATATGGTGGAAAAAGTACAAACGTTCCCAATCAAAGAGTTGCTCTTTTGAAAGATGTTGAAAGTGCAAGTGGAGTAGTTGAAGATCAAGTTAATCAACTAGTGGATGCATTAAATGCTGGAGGAGGAACAAAGGTGCAAAAAATCCAAGTATTGAATGCATTGGAGGCTTATAGAAAAGGAGATGTCTCTGCGTATGAGTCTCTTATACCTAATGATTTGAAAGACTTAGCAAATTCAGTAATCACTGCTAAAGGTGATTTGAGTAGAAAAGAACAATTCTTAAAAACTGTTGAGGAAGAAGCTGCAAATTCTCCAGAACTTCAACAGATTAAAAATGAATATGGTAATCAGCTTAAAGAAGTTGGTGCTTTAAATGTAACTATAAAAGGAAGAGAATATTTCTTCACTCCTTTTGAAGTGGCGCAGTATTTAACAAAAGTAAAAGAAACTGTAACAGGCGGTCAGGTATCTGGAACAGGTGCTACTGGTGGTCAAAAAGTAGAAACAGAAATATTATCTCCTCTTTCAGAAAGAGAGAAGATAATGTATGACAATAAAGCAATGTTAAGAGGATATTTTGCACCTTATAGAAGAGCAACATCAGATTATAACGGTCAATATAATTCTCTTATAGAGAAAAAAATTAGTGATAAAACTATTCAATACATCCCTAGAGAAGTTCCAATTATATTTGGAACGGGAGAAGGTAATATTGCAAGAAGTACTTGGGAAAATATATCCACATCATTATTGAGAAAAGTAGCAGATACTTCTTTATCTGGAATGGAAGGAGGATATGAAGGACTTTCTAGTAGCAGAGCGAGAGAAGTGTTGCAGTGGTTTGATTCTTCTGATAAATCAAATCTTCAATATAAGAAACTTGAACAAGGTGATCAAACTTCTCTAATTATTCTCAAAGGAGATGAAGAAGTTGTTATACCTTTAGATCCAAGAGAAGCACAACAGCTTCCAATAATTGATAAAGATTCTCCAAGCCCTCAATTAAGAAGACTAATAGAAGCGCAATCTATGGGTGGAAGAAATACAAATCCCACTGGAAGTTTTGAAAATGCTTATTTCCAAGGTCAATATATGCCTAGAGTTAATATGAATGTTAGAGCTGATATGAAGCACTCATTAGGATCTCCAGAAAAGCAATATTTGACTTTTAGATTAAAGCTTCCTAATGGAATAGTTTATCCATTACAGCCTCAACAGCCAGTAGATGCAACTGAGGGAATGAATTTTATAGGGAATCTTACTGATGAAAAGGTAAAACAGTTGTATCTTCAATCTCCGAATATTTCAGAGGAAGTTAAAAAAATTATTAGAACCATGTAATCATTGCTAGAATGGCTGATTTTGATAGAAACTTACAACCCATCATTAAAGAAACAGGTTACAAATCTTCTAATATTCCACTAGTTGCACCAAAGGATCCTCCAATGAACTTTAGTTCTGGACAAGGTGGTGGAGTTTCAGATCTTTCTCAGAAGGAAGATGTATTTGCTGAACTAGCAGCTGCTGGACAAAAGTTTTCTCAAAAGGGATTGTTTGTTAGCAATGCAGAACTTGAAGCAAATAAGAGATACAAAACTTTCAATCCTACAATTGGAGACTACGAAGACTTTGCTGCACAAGGGCAAGCTTGGTATAAGCAAGCTGCCAATGGTGTATTGAAAGGAGCAAACCTTGCAGCCACTACAGTAGCTGGTGGATTTGGTATGCTATATGGTGTTGGTAAGTCATTGTTATTTACACAGAAAATGTCTGATGTATTTGACAATGAAGTAATGCGTGGATTGGATAAGTGGAATACTAAAGTTGATAATGAGTTTCTTCCAAACTATTATACAGCTGCTGAGAAAAATTCTGAGTGGTATTCTACAGATAACTGGTTTACAACCAACTTTCTTTTTGATAAGTTAATCAAGAATGCTGGATTTGCAGTGGGGGCAATGGTTACTGGTAACATTGCAAATGCTGGACTTTTAAGACTTGGTTCAACAATAGGTAGCGCAGCTGCTAGAGCTGCAACTATTGCTGAAGCTTCACAAGGATTTAAACTTTTTACACCACTTCTAAGAAACACATCAAGAGCATTCTCAGCTGCTAAAAATGTAGAGGCTGCATCTATATTAGAAAGTCAGATTTCATCTATAGCAGATTTGTCTGCAAGATCTTCTGCTTTGGCTAACCTGGCTAAACAAACTACACAGTTTGCAAAGTTTGGTGATAATTTCAGAAGAACTGCTGTAGCAATTAATTCATCTGCTGGTGAAGCATCGTTCGAAGCTTTGCATACATCTAAAGAATTTAGAGAAAATTTAATTGAAGAGTACACTAAAAAAAATGGATTTGCTCCAATTGGTGAAGACTTAAAAAATATAAATGTTGAAGCTGAGAGAGTTGGTAAAACTGCTTTCTTTGGCAACATGGCATTGTTGTCTATTACAGAATATTCACAACTTCCATACTTGATGGGATCAAGCTATTCAGCAAGTAGACAAGCTGCAAACAGTTTGCTAGGAAGAGTTGATGATTTTGTAATTGATGAGACAGGAAAGTATGTAGCCAAAGCTGGACCAAAAACTAGATTTGGTAAACTTTATCAAGGTGTAAAAAGAAGTGGGGTTTATGTGTTTGATCCAAAAGAATCAGCTCAAGAGATTTTACAATATGGATTGCAAGTAGGTACACAAAACTATTTTAAGAAGGCTCAAGAAGGTGGAGAAGCTGATCTATTTGTAGATGGCTTCTTGTATGGATTGTTTGGTAAAGATAAATTTGGAGAAGGCGTAGGTGCTCTTGTATCTAAAGAAGGTATTGAGAGTGGTATTCTTGGAGGAATCACTGGTGGCTTGATGCAAGCAAGAGGTACCTATCGAGAAAGAAAAGCTCTGGCAAAGAATACAGAGATCTTTTTGAACATGATGAATAATGCACCATCGTTCAAAGAAGCATTTGAAGATAGACTTGCTGCTGCTAACAGAGGCGTTGTATTACAACAACAACATAGAGACGCAATCATCAATGGTGATAGATTAGAAGAGCGTGACTTGTACAGTGACCAGATGTATAACTATCTAGCACCACGTATCAAATACGGAAGATTTGATATGGTGATGGAAGATCTGGATGAACTTAAGAAAGGTGGATTGACTGAACAAGGTCTCACTGAACTTAAGGAACAAGGAATGGCAAACATCAACGATACTGTTGAAACCTTCCAGAAAAGAATCACTAGCATTGAGAACTCTGCAAAGGCTCTCAGTGATATGTATCAGGCTTTGAACATTAGATATGCTGGTGAGACTATAGAAGTTGATGGTGAACAAAAAAGAAAGTATTCTCCTTTTGCAATTGACATGCTTGCTTATGCAAGTACTAAAATTGCAAACTATGATGTAAGGATTCCTGAACTGAATGTTAAGTTGACCACTGCTGGTATTAATACACAAGCAATTCTCCAAGACATTATTGAGACAGGTAAACCAAACGCTGAAGCTACCAAAGAAGCTCTAGAAACAATTAACTCAATGAGTGTGACATCTGATGTTAAGGATGAACTCAAAGGCACTCTAGACGATGTTATTGAGCTATCTCTAAGAAGAAAGATGTTTATTGGAGAATACGATAGTATTAAGAATGATCCATTAAACTACGAACGTCCAGAGGAAGAAATCCAAGATGTAGAAGTTTCTCAAAAAGAAGGTAGAAAGAAAGTTCAGAAAACTTTAGAATTGGGCAAAACCTATTCTCTTGCTGAACCCATCACTTTAGAAAAAGGAAAGATCGTTCTTGCACCAAAGTTCACTGTATTATCCAGTACACTTGGTGGAGAGTTTGAAGTGCAACTACCTGATGGTACTGCTACGTTCTTCTCTCCTGAACAATTTAATAAATACAACATCACTGAAGAGGATAACACTTCTCAGGAACTTGAAGATGCATTGAATCAATCTATTGATGATGTACTTCAATATCCTGCCTTCAGAGACATATATGAGAAGCCAGGAGAAGGCGTAAACAAACTTGAATACATTAACTCTCTTGGTGATAAAAAGATCAGTGCAGCTGTTATAAATAGATTTAAAAGACTTACTAAAGAACTGCTTGAAAAACAAGCTAAGGCAAAAGAAATAGCTGATAAGATTAAAGAATCTAGTAGCTCTCTTGATAAACAACAAGAAGATATTTCTGACAACGAACCATTCCCTGTAGGCACTCTCCCAGAAGATGTTGGAGAAAGAGTTGATACAGGCGAAACTGGTAGAATGAAAAGTGCTATAGATTTCTTTGATTCTAGTATTACAGAGTCTGAGGAATTTGCTGACACTTCTAAGTCAGAGCCTCATGTAACAAGATCAAGAATTTTCTTAAATAAAATCAGAAAATTTAAGAATAGAAATAAGCTTAGAGCAATTGTATTTACATACAGCCAAGAAGAATCTCTTGGCCTATCTGGCATTACAGCTTTGTCATACAAAATGACACAAGAGCAAGTGGATGCTGATAAAGCTGCTTTTGAATCCAGAGTCATGAATGAAGACAATGGATTCGTAGCAATGGTATTTGTTGAGATTGATGGTAAGAAGAGATACTTTGTAGATCAGGATGGTAAGCGCATTGGTGAAGTGGGTCAACCTACTGATCTTGGAAAGGTTATATTCCAAACAATGCCTAGCACATCTATTACAGATAGTAGAGGAAATGATAGATATAGAACGAATGAGAAGGATGACTTTGTAAAGTTTGCAAAGATTTGGAGAAACAGACGTGTAGAACTTATGAAGCCTTCTACAGTTCCTCCAACTCTTGAATTTAGAGTTTCAGCAGGTTTTGCTAATACAAAAAAAGAGGGTGGTGTATATAAAAAGAATCCTGTAACTAGTTCTTTAGTTGATGAAACTGCAATAGCTACTATTCCAGGACTTATAAATGTTGTTACCACTGATACTATTTCATACAATGGTAAGATTGTAAATTCTAAAAAAGGACTTGTCTACATTCAAAATGGTGACCTATTACAATATCTAAACAATAATAAGCTTGGTAAGAAGAAAGCTGCTACAGCATACGAACTTATTAAGTCTATTATAACAAAGCTTGAGAAGGATGCTAGCGAAGGTAAAGCTCCTCAGTTTGACAAGAACAAATTATTGTTCTTGAAGAATGTTCTCAACTATAAGAAGATTACAGAAAACGCAAAAGATAATCAGTTTTGGTTTGACACAGAAAACCTCACTCTTAAGCTTGGATCACAATCATATAAGTTCTCAGAAATCGCTTCTAAAGAACAAGAGATTGTTGCTCAGCTTTCTGAGATGTATCATTCTGCCAATGCTAAAACATTGAGACTAGAAAGTCCATTCTTTGAATACTTCCTTGAAGATGGTAAGTTACAAGAAAGAGAATGGCCAAACTATCAATCCTATCTTGCCTCTGGTAAAGACAGAACTACAGATGAGATTCCATTTGTAACAATTGCAAATCCTACAGAAGCACAACCTTACGCATTTGCAGGTAAGTATGCTACGCTGATTAACTTTGAGACAGGTGATGAAGGATATGTACCAAGTGAGAAAGAACAAGATCCCCCAAGCCCTTCTAGCTCAGGTGCTCCAGTAAGACCATCAGATATAATTGAATCTGACGTTCCTGTTACAGTGGGACCATACACTCTTAACGATGGCACTGTAAACACTGTAACCATGTTTGGTGGTGAGTTTAGTTTCAAAGCTAACATTCTACCAAGTGGTGAAATTGAAATTGATGCAATCTCTCCAGAAACTAATGCAGAGACAATACAGAAGTTTGCTGACAATCCTAAAAAGATTGAAGTTGCTAGAAAGAAATATCCTACAGCAACAGAAGGACTAAATGATTTTGATGCAGCAACAGTGTTCTACATTGGTGAAGCAGCAAGTAAAGTGGAAGCTGCAATTAATGAAGCACCAGCTCCAGCTCCTGTTGCTCCAGAGGCTCCTGTTTCTGAAACTACTGAACCAACTATTGAAGAATCTGCACCTACTGAAGCTCCTGCACCTGTTGAAAAAGAAGCACCTAAAGAAAAGAAAGGACTATCAGGATTTAAGTCTGGTGTTAAAGATGAGGAAACTAGAAAAGTTCGTACTGGTGAACGTGGTGGAAGAATAAGTGATAGAGACATTGAAGCATTCAAAGCTTGGCATGCAAAGAATGTTCCTAACATACCATTTGAAATCCTTGAGAACATCATCACACTACATGATGGTTCTAAGGCATGGGGTGTATTTGAAGGCGGAGTTGCTAAGTTCTTCAGACGTGGTTTGAGTGGTACAGAATATCACGAAGTCTTTGAAGGTGTATGGAAAGCATTCTTGACAGAAGGCGAGAGACAAGCTATTCTAGATGAGTTTAAATCTAAGCGTGGTAGTTTCCTTGATAGAGAAAGTGGTCAACTTGTTGCATACAGTAATGCTACAGATAGACAAGCTAAAGAACGTATTGCTGATGACTTTGCTGACTATAGACTTGGTAAGCTGCCAGCTAGAACATTGTCTGAGAAGATAAGAAACTTCTTCAAGGCTATTGTTGACTTCTTCAAAAGCTTTGTTGCAAAGCCATCTCTCAAAGATGATTTGTTCAAGTCTATTGATACAGGTAAGTTCAAAGATTATGTTGTTTCAGAAGAAGCTAAATCAGCAGCTCCTGAATACAGAAAGATAAGTATAGCAGATGGTAGTGTATTATCTGAAGATGAGGCTTGGGCAATTGTTCAGGACATGACTATTACAATGTCTGAATACATCTTCAATAGAAACAACACTGATGGATTGGAAAAACTATTCAATCCAAGATCTGTCACTGGAAAAGAAGTGTACAATTTCTTGAGAAGTGAATATACTGACAACATAGAACTTCTTGGAGAAGAGGCTTTCAAAGATTTGTTCTTGAGATCAAAAGATCTAATTAGAACAATGGGTATAAATATTGACACTGAAGGTGTGGTTAGTACAAATGATGCTAGCCAAACTGATAGACTCTATGCTGCTGAAGCCTTTGAAATAGACTTCAAAAAGAACATGAGGTTCTCTGTGAAGTTTGTATTGGCTTCTAACCCAGCAGCTGAAACTGTTTATCCAGAAGGTACTGCTCCTAAGCTGCTAAGATCTAAGTCAGTGAAGGGATTGAGTCTTCTAAACAATTTTAATAAGACGTTCGCAACCCTATTGAACAAGCTTTCTAATACAAGCTTGGCAAAAGTTGATCAAAAAATTATTGATCTGGTAAAAGAAGATGGTAACTATTACAGAATCTTCAATAGACTTGGTGGCGATGCTAAGAATGGAATTCTTGATTATAGCAAGTTTGAAGAAGCTGACTGGAGATTCTATATTCAGTTTATTCAATCAATGTCTAAGAGTAATCCATTTGTTGAAATAGCAATTCAAAGAGAGGGAGATGGTGGTGTTGAATCATTCACTGCTCCTGGTGATAGAACATCTGCTTTGAATAAAACTAGAAACGAGTGGTTCCAAAATATAAAACAACTTTCTAAATCAGAAACATCATTTATTTTCAAAAAGAAAGGTGACAAAGGAATAACACTTTACGCAATTAATAAAGACCAAAAAGAATATCCAACTAAAGAAGGTCTTCTTAAGCCACAGGCTGTACAAAACTATCTGAAGAATATAGGCATTGAGTTCCCATTAAGCTTTATTGAAAAGATAAATAATGATGAGAAACTTAATAAGAGGTTTGATAATGCTGTAACCAAGATATATGAAATGGGTCCAAATGGATATGCTTCATTATCTGGAGACAAGTTCTCAGGAGTGGACTCTCATGTGAGAACTCTTGCAGATATGTATGTTAGACTAGTTAATCCTGACCAGGATACAACTAGATTTAACATAGAGAATAAGCGTATAAGTAACTTCACAGATAGTAACGCTCCTTCTGTATTCGAAGCAGAGTTCAATGAGGCAATGACTCTTGATGAACTATTTGAAGCAAGACCAGAGCTAAAAGATGCATTCTCAAAGAACAGCTTGTTGATTAAGAAGGGTGGAATGTTCTATGATGATAATGGTAATAAGATTGAAGGTAAAGTTTTACAGATTGGTGTAATTGATGGATTGAAAGATGAGACTACTGATAGAGGACTATCCATATCATCTTTGACAAAGGGTGACAGATTCACTGTTGAAATCAATCAAAACATAAATGGTAACTATTACATCTTAGTACCAGCAGACTCTTCTACAGAAAGAATGCTGAATCTAGGATCAATGGTTGAGTATGAACTATTCAACAACGATGCTGAAAGAGCATTTACAAAAATCAAGAGCATCTTCAAGGGATACTTAGAAGATGAGGTTGATTTGGCCCTTGATTGGGAAACAAGATCAAAACTTGCTTCTGCAAAAGATAACGCTAAAGAACTTAGATTCTTCAAAGATATTCTTGATGCACCACTTGTTGAAGAGATACATAAAGCTATTAAAGAAGGTAAATCTAGAAAGGACATTCTAGCTCTTGTTAGTGATGAAGCTCTAGAAAATTCTATTAGAAATACAATCACTAGTCTAAATCAATCAACACTGAAAGATTTGATTAATTCTGGTGAAGTGACAAAAAATTCAGAGGGTTATAGATATGAAACTTTAGATAGCAAGTTTGCTCAAACTAATGAATTGAATAGAAATTCATTATCTGAAGACGAGATGATGCAGGTGCTTTCGTTTGTAAACATGAACTACATGATTGCAAACATTGAAATGCACAAATTTATATTTGGCGATCCTTATCAATTCAAAATTAAAAATGGTAAACTAGATGAAACCAAGCGTATCAAGTCTTGGCTATCTCCTAGAAGAGTAACTATTGATCATCCAGAATTCAATAAGTTTCTAAATAATAGATTCAATGATGTAACAGAAGACCTATCTCTAGAAGCAGATGATAAGTTTCGTTATACATTTAAGTCATACGTTAAAACTGCTACACTAAATGATGTAAACCCATTCTCTAAGTTTATTAAGAAGTTTGGAGGATATGATGAAGCTGATGGTTTCTCAGTGATCATTGATGGTGCTTATAGAGAAGTGAAGCTTAAGAATGGTGAATGGTCAAATGATCTTGCTGAACCTTGGTTCCAATGGAATCAAGCTTATGCTAGACAGAAGATGTCTGCTAAAGGATTGTATGAATACAAGAGTGAGGCACTTAAAAAGCATGATCAAAAACTAATTACTAAACCACAACCTCCATTTGTTACAGAGGTGCTGAAGCCTATTGTATCTGGTTCTAAAGCTGGACTAAATAGAATAGAAGGCATCCTTGACAAGTTCTCTCAAATGCCTATTACATACAAGATGGTAGAGGGTACAAACCTTGAGAACTTGTATGTACAGATGTTGAATGAGAAGGTGGGATATGTTTCTTACAAGTCTTCAAGAAAAGAAGGTGCTCGTCAAGGGCATAACTTGTACAATGGAAACGGTGATTACAACAATGCAAAGTTTGGAGAAGAAACTATTGAGAACGTAGCTTGGAAAACTTATGGTATCCAAGTGGAAAACTCTTACGAAGAAGGTAAACTTCAAACTAGAGTATCTCAACTTACCAAGAACGACACAATGGATATGTTCGAGAATGGTAAGGAAGTTGAAGGTATGGAAGGTGCAACAGCTCTTGCTGAAGAGAAGATTAAAATCTTCAAGGAGATGCATCAGAATGCTTACGAAGAGTTTTTGAACAAACTTGGTCTAGAAGATCTGAATGGTAATTACGTAGTTGTAGACAACGTAAAAATATCTAGAGAACTTGAGTATGAGTTGTTGAGAAGACAAGTGTCACAAAATGTAATTGACACAATACGTCTTAATGAGAATGGTGAGTTCAATATGCCATTTGAAGCATCTTCTGCATACGAACAGATTAGAAGTGTTCTTATATCAATGATTAATAAGTCTCTCATCTCTCCACAGATGAATGGTAAACCTCACGTTCAGGTTCCAGCTACACTTTGGGAGAATGCAAAAGAGGGAAGAAAGATATTAAGAAAAACAAAAGATGGATATGTAGAAATTACTAGAAAGCAATATGATGCTCTATCTGAACAAGATAAGAGTAGTGTTGTACTTTCTAGTGATGCTCTTAAGTTCTATGAGAATGAGGATGGAAAGAGATACATGGAAGTAATGATTCCAAACTTCTGGAAAAAGTATTTCACTGATAAGACTAAGTTCCCTGATGATAAGGCTATTTTTGAATATTTGAATAAGCCAGAGAATCAAAAGATTTTGTTTGGTGTAGGAGCTCGTATTCCTCACCAGGCAACATCTTCTACAGAGGTGTTCAAGATTGCAGGATTCCTTGATTCATCTATGGGATCTACAGTTGTTGTACCTTCTGAGATTGTAGCCAAAGCAGGATCTGACTTTGATATTGATAAACTCAACATGTACCTTAAATCAGTGTATGTTGACGTGAATGGAAATATCAAAGCTGTTGAATACAAAGGTAGCAAAGAAGCTACAATGGAATTCTATACTAAGGTGTACGAAGATCGTATTCAAAAGCAACTAGATAGTATTTCTAGATATGATGAATTTAGAGATAAGGTGCTTGAGATATTTGAAGCTGCTGAAACCATCGAAGATCCATCTAACGTAACTGCTGAATCACTTGAGACTCTACTTGGTGAAGATCTTTATAATTTCTACATCAATCACAGAGAAATAATTAATGAGATGGAAGAGCAAGCTCTTTCTAAAGGAATGACTCCTGCTGATTATGTTGGTGATCAAATGGGTAGACTTGCCACCAAGTTTGAAGATCTATCTAAAGAAAAGTTTGATAGCAATCTAAAGAATGCGTATGTACAGAAAATGTACAAGAAGTCTTTAGAGAACAGATATTATGAAATCTTACAAGACCTAGTTACACTTCCTGGAAACTTTGAAAGATTGATGTCACCAGTAAGTGATGCAGGATTATCAAAGGTGGCTGACATTCTTGATGATGCCACAAACAACAAAGAAGCTGACGTTAAGAATAAACTAGTTTCTAGAAGCTTCATGACTTCTTTGAGACAAGCATTCTTGATGGGTAAGAAGTGGGTGGGTATTGCAGCTGTAAACATCACTGGTCACGCAATTGGTCAGAAGGTTGGATTGTATTTTGATTCTAGATTACTAGACAAACTTTCTGATTATGACAGAGGATTCTTAGGCGATCTCAGCTTAGCAATTCCTCACAACACTACAACTGTTGATGGTAAAGAGATGATCTCTCTAGGTGGTCTAAAAACTGCTGATGGAAAAGATGAATTCATCTCTGATAGACTATCTGGATATGCTACATCATTTGTGGACGTTGCTAAAGATCCATACATCTTGAAGCTTATTCAAAGTGACTTAGTTGTTGGAACTGCAATGTTGATGGAAAGAATTGGTGCTGGTGAACTTACAGCATACTTCTTGAACCAACCAATCATTATAGAGCACTTAAAAAATATTGATAAGATTAAGAGTAGATCGTTATTTGGTAAGGATAATCTTGAATACACTTATTCTAAATTCCCAAGTAGTGAAGATGAATCTTATGACTTGTCTAATGAGTTTGAAAAAGACGTTGATGGAAAGATCGATTTTGAGAAATCAAAGCAGAATCTGTTAAACTTAATTAGAGAGAATGCAAACAGACCAGAAGGCACTAAGGCTTCTGCTGAGTTTAATGCTAAGCAGGTTGCTATATTCAATGAGTTCCTAAAGCTTGCTAAGCTTGCTCAATTGAATTTCAAATTCACTCAAGCATATAACTATGACACCACTAGAGTGACAAACTATGAAGGTTTCAAAAGAAAGATGACAAGAACAACATCTGCCATAGAAACTAACATTGTCTCTTCTATTGAAAAAGTTATGAATGACACATTCATTGGTGAACAAGTTAGACTACTTCGAGAAGAATTGAAATCTCTTGGTGCTATAATGAAACTTGATTCACAAGGCATTGATCAATACATTGATGATGTCATGGAGCCATTCTATGATAATGAATACATGTCAGAAGATGATTTCAATTATGTGGCTAAGAAGCTTAAGTCTTCATTCTTAGATTTCTTAATTCAAACAAGATCTACATCCATATTCCCTGATGATAGTAAAAACTTATTCACAGGAGAAAATAGTGTAGCTTCTAGACTACTTAAGCTTAAGAAGAAATATCCTACATCAAACCTTTTATCCAATCTAGTTCCTGTAAGTTCACTACAAGAGAATGGTCCTGTAACAGTTTCCTTAAAGGTGAAACCTACAGATGCTGTTGATGTAGATATGCATATAGGAATGATGAGAGAATTGAAAGAACTAGAGCCAGAGTTCTACAATGACTTGGTAAAACTTTCTATTCTACAAGGAACAATGGATACCAATTTATCAATTGCACCAATTGTTCCTGTTGAAGACAGAGCTGCAATCATTGCTCCTGTAATAAATGTCTTACAACCATCTTCAGAACTTGAGGCATTCAACAAGGAAGGATTATTCTACAGAAACAATTTCTCTGACAGTACCATTGTCCCTGAGATTAGTCCTAGATACAGAACTGTAGATTCAGGGCTTGGATTACAAATTGATTATGGTAAGACAGACACATTCCTTTCATCCATCACAAATGGAATAACTCCAGGAAGTGGAAAGTTGATATCTCTCAATAACAAATACTCATTCATGAATCAAGCTAATAAAGATTTTGTGAAGATGAGAAGATATCAATACGTAAGTTCTATGACTGCTAGTGGACCAAAAACAATTGTGGTTGACATCACAAGTGGAAAAACTATGTTAGTGAAAGACTTCACCAAACTTTCAAATGATGGAATTCTTTCCAAAAATGAAATGGTTGGCTACAAGAAAGTGAAAAGTGAAGATGGTGTTCCATTAACCATTCAAAGAAAATCAGGTAAGTCACTTGACGAGTTTAGTGTGTTCAAGATGGTTAACTTATATGGAAGCTCAAGAATTGTAACTGAGTATAAAAAGTTAATGACACCTTCTGTGTTTGACAACAACACTTTCAAAGTGGAGAAAGAGTTGACAGACAACGCTATCATTGCAATGTTTGCTGGAGAGAAAGTTGTTGCTCCAACAGTTATTGAGCAACCAACTATTATTGAACCATCCACTGGTACTGAAACATACTCTGGAAAGATTACAAGTTTGAAACCTAATCAAATATTTGTATTTGGATCAAATGAAGGTGGTTCTCAAGGACAAGCTCCTACACATGGTGCAGGTGCTGCAAAATTAGCTAAAGATAAATTTGGTGCTATACAAGGTCAGTCTAGAGGTCTTCAAGGTCAGTCTTATGCTATTGTAACTAAGAAGTTTTACGATGTAGAAAGATCTAGCACTCCTGAAGAAATAACTACAGAAATCAAAACATTGTATGACTATGCTAAAAATAATCCTGATAAAGAGTTCTTAGTTTCTGATTATTCTGAAACTAATTTGAATGGTTATTCAGGACAAGAAATGGCAGCAATGTTTGCTAATGCTGGTCCTATTCCATCTAACATTGTATTTAATGAAAACTTTGAAAAGTTAGTATCTACTGGTATTGAACCTGTAGTGGAAGAAGAAGTTGATGTTGTTGAAAATAAAGGAATTACAAAAGAGCAATTGTCAAAACCTTATAAAGGATTTAAAAATTTACTTTGGTATTATTTTGCAGAAAAAGCAAAAGAATATGCTCCTGAAAAATATGATTCTATTGTAAATGCAAAAGATTATCACACTGCTTATTTAATTGGTGCAGATAGATCAAAAGCTTTTGATGAAGGAAAGTCAAACACTCCTGGTATTCAAGATCCTAATGATAAGGTTTGGAATAGAGTTCTTTCAGAGTTCAATGAATCTATTAAAAATGTTCCTACAACTCCTAAATTCACCTACAAGGGAACCACTATAGATACTGACTTCCAACTTACAGAAGGTCAAAGACAGGCATTAGAAAGACTTATTGATTTTTCTACAGATCCAGGTTCTGAATTTATCACTTTGCAAGGTGCAGCAGGTACAGGTAAGACATCTATAATTGGATACTTACAAAAGTATTTAAGGAATTATAAATTTAATTTCCTTGCACCAACCCATGCAGCAACTGCTGAGCTAGCTTTTGCTACAGTTAAAACTGGAAATAAACAACTTCCAATGACTGTAGCTTCTGCTATATCAACTAAATATGATCCTACAACAGGAGAATCAACGCCAGTAATTAATGCAAAGTTGGCTAGAAGACTTGGGTTAAGTAACAACATAATTGTATTGGATGAGGTGTCAATGCTAAATTCTAAAGATTATGAAGCTTTAGTACAAGTGGCTCCTAAAAATAATATCAAAGTTATATTCATGGGTGATGTAATGCAGATCCCAGAGGTGGATGTAAGAAACCCAGAGAAGAAACTTGTATCAAAAGCTTTTACAGATACTGGCCAAGTTGTATTGACAGAGGTTAAGAGAACTAGTAGTGATGCAATATTGAATATGTTAACTAATGTTAGAAATAATGTTAATGATCAAATACCAATAGTACCATCTACTGATCAACTTGAATACTTACCTATATCAAAATTCAATTCAAAGCTTGCTGAAGTTTTCGAAAAGAATCCTGAAGAGACTGTTCTAATATCCTACACTAATAAAGGAGTTCAAGATTACAACCTTAAAATCAGAGAGTCTTTGGGTAGATATGGAGATCTTCAAAAAGGAGATATTGTTGTTGGCTATCTAGGCTACTCAAGTAAACAAATTGAAAAACAAAACATAGCAAACAGTATTCGATATACAATTCGAGATGTTCGAAAAGATGGATCGTTGTATTCAATTGTTGCTTCTTCTAAAAAGTTAAAATCTTTACAAGATGCAGGACTTAGCGATGTTGAAGAAATTGCAAGTACGAATTATGCACAACTTTCTAGAAATGATTCATTTGATTTTGAAAATCTTACAGAAGAAGATTTCCAAAAGAATAATGAAATGCTTTCAAAAATGATGAGCAGGTTGCATGAAGCAAAACAAATTGCACTTAGAACTAAATCTGGTAAAGACTGGGCTAGGTATTATGATGTAAAAGATGGAATCTCTATGCAATTACGAATAGTTGATTTAGGAGATACATACATTTATAATCCTGCATCAGGAGTGATGGAAAAATATGTTAACGAACAACATAAAAATATTGATAAAGATTTGCTCATTGAAAAAGGTATTGACTTTGGACATGCTGTGACAATTCACAAATCTCAAGGGTCTACAGTAAAGAATGTGTTTTTTGATGCTTCCAGTTTACCAAGAGGTTCTTCATCAAAATTGATGATGAATGGTAAAGAAGTGAGCACAGAGAAACACTCACTCCTCTATGTAGGTATATCTAGAGCTTCTGAGTATCTTGGAATCAATGCAGACAATCCTTTAAATTTCTATTATCCAGATGGTCAAGAAGTTGCTGCTACACCAGCTCCTGTTGAACAAAAGTCAAGAATCATTAAAGTGAATCAGTTCAGCATCACTATTCAACCTGATGGAAAAATGTTCTATGATAATGGTAAAGAGGTGACAGATCAAACTACTAAAAACAAAGTGAGTATTAGAAAAGAGCTGCAAGATGGGACTTTGAGAGTTTCTACTTATAACAATAACGAATATTTCGTACTTTTAGATGGTAGAATCTTAGGTAGTGGAAAAACTAATCTTGGAAAAGAAACAGTTGGAGATGCTAAAATCAAAGAACAGATTCTTGATAAAGCTGTATTGTATAGAAAAACCTGTTAAAAATGCCTTGTCCCATACAAATTCGAGAAACAATTCAGAAGAGCATTGATAGAAAGCTGCCTGATCCACAGGCAGTTATGTCACAAGATGCTGCTAAAGGAATTGTTGACTATCTGAATAAACTCTGGTCATCTGCCATAACGAGAATACAACAGTATTCTGGTCTTGGTGGGGCTAGAGTTATTGTCAATCCTCTCGAAGATGCTGTCAACAAGGAATTCAAAAGACAACAAGATGCTGAAAAAGCATTTGAGCGTGATTTAGATTTCTTCAAAGGTGATGAAGCTCTTATGGAACAAGAGCAAAGAGATTTGTTTCTTCAGAAAACTCCTACAGCTGTTAAACCAGGAGTGCAGGAACTATTCAATTCTAATCCAGAGCTTGCTAGTGTTGGTACACCAGAACAATATTCTCAATATCTAGACTCTATCTTTCCTAATAGTAAAGTGAAGGATGTTGTTTATCATGGTAGCCCACAAAAAAATAAAAAGTATTTTAAAAAAACTGAAAATTATAAAGATGATTTTTATAAAAGAGAAGGCTTCTTTTTTAGTCAAGATGAGACAGAAACATCTAAAAATAGTTTAAAAAAGAATTACGGGGGTAATTTATATTATGCATTACTTAATGTAATAAATCCTAAACCTAATTTATCTTTCAGTGATTACCAATCAGCAAATATTGAAGATAAATATGATAGTGGAATTATATCTTCAAAAAGTTTTTCTCCTGAATTTGGGGGTATTAAAAGTATAACTAGAAGAGATTTGTATGTAGTATTTGAACCTGAACAAATCCACATTCTAGGAAATGAAAATGATGTTCAAGGCTTTAGACAATTTGTTAGTGAGCAAGGAACATCTCTACAAAAATCAGAATCAGAAACTCTACCATCAAACGCATCACCTAAGACATTAAAAATCATCAGAGACTTCCTAGAGAAGGTGGGTGTTAATGTCAATATTGTTAAGGAGATAGTTGTCAATGGTGTCAAGTATGATGCTAATGGTGTTGCACAAGTTATGCAACAACTCATCTCTGTTGTAGAAGGAAAAGAAGCACAGGCTCTTCCAGAAGAAGCCATGCACTTTGCTGTGTCCATCATCAAACAAACCAATCCTAAACTTTACCAAAAGCTTATGAAGGAGATTAATGGATATGATATGCTTACACAAGTGTTTAAGACTTATGGCAACGATCCTCTCTATCAGAAGGATGGTAAGCCTGATGTTATCAAACTCAAGGAAGAAGCTATTGCAAAAGTGCTAGTTGAGAAAATCATTAACAAGTCTGAAGGAATTGCAGAGACTAGAGAAAATTTAGCAACTGCTCAGTCATGGTGGAGAAGTATTCTTGATTGGATTAAAGATCTACTTTACATCAAGTCTGGATTTGATCAAGTTACTATTGACATTATCTCTGGTAAAGACATTGGAACAGCTGATCAGATTGGAGAAGAACAAGATGCTACATTCCTACAGAAGAGTAAACAAGACAACGTGTATGACTCTGTTATAGAACTATCAAACAGAATTGAGAAACCAAAAGAAGGGAAAGAGAAATATATAGTTGATGGTAAAGAAGTAGGAAGGGTTTCAGAAATTGTAAAAACATACTACGATAATCGTCAAAAGAATCAAGAACTTCTTGATGATGAATACGATACAGCTGTAAAGGAACTTAAGAAAGAAAAGGGAACAAAAGGTCACGCTGATCTTGAATATGCATTCTCTCTATTTGTAGATGAGAACGGATACTTGAGAGATGCTGCTGCACGTGCAGAAAATAAAGAAAACGATAATTATGTTTCTCAAATAGGTAGTCAAAGTTTTTATGAAACATTAAGAGACAACCTTGAGAGAAGACTTGAATCATATCCAGAAGGAACCAGATTCCTTAAAGAAGTTGCTATATACAATGGTAAGAATCTAGCTGGTACAGTTGACTTTATGGCAATTACCAAAGAAGGGAAGATTGACATTCTTGACTGGAAGTTTATGAATCTTAACCAAGAGAAATACACTGATGTACCTTGGTATAAGATTGAATCTTGGAACATCCAGATGGATGAATACAAGAAAATCTTGATTGCAAACTATGGTGTGCAGGCAAAAGACTTCAAACAAACAAGAATGATTCCCATTCTTGCTGAATACTCTAGAGGTAAGAAGAGTAAAGAGGGTAAGGTGATTGAACTACCAAGACTCACTGGTGTGAAGATTGGTGATGTCAATGTTCAAGACATTGATGAGAAAGAAGATTTCTTACTTCCTGTTCCTACAAAGGATGAATCAACAGACAACAGAAAGCTTGATGAGCTTCTTAAGAAGTTGAATGCAGCTTATGAAAGATTTGCAAAAGAGAAAGTTGCACCAGATAGAAAAGAAGCTAAGAGAGATCAGCTACAAAGCTTATTCAAGGCAATCAGAAGATTGCAAGTGAAACGTGATGTTCGTCCTCTTATTGAACAAGCTGAGCTTCTTGAATTGAAAGCAAAAGAGCTTCTTGAGAGATACAGAAATCTGTATGAGAATCCAGAGGACGTAACTAAGTTTTCTGAAGAAGAGCTGAACAACTTCTCTGATGAAGTGGAGAGTGTTCAGAATGCATTCAACTCATATATCAATATTCACAACTTGTTGAAAGATGTTGTTGATGATGCAGACCTAAGAAATAGTTTACGTGACATATCAGATGTTGCTAGCGATTACATATCTGAACTTACAGAGGTTAATAAAAACTTTGTAAACGATGTTCTTGCAAAACGTGAGAACTTCAATGATGTATTGAGCCCAGAAAAGATTGTTAAAGGTCTTGCAAAGTTCTTCTCATCTACATCTACTCTTCAGGTAAAAACTATACAGCTTCTTTTTAAGAAGGCTAACATGGCCTTTGGTAAGGCTACTATAGCCACGCAAGTGGAAAATGCAAAGCTTGATAAGCTTCGTGATGATTACTTAGCTTGGGCAAAATCAAAAGGTATTAGTCAGAAAGAATTCTTCTCAATGATAAAGAAGAAGGACAGCAATGAACTAATCAATCAATTCAAAAAAGAATTCTACACTGAAGCTAAGAAAGCAGCTAGAGATGGTGATGTTAAGTGGATGAAGGATAATATAGATGTTAGCCAATTGTCAGAAGCTCTTGAGAAAAAGAAGAATGAAGAGATTGAGAAAGTTAAAAATAAACCAAATAGAAAAGGAACTCCTGAACAAATACTAAAAGATATCACTAGAGAGATTAGTGATGTTGAACGCTTATACAGCATCAATACAGACTCATCTAAAGGATGGTTCTTATATGATATTGTTAAAAAGTTTCCATTGGAAAAATGGCAAACTGAAGAGTGGAAAAACTTGAACAAGCCTGAGAATGCTCCAGCAAAAGCATTCTACGATTATATAGTTGAGAAGAATAAAGAATACGCTGACTTAGGATATATATCAAAACAGAAAGAAAGAATATTCTTGCCTTATGTTGAAGGCTCTCTTGTAGAAGCTGCAATAAAAGGACAGAGTCTTAATGTTGGTGAAAGATTCTGGAGAAGTATATCTATTGATGCTGGTGATGTTGGATATGGTCAAATAGATCCAGAAACAGGTAAACCAATCAATACCATTCCAAGATACTTCACTACACCATTTGATGCAGTGTTGAGTGAAGACTTATTCAGAACTATGTCAATGTACAATGAAGCTGCATTGAAATATAAATATGTAAGTGAGATTGAGGGTCAGATTAGAGCGATTGCTAGAGTGGAGAAGAATAAGAAGACTATCATGACTAACAATCTTGGTAAGGTGGCAAGAGACCCTGTTACAGGTGATGTTATTTACAATCCAGAAAGCACTGAAGGTAACTACGAGTTGCTAGATTCAATGATCAAAGCAATCATCTATGGTCAGAGATACATTGACAATCAAAACTTTGATGCTGCCCTATTCAAGATTGGTAAGTGGGGAGAAACAATCAATAAGAAACTTGGAATAAATGTATTCCCAGAAAACTTAGAGGGAAGACAAGTTACACTCAATAAGATTGTTGATAACCTTAACAACTCTTTCTCAATTGCAACATTAGGATTTAACCTTGGCTCATCTATATCTAACGGACTTGGTGGCACATTCCAGTCAGTGATTAACTCTGGTAAGTATTTTACAAAGAACGATTTCATTGCTGCTGAGACTCAAGTGATTATAAACAAGTTTAGTGGAGAAGACAAAGCTAAGTTTTTTAAAGCTTTTGAATACTTCCAACCTCTAACAGATAACTACAATAGAGACCTAGCTAAAAGACTTTCAACTAATATTGCTGTTGAAGGGAAGACAGCAAATAAAATCTCATCAAACTTTGCAACAGAAGAAGGATTCCAAGACTTCCTAATGTGGATGATGCGAAGTGCTGATAGAACTGTACAAGGAGCAAACTTCTTAGCATTCTTAAATAACAGTGTTGTTATTGATGGTAAGGTGGTAAATGCTAGAGAATATCTAAGATCACTTCCTGAATACAAGGGTAGATGGTCTGGAAGCTCTCAAGACAGAAAAGCATTTGACGAGAAGTTTGAAGAAGCTGTCAAGAAGCTAGTTGAAGAAAAAGGTGTAATGAAACTTGCTACAATTGAGAATAATGAGTTTGTTATTCCTGGTGTAGAAAGAATGTCTAACAGTGTTCTTGAGGTGAGAAGAAAGGTACAGCAACTTAGCAAGGATGCTATGGGTAACCTTTCTGAAGATGATGTGAGACTAATCAACATGAACATTCTTGGAAAATCATTCATGGTGTTCAAGAACTGGATTCCTAGACTTGTTGATGTTCGATTTGGTGGACTGAAATACAATGCAGCTTCTGATGCTTACGAGTGGGGAAGAACACGCATGATGATGTCTGTTCTTCGTGATAACTTGTTTACAAATTTTGATGGGTTGCTTGGTTTGATAACAGGTAATGATCGTGGTGCAGAATTGATGAGACAATCTTTTGAGAAGAGAGCTGAAAAGTATGAGCTCGAAACAGGAAGAAAGTTAGAAATGACTGAAGAGATGTTTATGGATTTATTCCAAAGCAATGTCAATGCATTTGCTCGCGATACAATGTTCGTACTTGCTCTTGCAGCACTTACATTTGGAATGGCTGCTGCTGCACCAGATGATGAGGAAGATCCTATAGTGAAGAACCAATACAACTATGCAAGAAGACTTGCAGATAAACTATCTGATGAAGTTTCCTATTTCTACAATCCAACATCAGTATTGAACCTTGTAGGGAATGGACCATTCCCAGCAATGTCTATATTGAATAATGGTTTCAAAGGAGTTAAAAACTCATTTGTAGAATTGTATGGATTAGGAATAGGTGATGAAGAACTTGTTGAAGACACCAAGGTGATAAAGTACTTAGCAAAAACATTCCCATTTGCAAACCAAATGATTGGTTACCTACCTATGTTCTATCCAGACATGGCAAAAGATCTTGGTATTAGAGTGCAGAGTAACTACGGAATACGATAATGTATTGAGAAATAACTCAATATTGATTAGTTTTACATAACTACAGAAAATAAACTAAACCTAGGGGCACAATAGTCTCTAGGTTTTGTATTTTCTGAAAACATAAGACGACAAAAACATGGCAGAAGTATATTGCGGATCTGAACCTTGCCCATTATTCCTCAACTCCACTTGTGTGTTCTACACAGGTGAGAGTCTTCTTTATATAGGTGTACAAAACAATGACACCCTTGAGGCAATTATTATAAAGATTAACCAAGCATTTCAGAATGCTGGGGTGGGATACGCATTTACAAATGGCTTGATTCAGCCTACACCATTCCAACCTGTACAACTTGGTGGTGCATTAATACAAAACACCACCATTGGTGGAAACTTTACACTAGCATTTACAGGAAACGTACAAGCTGCTAGACACATCACCACTGGTGGAACATCTTCACAGTTTGTAAAGGGTGATGGAACATTAGATTCAACAGCATATCAGCCAGCTGGCAATTACATGACTGGACTCTCTGGAGATGCAACAGCTTCAGGTCCTGGTGTAGCAGCTATGACGCTAGCCACTGTAAACTTTGCCTCTGGAACATTTGGTAATGGTAACACTATTCCAATTGTAACAGTGAACGCAAAAGGCTTAGTTACAAACATCACTCCTGTACCAGTTACTATACCACCACTACCAATAACTTTCATTGGTGATGTTGTTGGATCAGGATTCACAGGAAGTAACATCACTCTGCTATTGCAGAATGTTAATCCAAACCCATACAACACCATCACTCCTCTAAAGTTTACAGTGAATGGTAAAGGACTAGTTACATCTGCTTCTCCAATAACAGCTTCTGACATTATAAACATTCTTGGTTATTATCCAGGAACCAGTGGTACAGCTGGTAGTAGCGGTACAAGTGGAACAAGCGGAACCAGTGGCACATCAGGTACTACAGGAACAAGCGGTAGCAGTGGTACAACTGGCACATCAGGAACAGATGGTACTGGAGGAACGTCTGGCACAACAGGTACTTCTGGAACAACAGGTACTTCTGGTACTAGCGGTAGTACAGGTACGTCTGGTTCAAGTGGTACATCTGCAACTAGCGGTACTAGCGGTACTACTGGTACAAGTGGTACGACAGGTACCTCTGGTACATCTGCGACTAGTGGAACTTCTGGTACAAGCGGTACTTCTGGTACTGATGGAACGGGGGGAACTAGCGGTACTTCTGGTTCTTCAGGTACATCTGGTACTTCAGGAAGCTCTGGAACAGATGGTTCAGCAGGTACGTCAGGTACTAGTGGTACAAGTGCCACCAGTGGTTCTTCTGGTACCACAGGGACATCAGGCACAAGTGGTAGTACAGGAACATCTGGCAGTAGTGGTACAAGTGGTACTTCTGCAACAGATGGTACTGGGGGTACAAGCGGTACTAGTGGAACGTCAAGTACTAGTGGTACTTCTGGAACATCTGCAACCAGCGGAACAAGTGGAGTTGATGGAACCAGTGGTACTAGTGGAACTAGTGGTACTAGTGGCTCTAGTGGAACTACTGGCAGCAGTGGTAGTTCAGGAACCACAGGAACCTCTGGTACAACAGGTACATCAGGTACGTCAGGTTCCTCAGGTTCCTCAGGTGTGAATGGTGTATCTGGAGGACTTGTATACTATCTAAATCAATCATTAAATACTAGCAGTGCGATAGGCACTCCTACATATAAGCAATGGTCTGGTTCTGCTACAGGTGGAGCAGAGCAAACTGTAGTGGCAAGTGTTTCACCTAATACTAGAACCCTACTTGCTACGTATGCTACAGATTCAAACAATCCAGGTGTAATAAGCTTGCCTTCAGGACTTTGGGCTTGGGTAACACACTTCTCAATAAATGCCAATGTTAGTTTAAAGGTGGATGTAGAGCTTTACAAATGTGACTCTACAGGTGGAAGTGTAACGCTTCTTGGAACTACTAACCTTGACACTGAGGTGATGACTTCCAATGTCATCAAAGAATTTTTCACAGATCTTTTCCTACCTCAAACTGGAATGAACTCTACTGACAGATTATTCTGTCAATTATATGTAGAGCACACAGGAACAGTAAATCAAAACATTACATTCTATACAGAAGGAACAAGTAACTATTCATACGCACAAACCACATTCACTCCTCCTTCTGGAACATCAGGTACTAGTGGAAGCTCAGGATCTTCTGGATCATCTTCCACTTCTGGTACATCTGGAACTACAGGAACATCAGGAACCACTGGTACTTCTGGTATTAGTGGATCAAGTGGTACAACAGGTACGAGCGGAACTAGTGGGACTACAGGAACATCTGGTACTACGGGAACTTCTGGTACATCTGGCTCTAGTGCAACATCTGGAAGTTCAGGTACAAGTGGCACTAATGGAACAGGTGGAACCTCTGGAACTAGTGGCACAACTGGTACGTCTGGTACAACTGGAACTAGCGGTACAGCAGGAAGTAGTGGAACTAGTGGAACTTCTGCCACCTCTGGAACTTCTGGAACATCAGCTACTAATGGTAGTGGAGGAACTAGTGGAACAAGTGGAAGTAGTGCAACCAGTGGTACAGCAGGTACAAGTGGTACGTCTGGTAATGCAGGAACTTCTGGCACATCAGGAACTGCTGGTACATCAGGTACAGCAGGTACATCTGGATCTAGTGGTATAAACGTTGGATCAAGTGCTGTCATCATCCTTGGTGCAGGAACAAATTCTTCTGTTAGATGCGGGGTAGGTAATAATGCTTCAGGAAATTGTTCTTCTGTAGTAGGAGGTCAATCTAATACAGCTTCAGGTGCTTTTTCTACAATTGCTGGAGGGTGTTTAAATACTGTATCAGGAAATTATGCCTCTTTCATTGGTGGTGGATGTGCAAACTGTGCTACAGGAACAAGATCAGTAGTAGTTGCTGGTAACTGTAATAGAGCAACTAATGCATCTACATTTGTAGGAGGAGGAGAATTTAATGCTGCAAGTGGTTTATTTTCAACCTTGTCAGGTGGTTTTTGCAGCACTGCATCAGGGAATTATTCATTTATTGGTGGTGGTAGTGTTAATAGAGCATGTTTCCCTTGTTCAACAGTAAGTGGTGGTAATTTAAACACGGCTTCAGGATACGCATCTACAATAGGAGGTGGTAGATGTAATACAGCAAGTGGTAATTGCTCTACAGTAAGTGGAGGCTATTTACATACTGCTAGTGGCTATATGTCAACAGTAGGTGGGGGTCAGCAAAACACAGCTTCAGGAGCAAGAGCAGCAGTAGCTGGTGGTTTAACTAACGTTGCATCAGGAGCTTGTTCATTTGTAGGGGGTGGAAATTGTAACACAGCTTCAAACGGTCTTGCTTTTGTAGGAGCAGGCATAGGTAATGCATCTACTTCAGCGGGCACGTTTATAGGTAGTGGTTATTTTAACGTAGCAAACTGTGGGTATTCAACAGTGGGTGGGGGACAACAAAACTCAGCAAGTGGTAGATATTCATTTGCAGGTGGTGGTTTGTGTAATCACGCTTGTGGTGACATGTCTACTGTTGGTGGTGGTTCTTGGAATAAAATATGCACCACATTAGCAACTTGTTGTGTAACAGGAGCAACTATCGCAGGTGGTGTTGGGAATAATACGATAGGTGGAACATGGAATCTTTATGGTGTACCAACAGTAGCTCCAACAGTTTGCACAGCAGGTATTTATTCAACGATAGGTGGTGGTTTTCAAAATAGAGCCACAGGTCCAAGGTCATTTGTGGCAGGAGGTCAAGTTAACACAGCAAGTGGATACGCTTCTACTATAGCAGGTGGAGAACAAAACTTATCATCAAACAATCACTCTGTAGTTGGAGGAGGTGTAAGTAATACAGCATCGGGTGCTTGTTCTACAATAGGTGGTGGTAATGACAATAGAGCAAGTGGACTAGGTAATGTTGTAGGTGGAGGTTTTTGCAATAGAAACGATGCAGGTTGTCAATCATTTATTGGTGGTGGATGTTTTAATCTTATTAACACAGGTGTTTGGCAAACTATTGCTGGAGGTATATGTAACTGTATTGTATCAGGAGGATATAACTTTATTGGTGGTGGATATAAAAATGTTTTAAATGGTGCTGCCAGTGAATCAGCAGTTGTAGTTGGTGGTACAAACACAGTTAGTAATTCTTATTCAGCCATACTTGCAGGTAGCTTGAATTCTGTAACAGGTAAATGTTCTTCTTTAACAGGGGGAGCACAAAACACTGTATCTGGAAATTTCTCTTTTATAGGTGGTGGATGCGGTAACATTGCAAGTGGAAATGCTTCAACCGTTGTAGGTGGTTGTGGAGCAGTTGCTTCAGGAGCTTGTTCTGTTGTCGGAGGTAGGACCAACACAGCAAGTGGTGGATTTTCAGTAGCATTTGGTGTTAATAATACTGCATCAGGATATATTTCTGTTATTGCAGGAGGTAATTCAAACTTAGCCTCTGCTACTTATGCTTTTGTAGGTGGCGGTATTACAAACTGCGCTACATCAACTCAATCAACTATTGGTGGTGGTATTTGTAACAGAGCTACAGGAAGTGGTGCGAGTACAGTAGGCGGTGGTAATAACAATACAGCAAGTGGTTCATACTTTTCAACTATTGCAGGTGGGGTATCAAATACAGCTAGCGGTGGTAGAAGCTTTGTTGGAGGGGGAGATAGCAATACTGCTTCAGGTTATCGTTCAACAGTTAGTGGAGGACAAACAAACACAGCATCAGGAGCTTGTTCAACTGTTGGAGGTGGTCAAGGAAATACTTCTTCTGGAATTTGGTCATCTATTGCAGGTGGTTGTGGGGGTGTGGCTTGTAGATTTGCTTTTATCGGAGGGGGTAACAAATCAACAGCATCAGGCTATTATTCTGTAGTATCAGGAGGATATTTTAATAGTAGTTTAGGATATGGATCAACTGTTTCAGGGGGATACAGAAACTGTGTAAATGGAAATCAAGCAACTGTAGGTGGTGGTATTTGTAATTGGATATGTAATAGTTTAGGTGCTACTTGTGTAGCAGGAGTCACTATTGCAGGTGGTGTGGGTAACAATACATCAGGTGGCACGTTTGATGGTACAACTTTTTCTGTAGCTCCTACTACTTTACACACAGCAGGTCGACTTTCTACAATCAGTGGAGGTTTCCAAAACAGAGGTACAGGAACTGCTTCAGTTATTGGAGGAGGACTTTGTAATATATCTTCTGCTGAATGTACAACTGTTGGTGGAGGTGGATGCAACACAGCATCTGTTTACAGAGCAACTGTATCAGGAGGTTTTGGGAATACAGCTAATGCGCACGCATCAACTATAGGAGGTGGTGTTTCACATACAGCAAGTGGTGCAGTATCAACTATAGGTGGAGGTAGTGGTAACAATGCTTTAGGAAACTGCTCAACAATAGGAGGTGGTCAGAATAACACTGCGAATGGTCAATGGTCTACAATAGGTGGAGGCACGACAAACTGTATTAGTGGTAATAGAGGGTTCATAGGTGGTGGTCAATCTAATACAGCAAGTGGTGGATATTTTTCTTCAGTAGTAGGTGGTAATAGTAACACCGCAAGTGGATATGGAGCATTTGTTGGAGGAGGTAGCAGTAATACCGCAAGTGGAACTCGTTCTGTTATTAGTGGAGGTCAAAATAACAATGCAAGTCAATGCTGGAATACTATTGGTGGTGGTTGTGCAAACACAACAAACACCAACTGGTTTGCAACAGTAGGTGGGGGAAATAGTAATACTGCCTCTAACTATTCAGCAACAGTTGGTGGTGGACAGGGCAACACTGCATCAGGATTAAGAGCTGTTGTTAGTGGAGGTATTAGTAATATTGCATCAGCTAGCTGTGGTACAGTTGGTGGAGGCTCTTCTAATAAAGCATGTGGTGGTGGTAGTTCAACAGTTGCAGGAGGACTTGCTAACACTGCTTCTGGTGTATACTCTAATGTAGCAGGTGGTTATGCAAGTACTGCTAGTGGTACTTATTCTACAATTTCAGGAGGTAGCGTTAATGGCGTAGCAGGTAACTGTGGTACAGTTGGTGGGGGTAGATTAAATAGTGCTAGTGGGGTAGCTTCAACTATAAGTGGTGGATATATAAATAGTGCTACTGGCGGGACTTCAACAGTTGGTGGTGGTAGAGGAAATACAGCTTCAGGAGTTTGTTCAACTATTGGAGGTGGTTTAAATAACACTACATCAGCAACTTATGGTGTTATAGCAGGAGGTCAAGCAAACGTATCAGCAGGTAATGGTTCTTTCGTAGGCGGTGGTACGGGTAATACAGCAAATGCTACATATAGACCTGTAGTTGCAGGAGGCTCATCAAATAGTGCAACGGGGAACTGGTCTTTTGTAGGAGGTGGTGATAGTAACACATCATCAGGTTACATGTCTGTAGTGGCAGGAGGGCAAGGTAATACCGCTAACCAAAATCATTCAGCTGTAGGCGGTGGTATAAGCAATATTGCTTCAGCAATTCGTTCTTTTGTTGGAGGAGGTGGAAATAATTGTGTTATAAATGCTGGATTCTCAACAATTGGTGGTGGTTGCCTAAATACAATAAATGGTTGTCAGTCAACAATTGCAGGAGGAAGAAATAACACTATTTCAGGATATTGGAATGCTATTGGCGGTGGAGCATTTAATACTTCAAGTAGTGAAAGTGTTATTGCAGGAGGTGTTGGTAGTAGTGCATCAGGATATCGTTCGACAGTTGGTGGTGGTTGGGCCAACACTGCTTCTGGAGCTCAAGCAGTAGTTGCGGGTGGTAGAGCTAATACAGCTTCAGGTACTCATTCTTCAGTACTTGGTGGATGTGGAAATAACATATCAGGAAACTGTTCTGGTGGAGGAGGAGCAGGTATATCAGGAGGTGTTTCTGCAACATTCTATTGGAATAACTTCTGTGCTACAGGTTGCATGTGGGCTACGTCTTATTTCGAATCTTCTGATGAGCGTTTAAAAGATATCCACTGCACTGTAGGATCTTGTGACTCTATCAATCCAATCTACTTTAATTGGAAAGAAGGAGATGCTAGTGTTATTAACATTGGATATTCTGCACAAAATGTTAAAGAAGTTCTTCCACAAACCATACGAACAGATGAGAAAGGTTATTACAATGTTGATTACCATCAGGTTCACATTTACAAGATCATGAAGTTGGAAGAAAGAATCGAACAACTTGAGAACATAATTAAAAAACTTAACTTATGAGTTGGGCAGGCTTAGCAAATAATCAGACTATATCGTTTAACAATTTACAGAATGCAGTGAATAATAATGTATTTGTTGCTAAGACTACCATTCCAGTAAGCACAGAGCAGATTACTAAAGCTGATGCTGACACTTATGTAAATATAAATACATCATTTGCTTCGTATGCAGCCAAGTCTTCTAATCAATTAGTTGTAAAATCTAATTTAGATGCTAGTATTAGAACTATGGGATTGTCAGCAGAGCGAGATATAGTTGGTGATACTTGTTTTGTTCCTTTTACTGTAGTACAAAACGTAACATATAGTGGGAATTTAGGAATTGGCACGCAAATACAAAATGTTACCATTCTTGGGAATTTAGGATATTTCCTTATACTCACAAATTATTGGGAACCTTCATATGTTCTTTACTCAATTGGGATTAATGATGATGGTATAGTTTTTTATTTACAAGCATTATGTCCTTTCTAGCAACACAGTAATAACTTTAATAAAAAATGTATATTTGTTAAAAACTTAAAATAAATTAAAATGGCAAATCTTTGGAATACCATCCACATTTTTGGTTTCGGAACAGTACAAGTAATTTCTGACACACAGAACGTACAGGCTCCTTTTCAGGCTGTCGAAACTGAAGCTCAATTAGTCGTAGATGATGTGTGGGCTAACAAACCTGCGGATTATCAGGGTGAGAAAACTTACCATGCAATAAATAACTTTTATGAGTTATTTTCTGACTGGTTACCTAGTGAACCTAATGCAAAATCTTTCAGAGTGAATGTATCAGATTTAGATCAATCTCTGCTAGATGATTTGGCATCAGCGGTGCTTTCTTACAACCCATCAACTACTACAACAACCACAACTACAGAGTCTGTAGAAGAGGAATAATTAATTTGGTTATTCTATGGATGAGGTTTACATTTGTAAAAACCTCAAACTATGAATATTATATTCCAAATTAACGGTGGGATAGGCAAGTGCATACTAGCCACTCCTGTATGTGAGGCTATCAAGTCTCAACATCCTAATAGTCAATTAATTGTAATGAGCGGTTATCCAGAGGTGTTTTTAAACAACCCCTTTGTAGACCGCTCATTTGCATTTGGACAAGCTCAATATTTCTATCAAGATTTTATTGAGGGTAAAGATTTTAAAGTGTTTGCACACGATCCATATCTGCAAACAGAATACCTAATGCAGAATGAACACTTGGTTCAGACATGGGCAAAGATGTTTGACATCAATCCTCCTGAAGATATATTGCCAAAACTTTACATCACAGAGAGGGAACGCATATTCTTTTCTCAGAAGTTTTATTCTGATAGACCCATTCTTTTATTACAAACAAACGGAGGTGCACAAGGACAAGATCTTAAATATTCTTGGGCTAGAGACATTCCTTCAAATGTTGTACAATCTGTCATTGAAGAATTTAAAAATCAATACAACATTGTCCACATGAGAAGAGAAGATCAGATTGGTTACGAAGGAACTCTGACTATTTCTGACAACTTCAGAGCACTGGCTGTATTGATTGAGCTTAGCAACAAGAGACTATTAATGGATAGCTTTGGACACCATGCAGCAGCAGCTCTCAATAAGCCTTCTACAGTGCTATGGATAGCCAACACTCCTGTAGTATTTGGTCATGACGTTCATGATAACATTGTGGCTAATCCACTAACTAAGAAACCTGAACTTAAACATTCATACATTCAAAAGTTTGACATCACAGGAAATCTACTAGAGTTCCCTTACAACTCTGAGTCTGAAATCTTTGATATAGATAAAGTGATTGCTTCTATTAAAAACCAAAACTAACATGGAAAAAATATTTTATCAGAGCTCTTTACCAAGAGCTGGGTCTACGCTTTTGCAAAATATATTTGCTCAAAATCCAGACATATATGCTACACCTACATCTGGTGTATTGGAGCTTGTGTTTGCAGCTAGAGCTAATTACACAGACTCTCCTGAGTTCAAAGCTCAGGACCCAGAGTTAATGAAGTCTGGCTTCCAAGCTTTTTGTAAGGGTGGTATGGATGCGTATTACAATGCTATTACAGATAAGAAGTATGTCATAGATAAGTCACGTGGATGGGGAATACATTATGACTTCCTAAACTTTATTCAAGCTGAACCAAAGGTTATATGCATGGTTAGGGATCTTAGAGACATCTTCTCTTCTATGGAGAAGAACTATAGAAAGAATCCTGACAAAGCAAATCCTATTCTTAACTGGGCACAAATGAGTGGAACAACAGTTCCTAAACGTATAGACATTTGGGCACAGTCTCAACCTGTAGGTTTGGCTATTGAAAGACTTAGCGAGTTATTCAGACTTGGATATTCAGATAAAATTTTATTCGTTAAGTTCGAAGACTTGTGTCTCTATCCTGAACTAGAGATGAAGAAGATATACCAATATCTTGACATACCACATTACAAGCACGACTTTGACAATATTGAACAAGTCACCAAAGAAGATGATGAAGTGTATGGTCAGTTTGGAGATCACGTTATAAGAAAAAAACTTGAGCCTGTTCCTTCTAGAGCTAAACATCTTCTAGGTAAAGATGTGTCAGATTGGATTTACAACAACTACAAGTGGTTCTACGATCAATTCAGATATAGCAAATGATAATTGTACTATTTGGACAACCACATAGTGGTAAGACAACAATAGCAAAAGAGTTTCTATCATACAGAAACATTGATGGGGATAAGCTAAGAGAGCTATTTGCTAACAAAGATTACAGCAGAGAAGGACGTATTAGAAACTTGAACAGGGCTAGCGACATTGCTCATTATATGAATACTGAGGGTGATGACGTAACGCTATCTCTTGTCTATCCTTACAAAGAAGCTAGAGACTATCTCAATAGTCTTACAAAGGATGTAACATGGGTATATTTAACTTACACAGATCAAAGGGGTAGAGAAAATTTCCATGTCCAAGACTTTGAACTTCCTACAGATGAGAATATATTGCATATAAATACATCAGCTACATCTTTAAATGATTGCCTTAAACTAATTGATAACTATGTCAGAAATCAAAAGAGTTGAGAAAGGCTGGGGACATGAGTTGTGGATATATAATTCATCTCTGTATTGTGGTAAGCTGTTAGTGTTTGATGCTGGTAAGAAGTTCAGCATGCATTATCACAAGAAAAAACAGGAAACCTGGTATGTGAATAGTGGTAACTTTATTTACAGCTGGATAGATCTTGAGAATGGTAGTTTACACAAACAGTTTTTGAAAAAGGGTGAGGTGATTACCATTATGCCATTTCATCCACATCAACTAGAAGCACTAGAAGATGGTGAGATATTCGAAGTTAGCACAGAACATTTTGACTCAGATAGCTACAGAGTATGGAAGGGAGACTAACAATATATGTAGATATAGATGGAACAATCTGTCATACAAATGGTAGCGACTACATTAACTCAACTCCTCTGTATGATAACATTGACAAAGTGAACAAGCTCTATGACGAGGGCCATTGCATTATTTATTGGACAGCACGTGGCAGGAAGTCAAACACAGACCACACAAAACTAACACGTGAACAACTCATGCGCTGGGGATGTAAGTATGAAGATGTTATAATGAATGACAAGCCTTCCTATGATCTTTTGATTTGTGACAAGACAAAAAGAATAGAAGAGGTATGAGAGTGTGGGTTAATGGAGCCTTTGACGTGTTACACATTGGTCATTTGAATCTTCTAAAGCATGCATCGACAATAGGAAGTGTTAGAGTGGGGATAGATACAGATGATAGAATAAAAGAATTGAAGGGTTCTAGTAGACCCTTTAATTGTTTTAAAAATAGAATGGAGTTCTTGAAATCACTAAGATTTGTAGATGATGTTGTAGGATTTGGTAGTGAAGAAGAACTAATAAATCAAATAAAAGAATACCAACCAGATGTAATGGTTATAGGGTCTGACTACAAAGACAAAAGAATTATAGGCATTGAGTACGTTAAGGAAGTTTCTTTCTTTGATAGAATACCAAATGTCTCAACTACATCAATCCTTGAATATGAAAAAGATAGTAGTGATAGGAGAACTCTGCCATGATGTTTTTGTGTATGGAGAGTGCAAGAGGCTTAGTCCAGAAGCCCCTGTTCCTGTATTCAATCCTTTACACACTGTAGAAAACCAAGGTATGGCTGGTAATGTTGTTGCGAACATCAATGCTATCATTCCCAGTTTTAAAATATCTTTCTACCACAGCAAGGAGAAGATGACTAAAACTAGATATGTGGACAAGAAGACTAATCACTTATTCCTTAGAGTGGATGATGACATACACTTAACTAGAATACACATATCAAAAGAACTACTCTCTGACATAGAAGATGCTGACGCTCTAGTGATTAGTGACTACAACAAAGGATTCTTAGCTAAAGATGATTTAGTTGAACTATCAAAACTTGCAAAGTTTTCAATAATTGATACTAAGAAAAAACTAGACGTTGAACACCTGTCCATGTTTGATTTCATCAAGGTTAATGAATCTGAATACATAGCTAATAAAGAGTCGTTAGATCAGCTCAAGAGTAAAACAATAGTTACACTTGGATCTAATGGAGCTAGATACATTAACAACTTATATCATTCCCCAAGTCCAAAAGAAACAATAGATGTGTCAGGAGCTGGTGATACTTTTTTAGCAGCATTTGTAACAAAGTATTTAGAAACACAAGACCCTAGCATCTCCATCACATTTGCTAATCAGATGAGTGCTATTGTTGTATCAAAACGAGGAGTAGCTACACCATGAGAGTGCTAATTACAGGAACCAATGGATTCATAGCTGGACAGTTGAAGAAATGTTTTAGCAATCCACTAGAACTTAATGAAAATTTTCATGTTAGTCTTGAGTGGTTAGATGAAAAAAACCCAGATGTTGTATTCCATGTAGGAGCTTGCTCTAACACTCTTGAGACAAATGTAAACTACATCATGAAAGTTAATTTTGAGTCTACAAAGATTTTAACTGATTGGTGCAAGGCAAACAACAAGTCCATCATATATTCATCTTCAGCAGCTTCGTATGGTACGAACGGTGTACATCCATCTAATCTATATGGATGGAGTAAGTATGTAGCTGAGCAATACGTTATCAGCAATGGTGGAGTGGCTCTTAGATACTTTAATGTCTATGGTCCTGGAGAAGAACACAAAGGTAGAATGGCATCTATGGCATACCAGATGTTCAAAGCGGGTGATGCTAAACTTTTTCCTGGCCATCCTAAGCGTGACTTCATATATGTAGAGGATGTAATAGAAGCTAACCTGCACGCATTTGTAAACTATGAAAGCTTTACTGGAAACAAATATGATGTAGGACTTGGAATAGCACACACATTTGAGCATGTTGCAGATGTGTTGGGCATCCCATATATTTACCATGATGAGTCAGCAATACCAGATGGTTATCAGATGCAGACATGTAGCAATCAAACAAACTGGATGCCTAGATGGTCTCCTAAATATTCACTAAACGAAGGATTATTATTATGCAAAACGTATTGGCAAAAGCTGAACACAAATCAGGAGAGTGGGCAATGTTCATTGGGAGATGGCAACCTTGGCACAAAGGTCATAGATGGTTGATTGACCAAGCTCTCGATGAGGGAAAGAAGGTATTACTATGTGTTCGTGATGTCCCTGTGGATGAAAGAAATCCTTGGACAGCTCAAGAAATCTTGATGAATCTTGGCAAAGAACTACAAGACTTAGTGCAGGCTGGTAAACTTCAAATAATTAAAATCCCTAACATTGAATCCATCAACATTGGTAGAGGTGTTGGATATGATGTTATAGAACACGTTCCTCCTACAGAAATACATTACATTTCTGCTACAAAGATTAGAGAGCAAATGAAGGCTGAGGGTAAGCTATGATTGTAGAAAAAAAAAGACACATAGCTAAAACTATCAGCTATCGTCTAATTAGTACACTCATTGGTATGGTGACAATGTTTGTAGTGACAGGATCTATAAAAGCAGGAGCTGCATTTGGTGTAGCTGAGCTTTTATGGAAACCTGTACAATATTACATCCATGAGCGTATATGGTATAGATGGATTAAATATGGTATAAGACGGCAGAAATAACCTGACTAGCATCTATTTTCTGATGACACTCAAACTGTCTATCTGTCCCTTTGTGTAAAGGACACCAGTCCCAATCTCCTGCATCAAATCTGTTCTCAGCTTTGTTCCAACATCCATTACACACATCCTTTTTGTCAATTCTAATGCATTGGAATTCGTGGTCTGATTCTGTAAAGTTTGATATCATCACCACCTTTTTATTCAATGCCCAAGCTAACCAACTAAGACCGCTAGATAATCCTATGAACAAATGGCTATGGTGAATGACATTCATAGTGTTTTCCATAGACGTATCGTCTATTTGTTCACAGTTATCAAAAGGATTCTTTTCCTTTGACACATTGATAACTTTATATCCATTGTCGTTTAGAAAGTTAATTACTAACTGCCAACCTTCTTTAGTCCAGAACTTGCAACCAGCTGTAGAGTTGGTGGCTATTGTAACATATTTACCGTACAAATTGTCACCAGGCTTAAAGTCAATTCTTGGTTTAATCTCTTGATAGTCAAGACCTAATATGTTTGTAGCAGCTTTTTGAAGTGGTATGGTATTACATAAAGCTGGTTCTTTATCAGGATTGTAAAACCATCCTACGGTGTACATTCCAAGTATGTCACCTACACCTGATCCTGGTTCTACAAACTCAATCTCTGGATAGACATCTTTGAATAAAAAGTTTTTGAATGTACTCACAACAACATCGCAGTTGTGTTTCTTCTTGAACTCAAGTACGTACGGCATCCAAGCTATTGTATCTCCTAAAGACTTACTATCAAAAGCTATGTACACACGCTTTCCCGTGTAGTCTAGTGTGTAGTTGTAATACAAATCATTGTCTTTCCATATCTTAATGTTCCATTTAGTGTACCATCTTCTGTTGAGCCTCACCCAGTTTTGTACACCTATTACACTGTTGAAATGACAAACACCTTCTTCATCATAGTACTTTATAGTGAATTTACTTTTTGATCTTCCTTTAATTTCAAGAAATGGTTCATTGATGAAATAATGGGAAATTGAAATGTCCTCACTAGAACGAGTAGGTTGTTCACACGCTTCTTTGTATAGTTCTACATGTGCAATGGCAAATTCAAACTCTTGATTTTCGGGAATGGTATATGTCTTTGGATTTTCCAATTGCTCATACACCTGTTGCTTTAGCCTAGAAACATCTAAATCAGTGATGTAGGGAGTGAACATGTCTCCATACTGAGGGAGGTTACGAGCTATGATGGGAAGTCCATAACCTATAGCTTCTCTAATAACTAATGGGTTGCATTCAAATGTGCTGTTGAATAAGAACAAGTCAGCTGCTTGCATGAACGCACCTACATCATTTCTTTCTCCCCACACGTGTACATTTGTAGGAACATCTTTCATTATAGGTTCCCAATAGTCCTGGAAGTTTCCAGCTTGATTTCCTACAAAGTGGAAGTTTACATCTGGCATTTGTTTGGCTAGCTCCACTGCCTCCTTTTGATTTTTACCAGGAGTCCATAGTCCCACGTTCAGTACATGCTTACCTTCTCCTAAATCAACAGATTCACTTTCTCTTTTCTCTATTGGAAACTCAATCACCTTCTTTGTAGAAGGCATGTTCTTAAATGTCTTGAGGTGATGAGTGGTACAAAATGCATAAGCATCTGGATGAAATCTTTTTTCAATGTCTGGCTTGAATATGATGTTGTGACATGTCTCAACCATTCTCCAACTTCTATCCTCTGCATATAAAGATTCTCTTAGTTCTTCTGGCCAGTTGTTCCAACCATCCTCCACCATTTCTTCTACATGGACAACATCAATTCTGTTATTCTTAATGATGTCTATCAACTCCATCTTGTTCTCATCTAACGTCCAGAAGTGTTTCACTAGTTGCTTTATCTGATTTTTCTGAACAACGTAGTCATTGCTGTGATTGGCATATTCTACAACATAGATGTCTATGTTTGTATGTGCTTGCAAAGCTTGAATTCTTCTCAACAAGAAAGCAGGCATCCCTCCTGTAGATAAGTGAGGAGCTACAAACAAAACTCTAGGACGCTTCTTCTGAAAATGTATCATTTGACGCATTACATTAGCATCCTTCTCCCCATGATAAAAGAATAATTGGTCCTCATGTGCAGGTGTAGCAACAAAGTGTTTGACATGTTGCTTTGTCCCAACGAATGTAATGTTGTTTATTACATCTAAAGAACCATTGATGTACATGTATGGAAGTCCTTTGAAGGCTTTCCATTTCCACAACAGTACATTGGCTATAGTTTCTTCATGATATGGTGCATACCATTGAGGATTTTTTAAAATTTTAGGATGATTACACATCCAAGTCCACTCATCTAAAAATTCAAGACACCATTTACCAGCTACAAAGTATCCTGTCTGTCTGTAAGTTTTTCTAATGTATTGATTTACACCAAACAGTTCACATGCTGGATGCTCTAGTGTTGTGGAAAGATCTTCTCTACTCTCTGTAGCACCTCTTCCATTTATAATCATCCAATCGTATATCCCTTCTGTGAAGTATGGATATGTTGATTTGATTGGGAAATAGTCAAATATATTATCAACATATCTAGTGGCAACACTATCACTATCTACATAAGCTACAACATTGGAATATTTCAAAGCATCCTTTACAATTAGTGGACGCTGTATAAGGATGTTGTAAATATCTGAGCTAGATCTATCAATGTATTTTTGTTGACCCAGTTCTTTTATGTTACAATCCCATCGTAAAGTTAGAGCCCCATCAATCTTTGCATTTGAATTCATCATGTAGACAATGACATTCAAATTGCTAAATGCTCTAATAGAATCTACACAGGCTTGCACAGTTTCTTTATAGCTGTCTGTAGCATACAGAACGTAAGCCTTGTCCCAAACATTGTTTTTATTTACGTAGTAACCATACCACTGATTGTCATATAGCTTTTCCAAGTTTGGATACCTCTCTAGCATTACATCTGGTGTAAGATCTTCTTGATGATGTGTCTCGTATGTATTCCCATACTCATCTCCATCTTGAGGCATCATGTATGGCACTGCAACCATGAATTTCTTATTCATGATGCTAAACTTTTCAAGAAGCTCTTTGGCTTGATCTGTGTGGATGTGCTCTAATACATCTCCCAGAATAATAAAGTCATACGGTTCAACATCAAATTCTAAAATGTCTCCCACATAAACATTGTCATATTTCTGTCGTAAGTTAAACTGTTCTACATAAGGAGCCCATATCTCAACAGCATCGATTCTGTATCCTAAGTTTCTTATGAGCTCTGAGTAAGTTCCATTTCCAGGACCCACATCCAATATGCGTAAACTTGTAGGAATGTTGTCAATAAACCATTCTTTTACTTGTAGTTTGAAGTAGGTGTAGCTGTTAGGCATTTTTGAATTTTATTACGTAGTTGACGGATTTACGAATTAAATGTATGAATTTTTGGTAGTTATACAATCACTTGCTAAATTTACTAGCATTCGCCAGAATTGAATAACCCATCCAACTAAAAGCTCCACAGCACACCTCTCAAGGGGTGTGCTTTGTTGTTTCAAACCATTTTAAATGAATCTAATATGGCAACTGAGTCGTATCAACAGCAAATTAACAACGAATTAAAAAGTATGGATCAGCGTCTATATGATTTAGAAGAAAAAATGTCTTCTATTGATGGGAAACTTACGCAAGTTGTGGATGCAATTCTAGGCAATCCCCTAACAAAGTCTGGTGGATTTGTGGATAAGATTGAAGTGCTAGAAGAGAAGATCACTTTGATGGAGAAAAAAATAGAGAAGCAAGAAGAATTTAGAAGAAGAATCACTTGGACAATTGGAATAGTGGTAGCTATAGCAGCAGTGCTGCAATATGTATCTGGCTTATTGTCTAATGTCAATTAGTAAGTAAGTAATGAAAAATCTATCCAAAGAAGAGCTAGTAAGTAGAATGGAAGCGATTAATCGTAGCAATGCGATTATTTACTTCGATCTAAATGGTTTAATTCTTGGAGTGAATAATATCTTCTTGAAAGCAATGGGCTACAAAGAAGATGATCATGAAAAAATCATTGGTCAACATCATAGTATTTTTGTTTCTCCTGAGTACGCAAGTTCAGATGAGTATAAAGAGTTTTGGAAAAAATTAAGAGCAGGAAAGTTTTTCGAAGGAGAATTTGAAAGAATCAAAGCAGACGAAAGCATAATCTACTTACAGGCTACCTACAACCCAATAATGAATGAGGATGGTGAGGTGACTAAGATAATGAAGATTGCTAGTGATGTAAGTGCAACTGTAATAGCAAAGAATGAGATTAACGCAGTCAGTAAAAGTAATGCCATTATTTATTTTGATTGCGATGGATATATACTAGGTGCAAACTCAATATTTCTAAAGGCAATGGGCTTTGATGAAAAAGATGAGAGTAAAATTATTGGCAAGCACCACAGCATTTTTGTTAGTCACGAGTATTTGAAATCAGAAGAATACAAGGAGTTTTGGAAAAAATTAAGTAGTGGCAAGTATTTTGAAGGAGAGTATGAAAGAAGGAAGGTAGATGGCACTCCTATTTATTTGAAGGCAACTTACAATCCCATACTGAGCAATGATGGAACTTGTAAAAAGGTGATGAAAATTGCTAATGACATTACTGACACTGTAGATAGTAAAAACAAAATTGGAGAACTATCTAAAAGCTTGCAAGCAGAGTTAGATAACTCAAACAAACTTAGGGTGGCAATAGAGATGGAGAAAGATGCAGCTTTGAATGATTTAGATGCAACTATCAAAAAAAGCCAGAATGAGTTGATTAAAACGATTGTTAAATCTGCATTGTTCGTTATCATGAGTGTTGGATTTATCACGACTATAATGTACTCATTTGCTATTCTCTCAAACAAGGACACGCAAATTATTGGCTCAACATGGAGTAACATGTTTTCAGTGTTGTTAACTAATGCCTTCTCTATAGTTGGTACCATTATGGGTATTAAGTATGCAACATCAGACGATAAAAAAGACAAAGCTTAAAATTAAAACAATGAATATTGAAAAACTAAAAGGGCATGTTCCTGATGCTGTAATAGCACAGCTGCCTGACACCATCTCTAAATTTGGAATTGACACGCCTGTTAAGCTTGCTCATTTCTTGGCCCAAGTGGGACATGAGTCTGCAAACTTTAAAGCTGTCACTGAGAACTTGAACTATGGAGCTAAAGGTCTATTGACAATTTTCAAAAAATACTTTCCTACAGAAGCTAAGGCTAAGGAATATGAAAGAAAACCAGAGAAAATTGCTAACCTAGTTTACGGAAGTAGAATGGGTAATGGTGATGAGGCTTCTGGTGAAGGCTTTAGATTTCGTGGAAGAGGTTACATCCAATTGACAGGTAAGAGCAACTACAAATTATTTGATGCTGTAGTTGAAGATGACATTATAGCTAACCCAGATCTTGTGGCTACTAAGTATCCACTTCTATCAGCAGCTTGGTTCTTCCACAAAAACTGCCTAGGCAAATGTGTAGATGCTACTGACGCTACAGTTACAGCTGTAACTAAGTGTGTGAATGGTGGTACAATTGGTTTAGCAGATAGATTAAAACATTTCAAACAATATCATAGCCTACTAGTATGAAACAGTTCATCAAAGATTTATTCAACGATCAGAATAGCATCAATGAAAAGTCCTTAGTGGGGTTCATTGCTTTCATAATGATGATCGCTACACTAATTACAGATGTTGTAACAGGTGTATTAGGAAAAGAAATGCCTATACATGAATTCATATTTGATGGATTCATGGTGATTGTGCTAGGATCATTTGGCATAGCTTCTGTAGATAAATGGATTAATAAAACAAAAAATAATAGTGTTGATGAATAATAAATAATTATTTATAAATTCACACTATTGAAAATGAATAAGTTATGGCTAAGGCAAAGGTTGCAGCTGAATCAAGAAAGATTTCTTTTGGAAAAAGGAGAGTGGGAAAGGCTAGAAACATGAACACACCAAAGGGTAAAAAGGTTAGTAAGTACAGGGGACAAGGAAGATAATTTTGAATTATCTTTAACAATTAAATTAAAAACTCATGGGAATTCCAAATAGACAAATAGGTTGGGGTACAGAAGAAAATTTACTTTGGGAGGTATCTAAACAATTAGAGCAACTTACCAGTGTAACAAGTGCTATACCAGCACCTAGAAATCTTTATTCTGCTACTTTCTTTGACACCACTCAACAAACTAATGGTGGAGCAACCGTAGCAAATCAAGTTAGATTTGATAGCACTCAAAGAACTAATGGGTTTACATTAGGTCCTGATAATAGAATAAATATTACTAACTCTGATGTTTATTTCTTAATCTTACAGCTTCAACTTGCATTTACAGGAGGAGCATCAAATTATAATGTAACTGTCTGGTTTACTATAGATGACGTAATTGTTCCTAATTCTGCATACACATTTACTACAACAGGTGGGCAGAATGACCAAACATTAGCTACTGTAACAGATACAATAGAAATAAATGCTGGACAATACATTAAGTTTTATTGGTGGTCACAGGCTACTGGTATGAAACTTTTACCAACTGCTGCTGGAACTAGTCCAACTAGACCTGCATCACCATCTGTTAACTTTTCCATATTTAACGTTGGATAAATAAATTATAATAAAATGGCTATATCATCAAGACAGATAGGTTGGAGTGTAAAATCAAACTTGCTTTGGCAAATCTCGAAGCAGCTTGAATATTTAACACGTATAATGGGTAAAAATATAACCACCACTACTACCACCACAACTGCCTCTCCAACTACGACAACAACAACCACTGTATAAAAGAGAAACCAATAACAACTACATATGAAGGATCTTAGATTTATTTGCGTTCAGCCAGATGATATTTATTTTACATGGCAAGTGCATCTATGGTTGGAAAGTCTTAAAGAAATAGGACACTCTGATAAAGCAATTGTTCTTCTTTACATTCCAACAGGAAGAGCGAAGAACACAAAATGGGAACAAGTTATCAATTTGTATCCAGAAGCAGAGTTTCATTTCTACCAAGACGAGGGTGATTTAGATAAATATTTACCTATATACATTCCAATTCTCAGACCTTGGACACTGTGGAAACATTTCAAGGAAAATCCAGATCTTAGTAACAAAGCAATCTTCTATTGCGATTCTGATGTGCTATTCACAAAAGATTTCAATGTAGATGATTACACACAGGATGATGTTTGTTATTTGTCAGATACAAACAGCTACATCAATGCTAGATATTTTGAGAGTAAAGAGAAAGACGTTCTCCCAAATAAGTTGGAAGAATACAAGACCAGAGATATTCTTGGAGAAGTGATAAGTTTAGTTGGTGTTGATAAGCAAATAGCTATTGACAACAATGAACACTCAGGAGGAGCACAATACTTCCTTAAAGATGTTGATGCTACATTCTGGAACAAGGTGATGAATGACTGCATGATGATCAGAGTTTATCTACAGAAGATAAACAAAGAGTTCTTCGAAAGTGAGAATGCAGGATATCAAAGCTGGTGTGCAGATATGTGGGGTGTGCTTTGGAATCTCTGGTTCAGAGGACAAGAAACAAAAGTGATTAAAGAAATGAATTTCTCTTGGGCAACTGATCCAATTGAAAGATTAGAAGAAAATACGCTGTTTCACAATGCAGGAATTGTATCTCCACACAATGGAACATACCATTGCTTCTACAAAGGAAAATATCACAATGGTGGAGATCCTACACAAGATCCACATCTAGATGCAATTCTTAATGATGAAACATCACAAAAATATTGCACATGGTTCTATGCAAACAAAATTAAAGAACTAAAAAATAAATATAACCTAACCTATTAACCGTAAAACAATTATGGGAGCTTACAACAGAAAAGATTTGAAAGCGTACGTGCGTTACGATGGTAGCGGACGTGTAGTAGCAGGTAGCTTGATCCTAAGAAGACAGAAGCCTAAAGTTGGTAATTGGAAAGAGGTTCCAGCATACGAATGCTGTGCGCCTACAACTACCACCACTACAAGTACAAGTAGCACAACCACTACAAGTACAAGCACAAGTAGCACAACAACTACCACTACAACGGTGAGAGCAACTACTACAACCACCACCACTTCTCCAGGATAATGGCAAAATCCTTATTTCCAGAGGAAATGATTAGCAAAGGCAGTGGACAAGGAGCAATGTCTCTAGAGTCCATTGCCTCTAAGCTAACATACTTCCACGAGCAACTACATTTGTTGCACTGGCAAACTACAAGTTATGCAGAGCATCAAGCACTTGGTGGATTGTATGATTATGTTCATGACTTTAAAGATGGTGTGATTGAGAAACTAATGGGATATACAGGTAGAAGACCTACTTCCATGAAGATTGATCCAATCACAACTACATCAGCTGAGGCTGTTGTTTTAGAATTAATGGCATTTGCATCATCATTAAAATCTTATGCTGAAATAAATTCATATCATGACATTGCAAATCTTGCAGATTCTTTGTCTGGTGAAGCAGCTAAAACTAAATATTTACTAACTTTATCTTAATGGATATAGTAAGGAAGTTCTTTCCAGAGATCATGCAGGATAACGACATGGTCTACTTTGCAAGGTTAGAAGGAATGATTGACTCAATCGATGAGCTTTCTTCTTTGCAAATCACAAAGAACTCTAACTCATATCAATTTAGACTTGCCCCAAGTCATCCTAAGTATATAGAGATGCTACTTGATGAGGTGTTGAAGTTCCACAACATATATGGAATCAGACTAAACTTGTCAAAAAGTATTAAGACAACGGGCACAATATCATTTGAAATCATTTTATAAACCAATAATAATTATGTCTTACGATCCAACACAGAAGTACGTCTGGTCTCCAGATGAGAAAATTGAACTAAATGGTCAGGAATTTGCAATGGTGGTTAATGCTGTAAGAAGCATTCTAAACCTTCCAGAAGCTCCAGCAATCATCCTTGCTGACAAGGCTAATACAGCTCTTGACAGCATTATGGCTAAGAATGTTGAAGCAGGCAAAATCAAACCTGCCCCTACACAATTAACCATTAACAACGATGAAGAAGGAAATGATTAAAAGAGCTGATGGCTCAGTTTCACAAAGAGGTTTGTGGGATAATATTAGAGCAAACAAAGGCAGTGGGAAAAAACCCACTGCTGCTATGCTCAAGCAAGAGAAAAAGATTAAGGCACAATCTAAATCTAAAAAGAAATGAAAAAGAAAATGAAGATGGGTGGTTCTTTGAAGCCAGTTGATAAGTCTAAGAATCCTGGACTAGCAAAACTACCTACACCAGTTAGAAACAAAATGGGCTACCAGAAGTATGGTGGATCTGTTGACATGATGCAAGCTGGTGGAGTTGTTAAAACTCAACCAAGACGTGTAGGACCTGTTGATCCTGATGGTGCTTACACTAAAGTGCAAGAAAGAAACTTGCCTCCTGTTAACGCAAAAACTAAAGTGAGCCTTGCTCCAGATAAAGAACTTGGTGCTACCAAGATGATGAAAAAGGGTGGTGAAGTAGAAAAAGCTAAAGGTGGTAAGTGGATTCAGAAGGCTATCAAAAAGCCAGGAGCTCTACGTGCACAACTTGGTGCTAAGAAGGGTGAACCAATTCCTGCTGGTAAACTTGCAGCTGCTGCAAAGAAACCTGGGAAACTTGGTCAAAGAGCTCGTCTTGCTCAGACACTAAAGAAAATGAATAAGAAATAATGCCTGACAACATCAAAGCTACACCTGTACCAAATGGTCCTCTCATTAAAAGAAAGGACCATTTAAGGGCTCTACACTAAAGAATGGTGGAAAGGTGAAGGTGGAAGCTGGTGGAGAAAAGCATGTAGTTTACAAAGCTTCCAAAAACAGTAGTAAAGCTACCAAAGGAGACATAATTGTAAACCATCCTACCAAAGACAAGGGTAAATGGGATACTATCAATCTCACTAAGATAGGAAGAGCCAAAACAGTTAAGCAAGGTGTAGCCTCTACAAAGAAATGGCACAAAGATAATCCTGATTATAAATACAAAGGAAAAGGAAATGGCAAAGACAGCAGCTTGGACAAGAAAAGAAGGTAAAGATCCTAAGGGTGGTCTCAATCGTAAAGGTGTAGCATCTTATAGAAGAGAGAATCCTGGAAGCAAATTAAAGATGGCTGTAACAACTAAGCCATCTAAACTTGACCCAGATAGCAAACCTGCAAAAAGACGCAAGTCTTTCTGTGCTAGGATGTCTGGTGTAAAGGGCCCTATGACAAAGCCCAATGGTAAACCCACAAGAAAAGCCTTAGCACTAAGAAAGTGGAACTGCTAGCCATCATATTATATATCACTTTTTTAGTTATGTGCTCTAAGCATGTACGTTATAACTTCAACTTTTTAAAATCAACTAATTCCAAGAGACCAAAACTTTTTACGTGGTCAGTGAATAAATCAACTAAAGCCCCGCACAATGTTTAAAATAGAGAGAATACTGAAGAATGTACATTCTTTAGAGCTAAAGGACTATAAGCTTGCGATCATATCAGATTTGCATTGGGACAATCCTAAATGTGATAGAGCAAAACTCAAGGATCACCTAGAATATTGTAAGAGCAATAAAATACCCATCCTGATCAACGGAGACCTATTTTGCCTCATGCAAGGGCGTGGAGATCGCAGAGCTAATAAATCAGACATTAGACCAGAGCACAACAACGCTAAGTATCTAGACTCTGTTATTGAGACAGCTGTAGAATGGTTCAGTCCATACGCACATCTCTTTACAGTGATTGCTTATGGTAACCATGAGACTAGCATTATCAAATACCAGGAGACAGATGTTCTACAAAGATTTGTAGACCTTCTCAACTACAAGAACAAAACAAATGTTCAAGTGGGTGGATATGGTGGATGGGTTTCTATAAAAATAAATTCAAGCACTGTATCACTAGTAAAACATCTTAAGTATTTTCACGGTTCTGGTGGAGGAGGTATCGTAACGAAAGGTGCTATTAACCTAACCAGAGCCCTTGAAATGTATGAGAACATGGATATATTTGTTCTTGGTCACATACACGAGAACTGGTGTAGAAATGATGTTAGAGATGTTCTTAAATTCAATCGTGGAAAGCGTGAATATGAGCTAGAGCAGAAAGAAATTCACCATTGCATTGTTGGAACATACAAAGAAGAATACGGTGATGGATCACATGGATGGCACATTGAACGTGGTGCTCCTCCAAAACCTACAGGTGGTAGAATTATTTTATTCAATGTCAAAAGAACTTCTTTAAAAGGAACAAATAATTATAATGTTTTGATAGATTCCATTAAATTCCCACTATGAAAGCAATCCTAGAATTTGATTTGCCTGAAGAAAACACAGACTTTCAGGCAGCCATAAATGGACACAATTACAAAAGTGCCATTTGGGACTTTGACCAACTACTTCGTTCTGAAATGAAGTACAAAGAATTATCTGAAGAAACCTACAATGCTTATAAATGGTGTAGGGAAGAGTTGAGAAAAATATTAGAACAAGACAACTTATTTATAGAACAATAATTAAAATGACACCTGACGCACAAAAAATCCAAATTGCTATTCTAGCATTCTTTGCAGGAGTGATCCTAACATTCATCATCTATCCAAAACCTGAAGTTGAAGAAATCTATAGATTCACTACAAGAACAGAAACTGATACAGTTTACAAAGAAATTAGGGACACAGTTTATGTGCCAAAAATGTGGATAAAAACACAAGTTCTTAGGGATACAATCCTTGTTGACTACAAGCCTACAATTAAGAGCTTCAGTGCGACAACTCCTTTTGAATATGGTAACACCTATGTAAATGGAGAAGTGCTGGGAGACGTGCTTAAAATGAGTGTAACAAACGATTTCAAAATCCCTACAATAACAAATACTATCACCAACACAGAGACCAAGACTATTATACAAAAGCCTAAAGGAATATATATAGGCGCAAGCATCAACTCTCTGTTAGATCCAGGCGCAAAAGTTTCCTACTTGGACAACAAGTATCTATTCCAATACCAATATCAACCTGTGACAAAAATTCACAGTTTGGGAATTAGTAAGAAGTTATTCTAAAAGTTAACAAAAGTTCCCAATTTGGTAACTTATAAGTTAACGAGGGTAGAAAGTTGTAAAATTTACCCTTGTAATTCGAATATCTTCCGTAATTGTCACTATTTTATTACATGTTTTAGCAGCAAATAGAAAAAAGTGCCAAAATATAGTCCCAAATATTGACTAAATCTGGGACGAATCTGTCTAGTTTTTTGAATAATAAACTGGACATTTTTGTCGCAAAAATTCACTAAATGTGCGACAAATGTGCATGAATTTTTCCTAAATCTTCATGCAATTATACGTATGATTTGTCATGCATTAATACGTAATGTAAAGCACAATGAAAGATAAGTCACTCATTTGTAAAATATATTTTACATTATCCACTAATCTTTAGCAGCACCAGGTAACCAATAAGATCATTAACTACATCTTCATCATCCTTCTCAAGGCTACCATTCTTTATTCTTTTCAGCTTATCATCGATGCGTACCAGTAGTCCTTGTTTTGCGGACAACTGACTGAATACACCAAGAGGTTCTAATGCTGAGTTACCATACTTAGCATTCTTACTAATCAAGAGAGTCTCAATCTCATTGAGAACTTCTTTCACTTTCTCGTCAAAGTTATTCATATCAACTTGTACAAAGTCTTTCCATTTCAATACATCCTCTTCTATAATACCTACCCAGCCTCCAAAGTTGTGCCTCATGAAGTTCATGTCCTTGACAGTGTAAACACTGCCTACAACAGGCTTTGTCTTCCAACCATAAAGGTTAGGATCACCTTCAAACCTGAACTTCTTCATAATAGGATTTAAAGCTTTTAAACTTTTGATCCTTGAGATAGTCGCTGGTTTTGAATTTGGTTCTCCCCTTTTTAACCAGGAGACCATCTGGGAAAAGAACGTAGAATTCATTTTCAATTTCAGGTTCATTAAGTGAGACATAATCTTTCCACCATTCGTTAGGTTTTTTGTTCTCGTCAATAACCTTCAATACTTCGTGGGTTCCAAAGGGGTTTAAAACATCAGTGTGTTCCATACATTTAATTAAATTTTGGTTTTATGAAAAATATACAAATTATTTTTAAATTTACTAAACATTCGACAATTCAAACAAAACATTTATAAATCATGAAAAAAATCGCAAAAGCCAAATCTGGCAAAAGTTTTGGAATGCTTTCTGTAAAAGCAGGTATTGATAAGAACCCTAAGCCTACAGCTGCTGACAGAATTGCTGGTGCTAAAATGAACGCTGGCAAAGCTATGTATGGAAAAACCATGACTGCTAAGTCTGGTACAAAAATGAAAAAGATGATGGGTGGTGGTAAGTGTAAAATGGGTTGCTAATATGAAAAAGGATATTAAAAAAGCTCAACGTGGATTGTTGATACCTCCTCGTAATTGGAAGCAAGATAAAATGTATAATGATTACATGAATACTACTAAAGGAGAATCTTTCAACTTCTCAACAAAAGCTAAAGAGGAAAAGAAAGAGGTTGTTAAAAAAGAATCTTCTCCTAAAAAATCTACAGAGCAAGCTAAGAAGCCTGGAATCACTCCAAAAATGGGAAGTGCTATGCCTTCTAAGATTAAGAAGAGTTTAGACATTCCTAAAAGAGAGGATGTAGATATTTCTTACAAACCAAAAACAAGAACTTATTCTGATTCTGAAAAGAAAATGATGAGTGTTATGGAAAAGGGTAAGAAGGCTGATGGTACAATGAAAGAGAGTGCCCAGCGAAAGATTCAAGCTATTCGTACAAAAGAACGTATGGCTACACAAAAGATTAGAAATAAAGCTGAAAGAGCTGAGAAACGATATGAAGTGAAATCAGCAAAAGACAAAGTGAAAGCTGTAAGAAAATCATTCAAGAAATGAAATCTGGAAAACCAAAGAAGGCACCAAAGGTTCCTAATCCAAAACCAAATGCAAACTATATGAGAGAGTATAGTAGCAATGATGTTAGGAGTAAGAAACAACAAGGGAATGCTCAATGGCCCATGTCAAGAAAAAAGTTATCAAAATAATGTAAGAGCCCCCTTTTAGGGGGCTTTTATAGTTTAATTAGTGTTTTGTAAGAAGATGCACTAGTGGCATTGTCCATATAGTACATAAACTCCTCATTGTTTCTAGCTTCTTCAATAGAGAATTCCCAAGGGTAGTGTCTAGCTACGTAAGGAAATGTTGTAGAGCCTCCTCCTATGAAATAATGATCTACATTATACAGAGCAAAGGTTGTATCTATCTGAACCTCTGTATGCACACCATCTTTTACAGGAGAATTACTCCATCTATTTTTCTCGTACACGTTTAATCTTTCGTAATACGGAGATTTCTTCTCAACAATCTGCCAGTCTAGTCCTAGCCCCACCTTATCAAGCTGTAAGCTATTAAGCTTATCAAATAAGTATAGAAGTGTATCATCTGGGGTGTCTTCTAGTCCCATATCTGGATCAGTGAGAACATAAGGAACACCATTCAATTGTTTAACTATCTCTGATGCCCAAGGAGCACCCATACCTAAGTTATCATTCAATCTTTCTATTCTACAAGGATTTGTAGCATACCACTCTAACAATGGTGGATATGTAGAATCATTGTCTACAATGATTATTTCACCAACACCATCATATTCTTTTATTCTTTCCACCATTGCTTTGGGCCATGTTAGAAAGTTTCTGTTGTTTATGATGACAGGGATTTCCATTTCTTCTCAATGATTAAAAGTTTATCATTAACTGTTAGGAGTATAGAGTGTGGTTTATCACTTAACCATTCTGTAATTATTCTAATCGTCTCTGGTCTATTAGCATGACCTGCATGTAGATCTTCGATGAAATAATAACCTCCAATCTTTACATGTTCCCACAAAAGTTTGAAGGACGATGTGATGTGACGACCAACATGACTTCCATCATCAATTATAAAATCAAATGGTCCACCGTTCTTTACAATCTCATCTAGAATAATTGGATCTGTTTGATCTCCAATATAAATATGATATGGATTAGGATGCTCAATATGATTGACAACATTATCATCTATATCTATTGCATGTATTTCAAGCTCAGGATTGTAAGCTTTCCACATTCTCAAAGAATCACCATGCCATATTCCTATTTCTAGTAGCTTATATGCACCTGTTCCAGGAATATATTTATCGTACACTTCTGTATATCCATGCTTCTCATAATGTTCTGTGCCCTTATCAGTTTTTTGATTATTGGCAATCTCTGTAAGCTTTCCCATAGATTTAATTATGTACGAATAAAACTTTATCAATCTTGTGAATTCCTTGTGATGGAAACTTCTTTTTAAAAGTTTCTACAAACATTCCATCAGCAGCATACGCAACACCAAGATATATTTCTTTGGCTAGATCTGTACGTGTAGCAAATGCTCCCATATCAATCTGACCATCTCCTGGAACACATCTAAAATATGTGTAATTGTAATGCGAATGCACCATATCCCAGTAAATCATTCCAGCATCTACATCACATAGATGTTTTATCTCTGACACAAAGTTAGGAGTGTAGTAGTTATCATCACCTGTCATGATTACATACTTTGCTTCAGTCTGCTGCTTACCATATTCTCTTGGTGTGTGGCCCCAGTCATTATATCTCTTGTCCATCTTTGACCACCTGATTCTGCTATCATTGAAGCTTTCTACAAGCTTTACATTATCTTCATCATCAGGATTGTCAATTACTACATGAGCTCCCCAATCTGGATTGTTCTGTGCTACAAGAGAAGCTAACATGCACTTCAATAGTGCAGGTCGATTATACGTTGGGATTATGAAGTCTACTAACATGTTCTTCTAATTGTTTTTGATAATCAAGTTTCCAATGAGGATTTAAGTGTACATCTCCTGTAGGGATCAATCCTTTTACTCTTAAGCTTTCAACATGATTTGAATGTCTTTCAATAACATTAGCTCTGTCGCTAGTATCTGTACCCATTCCACTCATGTGATAACCTCTTCCTCCCCACATATAAAACCAGCTAGCTTTTTCATTAGGCATCTCAGCAAACTTTCTACCACCGTAATGAGCAAGAGCATTTACAAATGTCATATCATAACCAGCATTCTCTACAGGATGCCCACCAATAGCTTTCCATGCAGACTTCCTAAACACAATACCTGAGTTACCTATCCATCCAACATTTGTAATAGTTGAGTCATTGTAATAAACACCAGTGGCCCAGTGTAGGATATTAACATCATCTGTGAATTGTTCAGCTACATTTTTTAAATGCCAAGACGTAGCAACATCATCATCGTCCCATTGACAGATGATTTCTCCTCTACATAGTTCTGTAGCATAGTTTTCCTTATCCCCAATAGTTTTAAATGTTTCATCAAGATTGTATATTCTTACATCTGGATGATCAAACACAAGCTTCTGTAGAGGATAGTCATTTACGATCACTAGTTCCTTTTCTCCAGGATAATCCTGAAGAAGAAAAGAGTGGAGAGACTCCTCGAGAAACTCCACTCTTCCATAAGTGATCATCTTGCAAGAGATCAATGGATAGTTCATGATTCAATATTCATTAGTTTAACAAACCTTTCTGAATCATCAGGAGACAGATAAATTTCAGTTTGATAGGTGTTACGCTCACGTTTGTATCCTCTGATCTGCCCATTTTTTGGATTAGTATCAGGCACTTCTGTAGAACGCTCATGGATATCATCTAGCAACACTAGTCGATTACCATTCTCTACGATGATTGTTCTAATCACCTTCTCAATATTGAAGCTGTCTAGATGTTCTTTGAATTCAAGAGGATCTGTTCCTTGAATTGGTTCCTTTCTTGTGTAAAAGAATTGATTCATAATGTAATTGGTTTTAGAATTTTTTAATTAAGATTTCAACGCTGTCAGGAGAATGGGCATATTCTTCACCCACTTCTCTTGTGGCCTTAAAGATAACGTCTTTCTCATCAAGAGCAAGGACATACCTTGGCTCAATGATCAATTCAGAGTCTAAATAAACTTTAACTCCTGATTCGCTAAGTCCATATTTGTGAAATATAACTGTATATTGGAATAATTGCTTCATGTTAAATCATATTTTTCTTTTAAATACTCACGTCTTTTGTTCACTTCTTCATAGCGATAGATGTCATTCTCTACATTTGTATGCTCGTCTAGCGTCATAAGAATAATGTTCTCTTCATCAAGAGCTGCCTGCTTATACTTTTCCTTTGGAAGAATGTGATGAAAGAATATTGACAAAGGTTCTGTCCCTAGTCTTTCTCCACTAATTTCAGACTTGTGTGGTCTTTTCTTCCATATCCCTAAAAACATCTCACGCATAGAGGATTTCTCCTCTATGATGAGCTTTGTTGAATAGTTAGTTGTTATTCTTGCTAACATTGGTTTTCTTGGTTTGTGTCTAAAGCAATACTCTCCTTCACAGGATGCACCACATGTTTTACACTTTGGTTTAGGCATTTTTATAGTCCATCATCTTCTGGTGTAGGTTCTATGTTCTTAATACGATTGATGATTGTTTGCTTGATATCTTCTTCTAGCTCTGGGTTATCTTCTAGAAGCTTTTGGAATCCATCGTATTGATACTTCTCTTCTTTGTATGTCACTGTAGAGCCATACTTCCTAAGAACACCATACTCACTACCAAGCTCCATGAGCTCTGCAAACTTATCAATACCTTGACCATAGACAATATCAAAGCTAGTTAGTCGATATGGAGGAGACATTTTGTTCTTCACAGCCTTCACCTTAGTGATGTTACCGTAAGTCACGTCTCCTTCCTTTGCCAATGATCTACTCACTTCTATTCTGCAATCTGAATAGAACTTCAATGCATGACCACCTTGAGTTGTTGTTGGGTTACCAAACATAACACCAATCTTCTCACGATACTGACTGATTACAATCACACATACATTGTGTGTAGATAGAGCTGTCTTTAGTTTTGGATAGGCATTGCTGTTAAGAATAGCTTTCTTACCAATAGAACTATCACCCACATCACCATCTAACACCTTCTTTGGAATCAATGAACTATCGCTGTCGATAATTACAAGATCTATCTCTCCAGTGTTGATTAAGTCCATAGCAATCTGAAAACCTTCTTCGCCACAGCTTGGTTGAGCAATCAACATCTCATCAGTGTTCACACCTAGAGCTTCGAAATAAATCTTATCAACAGCATGCTCGCCATCGATGTACAACACTCTACCACCTTTTGCTTGACATTCTGCTACAGTGTGACCACAAATGGTTGACTTACCTGTGCCCTCCCATCCCATTAGTTCATAGAGTTTCCCTTTAACGAAACCTCCTACACCTAGTGTGATGTAATCAAAACCAACAGAACCTGTGCTAATTAGCTCGTAGGTGTTCTGGTTCTTAGAATTCAGTGTAAGTACGCTACCTACACCATACGCTTTGTTCAGCTTGTCCAGAGCTGCTTGGAACTTGCTTTGTTCCTCTTGATTTTCTTTTTTCTTTGCCATTATTGAATTGAATTTAGATAACGAATTTAATTAATTTTTTTAACATTTTCAATTAAAAAACCCCACAACACATGTCATGGGGCTTTTTTTAATAAACAAAAACACACTAACTAATCAAATTTCCAGGGATAAGAATGCAGTCTGTAGCTTTCCATATTTCCATACTTTGCTCTATATGGCTCACTAATTTTTACAGGTTCTAAAAGCTCAATTGGTGTATATACACTTGTTCCAGGAAATGATCCGCATGTAACTGTTACACTTTTACCACTTTCAATCGCAGCTTTGACAATGAAGTCTCTAATATCAATGTTTCCTCTAAAATCTTTTTTACAATGAACTCTGATTGTTTCCATTTTTCTCTATTCCTAATGTTGCATTTACATATATTCTAATCTGATCTGACATATAATGTCTCACATGTCCTCCATCACAGAGCACAACACACCACACATCATTTTCAAATGCTCCAGAGTCACTGACATAAAGAGCATACCCATCTCTATTGCCTTCTACAACAACAGGGATGGGATTTTTGAACTCGTGTATCAATTTAGTAACTCAAAAGCTTTCTCTACAGCAGCTCTCTCACAAGCAATTCTTCCTTCAAAGAATTGCCCTGTTGTTTTACCATTGATTTTGTAATAGAATAAATCAGGGTTAATGTTCTCATCTCTAAGAATCTCAACCACTATCTTATTCTCATCCAAAACATCAAAGAAGTTTCTAGGACTCTGCTCAAACATAATTGCTAGAGTGATGTCTGACACACCTCTTGATAACATTTGCTTCTTGAAATCCTCTGGAGCATTGTCTTGCTCAAAGCTTTCAGTCATCTTCTTTAAGAACCAATCCCTAACAGTTTCTGTAGCTAGGGGATAATCATTTAGTATTTCAATTGCTAACTTGTTCGACATATTGTTTTATGTTGTTAATGTTTAATGTTTCTCTTTCTTCGTGGAATCCTTCCCAAACTTCTTGATCGCTAGAGAATGTTATACCCAGTTTGTCTTCCCAAAAGTTGATGAGATCTTGTGTCTTATTGAAGATTCTATATTGCAGAGATATCTCATCTCTGTGTTTACCATTCTTCATGATCTTCACAATTTTTGGAAATGCATTCTGAAAGTCTTTACTGGTTTTGGAATACAATCCCTGTCTAATAAGTTGATAGTCCTTTTTAAACCTTGGGTCTAATTTATAAACCACCACCACATAACCACCTTCGTAATCATAATCTTCTACGATGTTATCAGTTCTTTCATATTCGCTGTCTATGAAGTCTCTGAACAAATCCATATCAGTGGGTTTGAAAAGCAAATACACACAATCTTGATATATGCAGTCGTGCTCTACATCTCGCACGAATGCATTAATAAAACCCACCTTGTCAAGTTTCTCAATACCTATACCAAGTGGTTTTACCATAAATAACGTTGTGATGCTTCTCGTCAATTTCATTTTATCCCCTAATGTTTACGATTCCTTTATTTTCATAATTTGTTCTGGAGATGTTCCAGACACCATTGTACAAAGCCCATTTAAGATCTTCAATAGTTTCTTTCACACCAGGATAGTTTCTCCCTTTGTGAGTGAAGCCATTGTAACAATCTGCCAAATCTTCTTGTGTAAGAGTGTAGATGAGCGGGTTGTAATAGTTTGTACTGTCACAGACAATAAACTCTGGAATGAGTGCTGCATATCCTTTCCACTTGGTTTCAACTAGATGAAGAGTTGCTCTGGCATAAAG